CAGGTCGCGGCGCGGCCACAGCTGTCCCGATCGTCGACTGATCGGGCAAGCGTAACGACAGCTCCGAACAGAGCTTGCCGGCGTGCGGAGTGTCCCGATCGTCGGCTGATCGGGCAAGCGTAACGACGCGATCCGCGGCATGATCCGTCATGTCCCGATCGTCGGCTGATCGGGCAAGCGTAACGACAGCATAACGACAGGAACCCTCTGCGCGAGGCGACGTAGGCTTGTCCCGATCGTCGGCTGATCGGGCAAGCGTAACGACAACCGGAGTGGCAACAGCGACGGTGTCCCGATCGTCGGCTGATCGGGCAAGCATAACGACGGCGCGCGGCGACGACATGCGAACGGTCCCGATCGTCGGCTGATCGGGCAAGCGTAACGACGCGATCCGCGACATGATCCGCCATGTCCCGATCGTCGGCTGATCGGGCAAGCGTAACAACCGGCGGAACCCAGTCGCGATCGCGACGGCCAGCAGAGTCCCGATCGTCGGCTGATCGGGCAAGCGTAACGACTCTTGGCTCGCGCGTTGTCGTCGTGACCCGCGGCGATGTCCCGATCGTCGGCTGATCGAGCAAGCATAACGACACCATGGTGGCTATGGTCTGTCTCGATCGTCGGCTGATTGGGTAAGCGTAACGACGTCGAGCAGGATCCCGGCGTAGTGATCGAGGAGTTCGGTCCTGATCGTCGGCTGATCGGGCAAGCGTAACGACGCGCCGACGAGGCGCGCGGCGACAACGTGCGAACGGTCCCGATCGTCGGCTGATCGGGCAAGCGTAACGGCGGGCCTTTACGGGATGTCTCGATCGTCGGCTGATCGGGCAAGCGTTGAAATGTGATGTCGGCGCAGTCCCGATCGTCGGCTGATCGGGCAAGCGTAACGACGTGCAGACGTCCCTGCGCGTCCTCCTCCCAACCAGTCCCGATCGTCGGCTGATCGGGCAAGCGTAACGACGACGACCAGGATGGGCTGGTCGTGGTGCGCAACGCGGTCCCGATCGTCGGCTGATCGGGCAAGCGTAACGACGCGATCCGCGACATGATCCGCCACGTCCCGATCGTCGGCTGATCGGGCAAGCATAACGACGAGCAATCGCTCGATTGCGGCTCGGTCCCGATCGTCGGCTGATCGGGCAAGCGTAACGACATCGCGATCCGATCACGTGGGCGATCGAGCACCGGATGGTCCCGATCGTCGGCTGATCGGGCAAGCGTAACGACCCGGTCGGCCCATCGAGGACTGCCACGCCGCCGAGCGGGTCCCGATCGTCGGCTGATCGGGCAAGCGTAACGACGATGCAATCTTCAGTCGCATGGCGAAATGGGTCGACCGTCCCGATCGTCGGCTGATCGGGCAAGCGTAACGACCGCCCGCCGCCGCACTTCTCGCCGAGCTAGGAGTTAGGTCCCGATCGTCGGCTGATCGGGCAAGCGTAACGACAGCATCACCTAATTCAGTTGTCACTGCAGTCACTTAGACTGATCAAGTTCGAGCGCTCTATCACAAGCTAGCCGATTCGGTTCCACGTTCGGCATTCAAATCGGTCATCTCCGAACGATCATTGGCGTTCTCCGCTGCGGGCACCTTACCGTCCTTCGCTTGTGCCCCGCCGCTCGACACCGCAAACGTCCGTAGCAGGTTGTGGCATGCGTTGGCGTCCTGATCCCAAGCAGTCTTGCACTTCGAACACTGGTGCCAGATCTCTGCGCGTCGGTTCCAGGTTTCGATGCTGCCACAGACGTGACATGCCTGTGTGATATTGAACGAGGGCGGCTCTACGATCTGCGTGCCGTACTTGTGTGCGATCTGGCGGATGGTTTCACGCAATTCGCCAGGCGCAGCCATACGAGCAGTGCGACGCTGGTCGCGCCCCTCGCAAGGATCCCCTTCCTCTTCAGGTTTGCGCGCTGAAAGGCGCGGATCGTTCAGGTCCATTTCGCCTATGACGATCGTGCTGTACGTGCGGCACAGCTCGGTCGCCAACAAACGATACTGCTCGCGGCGATGCGCGATGGTCCGATCGCGCTGGTGTTCCTGCCAGTGTAGTAGATGGCGGTCTTGTTTGGCCCACGCCATCATGCGATCGAAGATCGCGTCGTCATCGTCAAAGCGCTCGCGCTTCCAGCGGTCGATGACCGCTGCAAGCTTCTTTTCGGCGCGCCAGTGTCGTGCGTGTCGAGTCTCTTCGCGAAGCCACTGTGGCGCGATCGATGCGTTCGTCGCGATCCATCCGCAGAGAAGATCGACTGCCAAATCGAATTCCTTGGCGCGGATCGATGCGAGGTCAAACGGTTTGGTCCACCGCATCCTCGTCGGTTCGGGTACGCGAAGCTCGCGTTCGCGGCCGTCTCCGTCGAGGAGGTAGCCGACACGCACGCCACACACCTGCTTCTCGTCGTCGAGCAGATTGCGCCACCCCAAGTTGATTGCGCATACACCCTCCCCGACGGGGATGTGCGGAGATCGGAACGTGTCGTCCTCGATCGTGAACTGGAGACGCCACTCGAAGCGCCGACCGATCCGCCTACGCACGACATAAGCCCACTTGATCACGGCGTTGTTCGGCAGCGGTCGATGATAGACGATCGGGAACCGCGCGAAAATCGGCGTTCGATCCGGGTTGCTACCAATGCGCAAGTCAACGTACGTACGAGCAGCGTGGCGACGCACGTTCTTCGGCAGTCGCCAGTAGTCAGCCCATGTCGTCCCGGCGACCTCCGCGCGCGGGTGCCTGTCGGCCTCTCCGGGCCGTCCGAGGCGGATCCGCGTGTCTTCGCACGAATACAGCTCGGCGACCGTGAGCCCCCGCACCGGGGCATCGCCCGTAAGCTGGGTGCCGATCGATCCGGTGCCGTCGTAGCATTGAAACTTTGGCGGCGCGGCCATCTTCGATGCTCGCTGCACCGATTCTTCGACCCGCGAGTACGTACCGTGCCGTAGGCCGCGGGCTGAGAAGTCACCCCGAGCGCGCTTTGCTTCGAGGTGCGCCTGCTGCCGTGCTGCCTCGTAGCCAGGGCGTAGATCATTGGCGTGTGCTCGTTTGGCAGCGGCGAGCGTTGCCCATGCCTCTCGACGCAGCTCCTTGCACGCCTCCAGGTGCTGGAGCACGTCGTCAGTCGGCGTGCCGCCGCCGCTCTTGGCTGCGCGCAGATCGTCGTAGGCATTGTCCACCGCAGCCTCGCAGTCCTCCGCGTGGAGCAGCGGCCATCGCGTATCCGGACATGCCAGTACGACGTCGCGGAAACGCGAACGCATTCGCCGTTCGATCTCGACGAGCACGTTGCGATATTGGTTTGCGAGTCGATACTGCTCCTCGACTCGCTCTTGCTCGGTGATCGGCGGCAAGCACCGATACGAAAAGACCCTCGTGGGTGTGTCGGTTGTTTTTCGCTTCATGGAGGGTCACTCGGCGGCTGGCCGATGGTGGTTGGAATCCGGCTGCCTCAACGCGGCGGACAGGATCGCCCGAACGGTACCGCTGACGGTGTCTTCACGCGATTTAGCGTAAGCCACCAGTGCTTGGTACTCGGCAGGCATGACACGTACGATCACGGTGCGACTGCGGCGCTTCCGCGCCGATAGTTTGGGCCTCGGCATTTCGTATACGGTTTGTATGCGGAATGGCCAACGAAGTCAAGAGCGACTTTGCATCAGCTCCCGATTGTACCGAGCCGCCTCGATCACGGTTCCTTCCAGCCGTCGGCGTAGTCACCGAGCCACTCCAGCGCGCGGGCGATCGATCGCCTTAGCGCCGCGTTCCACGCGGCCCGCGTGGCGAACTCCGCAGTCACGTCCGTCTTGGCATCCCGCATCGCAGCCTCCGCAGCTGTCTTCGCGGCAGTCAACGCAGTATCGCTCGCGGCGAGCCACGACGCGGATCCCGCAGCGTCACACGCCGCACCCCACGCGGCAGCCGCCACCGCTTCGTTGGTTTGCCACAGGACGTCAGCTGCTACGTCCCTCGCCGCGTCCCTCGCCGCATCACGCGCGGCAGGATCGAGATCCTCCGCGCACAGCAAATCATTCATGAGGCCACGGAAAATTGCCTCGTCGTCCTTGTCGCCTGCGAGATGCGCGACAGTGAGCGCTGTCTCGATCGCGAACAAGCGTGCCGCGCGTTCATCGAGATGAACGAGCACGCGACCCAACATCCACACACGCGCGTAGAGATCGATATCCGACCTGGCTGCCATCTCACGCGGCGACAACGCAGATGCACCAAAGGCACCAACGATCCGTTCGTTATCCCACGAACGTAGGAGTTCGGGTGTGATCATGGCTCCTCCCAACCGTCGGCGTAGTCGCCGAGCCACTCCAGCGTGCAGGCAATCGAGCGCTCTAGCGCCGCGTTCCGTGCGGTTCGTTCGGCGATCTCCTCAGCCGCGCCAACTGCTGCCCGTGCCGCTCTCCATACGTCACCGATCTTTCCTAGCGCATGATCGATCGAGCGCTCCGTCTTGGCGTCCAGCCTCGCAGCCTCCGCGGCCGTCCTCGCGGCAACCAACGCGGTACTACTCGCGGCGATCCATGATGCTCTTGCAGCATCATACGCGGCATTCCACGCGGCAGCCGCCGCCATTTCATCGCTTTTCCACAGCATGTCATTCGCCGTGGCCCTCGCCGCGTCCCTCGCCGCATCACGCGCGGCAGGATCGAGATCCTCCGCGCACAGCAAATCATTCATGAGGCCGCGGAAAATCGCCTCGTCGTCCTCGTCGCCTGCGAGATGTGCGACAGTGAGCGCTGTCTCGATCGCGAACAGGCGTGCCGCACGTTCATCGAGATGAACGAGCACGCGACCCAAAACCCACATGCGCTCGTCGAGATCGATATCCGACCTGGCTGCCATCTCACGTGGCGACAACGCAGATGCACCAAAGGCACCAACGATCCGTTCGTTCCCCCACGAACGTAGGAGTTCGGGTGTGATCATGGCTCCTCCCAAGCGTCGGCGTAGTCGCCGAGCCATTCGAGTGCTCGATCGATCGTACGTTCCATCTCGGAAGTCAAGAGCGACTTTGCATCAGCTCGTCGTAGCTGAACCGATCACCGAGCGCCTCGCGGATCGTCGTCATTTCCTCGCTCAGCCGCAGCAACATCTGGTTGTATAGGTAGACGTATCGAGGCACCGCGACGCGACCCTCGACGAATTGCTTTCCCAGATCCGTGATGCGATACCGACCGATGCGGTCGCTGCCGTCTTCGCGTTCGCCGACCGCGCGCTCCAACAGTCCCCAGTAGCGCAACTTCACGACGTCACCGCCCGCAATCGAGCTGTCGCGTTTGACTTTCACGAGGAAAGCTGCGACGTGCAGCCACTTTGCATTGCGGTTCGCCTTGAAGTACTGGTAGATCAAGACGAGCGCGAGTGCCATCGTCGAGTTCAGCTTGCGGCGATACACTCGGCAGTACTGTTGACAGCAAGGGCACGTGACACCGTCACGCAAGCGATGCTGTACCCACTGCCGCGCCTCTTCGAGGTCGTTGCCTTGGTAAGTCGACACCATTTCACCTCGATCTTCGGTTCCGCTTCGGCTTGCGCGGCTGGACCGATCGTTTGCGGGCCGGCTTGCGGCGCTCGACCGTCGCGGTTGCAAACTGCATCGCAGCGTGTGCCAGTGCGTCGGCGACGGGGCACTCGCTGTAGTTCGTACAGGCGCAGTCAGCAACCCAAACCATTGCACTATCCGGATCGTTGGGGTCTTCGCCGATGAAGGCCAAGCTTGGATCGCCGTTGTCGCGTACCCAGCGACCATCGTCGCGCAGACGAAGTACGGTTCCGTGTGCGCGCGGGGGCCGGCACTTCGGATGTTTCGAGCGTGACATTCCCGCGAGGTTAGTCTGGTGCGCTCAATAAATCAAGAGCAACGTTACAAGTCGATCGCCGTGGAAGACGTCAAACTGTTCGAGCTACTCACCGTCGAGATCCAGATCAACGGTGCCACGTCGCTGCGAACGGCTCTTCTCGACGGGATCGTCAGGGGAGGCGTTCCACAGATCCTCGACACTGCCAAGCTCCCGCGCGCAAGCATCGTAGATTGCTTGTACGGTTCGGCCGGCCGGCGACAGATCCGGAGCTGGGATGCGGAATCGCCAAGGGTAGCTGTCGTTCGACACAGCGAACTCGGCGCTCTCGATCTTGTGCATCAGCTCGTTGACGGACCATGGCGGGATGCACATCGGGTTGTAGACATGCCATAGGAGATCGAAGGCATCGTCGCTGCTCAGGCAGAAACCTCGCACGAGTAGGATGGCGGCTTTGAGGCAAGCTTTGTGACCCCCACGGCCCGAGATCGCCGGCTCGGCATCGCTTAGTGCAGACCGAGCCATCTGTAGACGGCGGTCCAATGGCCAACCGTCCGCTCTCAACTGCGCTTCGGTGGGGCGTTCGGCGCTCGGGCCTTTGGCCATTCGCCGCGCGCGGTTCGAGACAATGATCGTGAGAAGCCAAAGAGGCAGCGGCGCGACGGGCACCGCGAAATCGCGCCAGGCGTACACGACACCCGTTGGATGGACGCTCGGCGCGGCGACGATCAGACCGCCCTCGGCGCGGACGTCGACGCCAGGCGCGATCCTGGCGCGGTTGCGGATCTTGTCCAGATCGAAGTCAGTACCGACCGTGAACAGAAAATGCTCGCCGCCTTCGACGCGCCCCGTCGTCTGCCGCAAGGTTTCAGGCACCGGCTCGAAGGTGTTCTGGAACGCTTCCCAGCTGCTACGTCCGGTCGATCCGTCGATGTCGATCGTGACGAGGCGTGCCCCGCCGCCCATCAAAAGCCCGATGTTTGCCCTCGGCCACACGCGCCACCACTGCGCGACCAGCGCTGGGTCGCTCGACGCTGTCTCGCGCCAGTTCTTGATCATGGGATGCTTGCCGGGCGTCCGGCAGGTTTCCCTCTTGAAGCATCCGCAGATGGGCCGCTCCCCTACCTGGCGCAGATGGTGGAGCGGTATCACGCGCCAACCCCGCCGCGCGTATTCGACAGCAGCTCTTCTGAGATCGGTTCCGATCATTCAGCTTGGTTCGTCAGCCACTCGGCGATGATCGTGCCGTGGCATGGCTGCGGCGCGCAGTGACACCCGAGGCGCTTTCCTCGCAGCGCAAGCACGCGCCTGCGAAACTCTGGATCGGACTCGACACGCCGCAGGAAGTACTCCTTGAACTTTTCGAGTACGCGCCGACGATCGCCGTCTTTGCCGAGCCGGTACGGGTTACCGAACGGCGACGACCGATCGATCGCGACGTCCCAAGCGCTCGTGCGCATGTTGACGACGACTGTTTCCAAACGAGTCTCCACGGTTAAAGACGACGAAACGTGTACACCGTCGTTTCGTCCACGGTGGCTTGTGTGATCGCGAAGTGCCGTGCGAGCGCGTTGCCCGCCTCACGCAGTCGAACGCCAAGGCCCTTGGGTGACCTGAAAAAGGACTGATTCTGCAGTCGCGCGAGCGCGGCCAACTCACGGTACAGCTCAGTGAGTCGGATCTCTCGGCCTTGGTTCGACGCGGTATCGAGCCAGCGATCGAGCAGCTCGACGAGCGTGTCACCTTCGCCGACCACGAGCAAGTCACGCTCGGTCTGCATGGCCGCGAGCATCTGCTCGATCGCGGCTGGCGACCAGTCTCCAACCGGCCCAGCAGGTTGATTCAGAACACGTCCGATCAGGTGCGCAAGCCGCGCGAAGTCAGCCATTCGATAGGCAGACGTGACCGGAGGTTGTGGTCGGCGCAGCTCACCGACGATCTCGTTGAGCCAGTACAGCCACTCGCCTTGCAGTTGGGGCCGCCAGTCTCGAACTCGTTCGATTAGCTGATCGGCAGCTCCAAAGTTGCCGTCCCGGCGGTCGAGTCGGATGATCAAGCACCGATCCGCGAGCTGACGCTGCCGGAAGGTCGCGGGGTTGTTGCTCGTGATGTGCAGAAAGCTCTGTGGACGGATCACGTGCTCGACGTCGTCGGTGTACAGCTTCCGCTTGGACCATGCGCCGCCAGTCGTGTACGAGCACAGCATGTCCTGGAGCCATTCGATGTGCGTGTTGACGTCTTCGATGATGGCCAGCGGCGATCGGAGGATCTTGACGCCAAAGTCCGGGTCCTCCTTTTTGGGAATCGTCAACGACGTGCTCTTGCCGTGCAGCGCGAACGCCAGGCGTTGCAGCGCAAGCGACTTGCCGCTGCCAGGCTCACCCTCGACGAGCAGGATCGGCTTTGCTGGCAAGAGATCTGGGAAAGCAATCGCGAACATCCAGATGCCAAGACATGTCCGCTGGATGGCCGGCGACATGTGACCCGTCGTCGTCGGCACGTAGTTGAGGTCATCGATCAGATGCCGGAACAGCAGCCGGTTGTTGCCAACGATTGGGCCGTCGTCGGGAGGCACGTCGCAGTTGGTGCCGCCATCGTCGTCGAGAAACACGGCCGAACCGTAGCCGTTGTCGCGGATTTCAATCTCGTTGCCGTCGATCACGTAGCAAGTGCCGTCGTAGCGCGAGATGTACAGCGTCTGCCGATCGTGATCCCAGTACGAAAATCGACGCACCTCGCGCAGGCTGCCGGTGGCGATGGCGGTGTTGTACAGCGCGGAGATGATGTGCCGCGTAAACTGCTCGCTGGAGTTGAGCCCGTACATGACTTGCAGGTAGCCCCGAAACTCGGGATCCCGCTCGTCGATGCGATACAGCTTGCGACGTCGACCATCGAACAGATAGGCGCGGCCGTCCGTCGTGCGAAGAAACGCGCCTCGCTGTATCTTGCGGTTTTCCTGCGTCACGATGAAGTTGAACAGGATGCGACGCTTCTGATCGTCGTTGAACTGTTTGTTGTGGCGGATCTTCCAGACGTGCTCTCGCGTCCACGCCGCCACGGAATCGCGAAGTAGACGAGAACGAGATCGGGATCCGTGGCCGTTGCTACTACTGTCGTCGCTTGCGCTAGCGGTATCCGCTGCGCTCGTCGCGTCGAAGATTCCGGGGAACGGGATGATGTTATCGTCCGCCGTCGTCGTCACCAAGTTGCGAGTTACCGGAACGCCCTGCGAGCGTCAAGCTTTTCATCGCAACTCGATCCGTCGTCGCGTGCGCAACCGATCGTGTTCGTGTAGATCTGCGAGATCACGATCAGCGCGATCGGCGTGATCGGCGCGCGATCGAGATCGTGACGATCGCGCGCGGATCGCACGCGATCGATCTTGACGGATCACCGATCGCACGGTTAGCGTGCCGCCCACTAGGGAACGACAACTAGGGATGTCATGCAGGCTGCTTCGGTGAGCCAAAGCCGATCGACTTTGGCTGCGCATCCAACACGCCCAGATTGGTTTGCGATTCCTCTGGCTTGGGCGCCAGAGATCGCAGGAGCGCCGTGCATCCAACTCGATCGTCGTTGGGGGCCACTCGTGCATCGTTCGCACTTGCCGTTGCTCGCACGGCAGCACCCAGAGGTTGCCGCGCTGCTCGAAAGCCTGCGAACGCCCAGTGATCACGAAGCGTTCGATCAGCAAACGATCCAACTTGACTGGAAGCTGCGCAAGTACCAGCACGAGGGCCGCGATTTCATCCGCAGCCGTCGGGGATCGCTGCTTGCGGATCAGATGCGCATGGGGAAAACCGCCCAGCTCGTCAGTTCGCACGAACTCGACGAGGGCCCGCTCGTGGTCGTCGCGCCGCTACCGACACGGGACGTTTGGCTCGGGTGGTTTCGCCGCCGCTGGCCCGAGGTTCGGCCGCTCGTCTTGCAGGGACGTCGCGTGGTCTATAGCGATCCGAAAAGGCCGATCCGACACAAGAAAGATCGCGGCTTCGACGTACTCGAAGGTGAACGCTTCGACGAAGACGTGCTCAAGAACGCTCCGATCGTGTTCTTGCACTACGACATCCTCGCGGCCTGGAAGAATTTCGGCAACCTCCGGATCGGCACGCTGATCTTTGACGAGATCCACCTGCTGTCGAATCGGAACAGCCACCGCAGCCGGGCCGCCGTGTTCATGGCGTCTGCCGCAAGGCGCGTCGTCGGAGCGACGGGAACACCGCTGTGGAACAAGCCTGCTGGGCTCTACACGACGCTGGCAGCTCTTACCCCGGCTGCGTTCGGCAAGTTCCACGAGTACGCGACGCGCTACGCCGCTGGCCGCATGGGGCCGCACGGCTTCGTCGCCGACGGCTCCTCTTACGAAGAGGAGTTCCGTGCGCGCATGACTGAAATCATGATCCGGCGCACGTGGCCGAACGTGCTCGGTGAGATGCCTCCGATCTCTCGCACAGTCGAAGTTGTCGAGATCACCGAGCAGCAAGCGTTCCAGGTCGAGAAAGAGGCCGAACGAGTTCGCGATCATGCACGCACGTCTTCGGTGATCGGCGCAACCGCGCGATTCCGGCGGCTCTTGGCCAACCTCAAGATCGAAGGGGCTATCGATGCCGCACGCCGCGTACTCGACAGCGGAGAGCGCGTGATCGTCTGGACGTGGCACCGCGACGTCGCGATCCGGATCGAAGAGGCCCTCGCCAAGCAGGGCTACCCAGGATTCGTCGTGTCGGGCTCGACGAGCATGGACGTCCGCGCCAGCATCTTCGACCGCTGGCGCGCGCATCCTTGCGCGCCTCTGTGCATCACGCTGTCCGTCGGGCAGGTCGGCATCGATCTGAGCGCGGCCCGCCAGGAAATCTTCGCCGAACTCGACTACACACCGGCCATCGTGGCACAGGCTGAGATGCGCCCGTTCAATGGTCATCAGCCCATCGCAGCGACGTACGTGATCATCGATCACGACATCGAGCGTAAGATCCTCGAATCGTTACAAGTCAAGTGTGAGTTGGCACTCCGTCTTGGCGTTCCGGCCGCCGAAAGCGCCGTCGATGTCATAGCCAGTGGGTTTACTGGCATCGGCGGTGGGCCGCTGACGACCGAAGACCTGAACGCAATCGCTGCTGCAGTTCTGGCGGACCATCCCGAAGACGAAGACGACAGCGACTATCACGGCGAACTGTGGCACCTGGACGCCTGAGATTTCCATGACGGACCAACTACAACGCGGTACCGGCGAACCGGACTACTTCACGATGGACGGCACCGACCCCAATCGTCGTCGGTTCGACGAGGTGATGAACGAGATCTTTGCTCTCCACAAGTTGGAGAAGCTCGGCGGCGCGTCTGGGCGTGGCTGGTCGAGCTTCGCCGTGTTTCAGCGCTGCCCGTATCTCTACAAGCTGACCTATCTCGACGGCCAGCGGGGCGCGCCGACGCTCGCGCTCGAAACGGGCTCTGCGCTGCACACCTTTTTGGCGCTGCACTACAAGTGGATGCTTGACGACGCACTAACGTTGACACCCTACGTCGCCAAGGATGCCTTGATCGCGAGCGATGTCGATCCACGGCCCGTGATCGAAGCGTGGCGTCTCTACGAGGCGTACGCCGCACACTACGAGCAGGACTACTTGTATCCGCTCGACATCGAAGCGTGGGCGCAAGATTCAGACGGCTACACGTGCCGCTACGACTTGATCGCCGAGGTCACAGAGGCGCAGCTCGATCTCTTGCCGGGGGTATATGTCGTCGAACATAAAAGTTCCTCGCGTTTTACCCCCGATGTTCTCGACGGCTGGCGAAACGACGGAGAGATCCTCGGCCAGATCATGATCTGGAAGCGCGCCGGACTGGACAAGAAGTACGGCAAGCTGCGCGGAACGATCGTCAACATCATCGGCAAGCAGAGGCTCGTTCGTTTCCATCGCGTCGTCGTGCCGGCGCAGCGCTGGCACGTACAGCAACACACCGAAGACCTGAAGATGTGGACGGCGCTGCAGCAGATGTACGCCGCAACAGGCACCTGGCCGCGTGCGCGCGCCAACTGCACGACGAAGTTTGGGACCTGCCATCTATTCGATCACTGCGCGGAGAATCAAAGACTCGTGCCCATTCGAAAGCGCGAATGGTCACCGCCGAGCAGGGCGTCGTCGTCGTCGTCGAACGGCGACAGCGAAGGCAGTGAAACCGCGATTCACACACAAAGGGAGCTCGCATGAAAGTCATCGACATTAGCAAGCCAGGCAAGACCCGCCGGATCACGGCGTTGTCGTACGGACAGTCGCGCTCGGGCAAAACGCGCTTCGCCGGCACGTGGCCGCGTCCGCTGTTTCTCAGCGACGCGACCGAGTCTGGCTGGACGACGTTGTTTCACATGGATCGAAATGCCCTCTTCGAGAAGGATCGCGTGCCGCAGGTGTGGTCGCTTGAGAAGGCGACCGACATGATGACGTCGGTCCATGACGCTGAGGCGCTCATTCGTCGTGGCGAAGTTCAGACCATCGTGATCGATTCGCTCACGTTCTACGCCGATCTGTTTTTCAACACGCTCGATGCCGCCAGCGGTGGGCGCGGCGACAGCCGTCAGCTCTACCAGAAGCTTGGCCAACATCTGAAGATGCTGCGCGAGCAGATTCACCTGCTCAATTGCAACGTCGTGTGGCTCGCGTTGGAAAAGCCGCCCGGTGACGAGACGCCGATCGGCGGCCCGATGCTGTCGGGACAGAACGCCGCCAAGTTCGCGGCGGCATGCGACTACGTGTTCTACCACCGTTCCTATCAGCTGCAGCCGAACCAGCCGCTGCAGTTCGAGATCCGGACGCGCAAGTACATGCAGTACCAAGCTGGCGGACGCGACGAAGGTCGCCTGCCCGATCCGCTTGGCTACGTGCAAACGGTCGAGGGTGGGGAAGATGTCTTCGTTCCCGACTGCACGTACCGCACACTTGCTGAGGCGCTTGGCATCTTGCCCAACAACGACCGCGACGCCGAAGCCGAACAGCCTCGCGAGGTCCGATCGGAAGCCGTCGTGCCGGTCGCTGCCAACGGCAAAGGCAAGGCCGCAGCGTCGCGCCCGATGCCACCACCCATGTCTGCACCTGGCCGGAGTGTGGCTAGGTAGTTTCGCGAACTGTCAACCAGAAAAGAGAAAAGGAAAGTCCCATGGCTGAGTACATCGATTTCATCGACATGAACCTGAACGACCCGAACCTCACGCCGCACGGTGGACGCAACCAGCGCATCGAGCCCGGCACCTACGACTTCGAGATCACGAAGGCGGTTTTCGACCAGTCGAGGAAGGGCAACCGGACGCTGCGCCTCACGGCCAAGGTGATCACGGAGGGCAGCCCGATGCAGAACCGGACGATGGTCGGCACGTACGTCATCAGCGACGACGAGTTCGCGCGTCGGCGCATGAAGGCGATCGTCGAGGCGACGGGTGTCGCCTGTGACGCTCAGGGTCGTTTGGCGCGCGAGGCCTTCGAGGGCACGCGCTTTACGGCCGATGTCGTCAGCGAGACGTTCGACGACATCGACTCGCGCACGGGCATGCCAACGACGAAGGAGTTCACCAAGTGGTGCGACGAGCGCCCGTACGAGGGCGACGGCTCGCACGTGAGCGCGCCGACGCCGCCCAAGGCAGCGGCTCCGACGCCTCCGGCCACGACGCCGCGTCGTCCGGCCGCGCCGGCCAACGGCAGCGCCCGCGCTCGCGGGTAGTGAAGAGCGCCTCGGCAGTGCCAGACGAATGACACTGCCGAGCGCGCTGCGATTCGGTTGCTTCAGGTTCTGTCGACGAGGTCACGATGACAACTCCTCGACCGTGCGTGTGCGGCTGTACTTATGAAGACCATCGCCTCGGCATGAGCTTCGCGGAAGTGCGGCGAATGATGTGGAACCAAGAAGATCCGAACCGGCCCGGCTGGTGGCGGCAGAAACGTCGCCGCAGCGTCCTTGGGTACATGCGAGAGCTGAAGATCCAATCGTTTTACATGACACATCGTTACTGCGAGATGCCGTGAGCCATCCCGAGGATCCCGACGACGAATACGAGCCGCCGCTGGTCGTCCGGGGCTCAGTCGACGGCGCGCGCTGTTTCGAGTGCCCATTCGCGCGGATGGGCCGGCCGGCGCTGCCGGTTCTGGCTGAAGGTTCCGAGCGTCCGATCTGGATCATCGTGGGTGAAGGCCCCGGACACAACGAGGTCGCGCAAGGTCGCCCCTTCGTCGGGCAGTCGGGCCGCTTGGTGTCCGAAGCGCTCGCGCGCATTCGCGTGCGTCGCGAGTCGATCTGGGTGTCGAACGCGACGCTTTGCGCTCCACCGAGTGACGCGACCGACCGCGATAAGCGTGAAGCTAGGCGTTGCTGCGCGCCCAGGCTCCAACGCGAGCTTGCGCAGTTTCCGGGGCGTCCCGTCGCGGCGCTCGGGGCCGTTGCCGCGCAGAATTTCTGCGGCGAGAAGTTTTCGATCACGCAGATGGCCGGCTCACTGCACGAGGTCGACTTCGACGGAACGGGGCCGCGCTACGTGATTCCGACGACGCATCCGGCTGCGATCCTTCGTGGCGGCAGCGGCTTGGCGGCGGGCGGCGGCGCTCACACGAGCGACCTCGCGTTCTGGCTGCTCGTCTACGACCTTCAGAAAGTCAACCAGCTCGCACGCGGAGCCGATCTTCGGTTCACAGACGACATCGAGTACGAAACGACCGATTCGGCACGCGCAGAACAGCTCGTACTTGGCATGGTCGAGGAAATTCGTTCCCGGCGCGAGTTTGCCTGCGACACGGAAACCTACGTCGACGATCCGAAGAAGCACTCGGCGCTACAGGCAGCACACGCCAAGCTCAACGCGATCGGGCTCGCAATCGTCGATCGCGCCATCAGCGTTGCATGGAACATCCTGACACCGCGCGCAAAGCACGCTATCGGTCAGATCTTGGCCGACCGCAACATCACGAAGTGGTTTCACAACGGACTGTACGACATCCCGGTGCTGAATCGCCACGGCTTCACCGTCGACGGGCCGTGTGAAGACACGCTGCTCGCGCATCACAGCGCGTTCCCCGGACTGCCACACGACCTGCAGCGCGTCACGACGCAGTTTTACGCGATCACGCCATGGAAGGCTGAGTTCCGCCACGGCGAAGGCTCGCTCGACGAGCTTTTGCCCTACAACGCACGCGACACGCTCGCGACCATGCGCATCGCTGCACCGCTTGCCGTCGCCGTCAAGAAGTCGCTCGCCGAGAAGACGTACGAGGTCGACAAGGCAATGGCGCGGGCGGCGGCAATCATGCACGTCCAAGGCGTACCGATCAGTCGCGAGATCAACGAGCAGCTGCGGGTCGAGTTCAAGGCGAAGATCGGCAAGGCGCGCGACGAGCTGCTCGCCAAGGTTCTCGATCCCCGCATCCATGCAAGCTTTCGCGAACGACTCGCGCTCGAACAAGCTCGCCGACTCCGCAAGAACGATCCGTTGGATCTAGACGAACGCATCGCCAAGCGGCTCGAAGAGATGGACAAAAAGCCCTTCAAGTTCCAGCTCGACGGGGGCGATCACGTCGTGGCCTTCCTCAAGGCGTGCGGCGTGCCGCTGTCGATTCAAACCGCGAGCGGCAAGATTTCGACGAAGAAAGACATCCTGGAGAGCTTCGTTGACTATCCCGAAGTTCGGGCGCTCCTGATCTATCGCGAGAACGCCAAGCTCCTCAACACGTTCGTCGAGCGGATGTTCACTCGCGAGTACGGGAGCAAGATCGTCTACGGTTTCGCTGACGAAAACGACCGTGTGCATCCGCGCTGGAGCGTTCACAAGATCACGGGGCGATGGGGCTCGGAAGCGCCCGGCTCGCAGAACTGGCCCAAGGCCGACAAGAAGAAAGGCCGGCCGAACCTGCGCAGCCAAGTCGTCGCCCCGCCGGGGCGCGCGCTGGTGGCGTTCGACGCCAAGCAGTTGGAAGCCCGGATCATTGCGCTCCTCTCGGGCGATCCGTTCCTGCTCTCGATCTTTCAAAACGATCGTGACATTCACAGCGAGTTCGCACGCATCGTCTGGCCGGATTTCGATCAGCGGCCCGTCGACGAGCGAAAGGTCCTCCGCGACATGGTGAAACGGCCGGAGTACTGCCTCGTACCTGGTACGCGGGTGCTCGCGGCGGATCTAACATGGCGCACGATCGAAACCTTGAAACCCGGCGACGTACTGATTGGCTTCACAAGCTCGCCACCGGGTGAGCACTGGACCGAAAACTACTTCAAGCAGTCGATCGTCGAGTGCGTCAAGACACTTCGGCAACCGTGTTACCGCATTGTGACGACACACGGCGAAGTTACTGCGAGCGACGAACACCTCTGGGTTGCACGACCCCAAAACGGCAACGGACAGCCGTGGAAGGGCAAACACCGTTGGCAGTCCAAGCAGTGGGTACGGACCGATCAGCTACGCCCCGGCGACGTCATGATGTTCACGATGAAACCGTGGGAGGAAGATCGCTCGCGCGAAGCTGACGCACGAGTTCTCTCGGTCGAGCCTGTCGGCAGCCGCGAGGTAGTTGCAGTTCAGACGACGACAGAGACTTTCATTGCTGAGGGGTTTCTTTCTCACAACTGCGCGTTCTACGGTGGCTCGGTCGAGGCCGGTTGGAAAGCTGTCGTGCGCGACTACCCGAAAGTCACGATCGGAATGATCGGTAAGATGGTCGCGACGATGGCAACGAAGATGCCAGGCGTTACTGCTTGGCATCAACGCATGGTGCGCATGGCTGATCAGGTGGGCGAGGTCCGCAGCGCGATCCTTGGACGGCGGCGTTGTTTTCCGCTCAAGCAGTTCGACATGTCCGAAGTCGTGAACTTCCCCGTGCAGTCAACGGGCGCGGACATCATCAACCTGGGGCTCATGGAGATCATGCCCAAGCTCCCCAAGAATTCGTTTCCGATTTTGCAGATCCACGACGCCGTCGTGTTCGAGTGCGACGAAGACGATCAGGATCGCCTCAAGAGCCTGATCGTCGAATGTTTCACGCGCGAGGTCACGTACGAGGGAACCACGGTGGTCTTCCCCGTCGACGCAAAAGCCGGCCGGTCGTGGGCTGAGGTGAACTGAGGAGGATCGGTCGTGAACTCGAAAGAAGACATCTCTCAAGTGTTCTCGGATGACGGACCCTTGGCCAAAGTCATCCCCGGCTACGTACGTCGTGCGGGACAGGTGCAGCTCGCGTCCCGCATCTGGGATGCAGCTCGCAACGACCACATCCTTGTCGCTGAAGGTCCGACAGGTGTTGGTAAGTCGTTCGCGTACGGAATCCCGGCGATTCTTCGGGCTGTTACGACGGGTCGGCCATCGCTGATCGTGACTGCGAACAAAGCACTGCAAGATCAGCTCGTCGACAAGGACTTGCCGATTCTGGCCAAGGCCCTCGAAGGCCAAGTGGCATTTTGCTTCGCGGCGCTCAAGGGTCGATCGAACTATCTCTGCCGGCGCGAGCTCTCGCTTCGCGAGTCACGCATACTGCACTGGCCACTCGGATGCGAGGCCGAAGGAGATGCACTGAGCGCGTGGGTGAGCACGTCGCCTGACTCAGGCGATCGTAACGACGCGCCGATCGTCAGCGATCAGACCTGGCGGGCAGTGTCGGTTTCAGGCGAGGACTGCGATCACCAGGCGTGCGAGCACTTCAAATCGTGCTTTGCGGAGCGCGCCATCGAGACGGCATCGTTGGCGCATGTCGTCGTCACCAACTACGATCTGTTCTACGCCAAGCTCGTACACGCCCCCGATACTTTCTGGCGGCAGTTCGGCCTCGTCGTGCTCGACGAGGCGCACGAGGCTGCGTCCATCGCCAGGCGGTGTTTTGGAACCGAAATCACGGAGTGGTCGATTCGGCAGCTCGCGACGCTGCTGCAGGACCGTGCGGGCGAGCGAGGTCTGGCTCGGGAGTTGCGCCGATCGGTCGAGCCGACCTTCGCCAAGATCGCCGACTACGTGATCCAGTATCGCCCGACCGGTCGGCTCAAGCATCGCGGGTTCGTGAACGTCGACGAGCTGTGTGACGTGCTCGACAACGTCGTTGCCATGGACAGCAAGTGCGGTTCGTGCGTGCGCGACGAGATCTGTGCGCTCTGCATGGCACGTACGCAAGCGCGCAAGCGCGCCGAGAGCCTTGCCGCAGGCATTCGTGCATTCGTTGGCCAATCCGACGACATGACCGTGTACTGGTTCGACTACCCGACGGACCCTTCGCGCATCGCCGGGGCGACAATCAAGCTGTGTGCCGCGCCGTACCATGTCGGTGATCGCCTGCGAGAAATCGTATTCGAGCGTTACCCAGCGGTCGTTTGCGTGTCGGCCACGCTCGCGGTCGGTGGCAGCTTCGATTTCATCCGTCAGGAGCTGGGATTGACCACTCCAGAAATCACGGCACGGATGCGGACACTCCAGGTGCCGAGCCCCTTCGACTACGAGAGGCAAGCCAAGTTTGTCGTTCCACTCGGGATCCCGTTCCCGACGAGCGAGAACGAGGCGATCTTCGACAAGGCTGCAGCCCAAGCGATCCAACAGATCGTTTGGGAGTGCCAAGGTCGCACGCTGGTTCTGTTCACGTCGTGGCGACGTCTTCGGTCCGTGGTCGAGCAGATCCGTGACAACATCGACTATCCGTTGCTCGTACAGGGTGACGCGCCCAACAACATGCTCGCGAAGATGTTTCGCGAGGACGTCAACAGCATCCTGTTCGCGACCCGCAGTTTCTGGATGGGGCTCGACGTGGCCGGCGAGTCGTTGTCTTGTCTCGTGATCGACAAGCTCCCGTTCGAGAGCTTCGATGATCCGTTCATCGACATGATGAAAGAGAAGCACCCTGACACGTTCTACGACGACTTCTACGTGCCGCGCGCTGCGATCGTACTGGCGCAGGGGGCAGGTCGGCTCATTCGCAGCACGACCGACACGGGTGTGTTCGTACTGCTCGACCAGCGCATCAAGACCAAACGCTACGGTCGGAAGTTTCTTGCGAGCCTGCCTTTCAAGGGCTATTCGCAGGACCTCGCCGACGTGGGGCGATTTCTAGGAGTCACAAAATGAAGGGACGGTACGTACTCTTCGAGGGCATGGATGGCTCGGGTAAGTCGACGCTCGCCGCACAGCTGGAATCGTGGATCCGACAAGCGCTCCACCAACCTGTTCGCCGGCTGGCGTTCCCGAGCCGGGAATCTCGCGTGGGCGCGCTCATCCGTGATGTGTTCGAAAATGGCGTCTGCGTCGATAAGAATGCCATGTTTTGGTTGTTCCTCGCAGAAGCCAAGGACATGGAGCCGCTGGTACGGCGTACGATCGAGTCGGGCGCGTGGCTGATCTGCGACCGCCACGTACAGGTTTCGAGCCTCGTTTACCAAAGCGAGATCTACGGGCAAGACTGCGTCCGACAAGTAGTCGAGGCAGCGCGCCTGACGATGCCCGATCGGATTTACTTCGTCGATGTTCCAGCCAAAGTCGCTCTCGAACGCAGGCAGATGCGGAGCGAACCTCGCAACGTGTTGTACGAGTCAGAAGATCTCGATCGTCTGGAACAGATGCGGCAGGCATATCGCGCGCTCGCAACGTCCGATCGGTTTGCGGCGCACAGTGCGATCTTGGACGGGACCGTGCCGATCGAGCAGAACTTGCGTTGGATTCGGCAAGATCTCGGCTGGCCTCTCGATCCATTCTCGGCATCGTGACGACAGATCCAGATCTCATCACACGCGCTCATGAAGAGCACCTCATGGCAGCTTTCGCCGTCGTACTCGCACACCCTGCACGCTTCGCTGTCGTGTCATCAGAGCAGCTGAAGATCGAACGGATCGAAAACGATCGGTTTCGGGTCCTTGGCCCTTCCGGAGAGGAGCTATTCGATGATGTACGGGAAGCCGTCGGTTACTACCTCGACCTCGCCGATCAGTGGCAGCCGCGCGACACTGAAACCTGAAACGGCATTGCAGCTCCGTCGAGATCTGCTTACACGATGCACGGTGTTTCGTTCGCCAAGGGCTGACTGGGCAAGCCCGGGACTGCTCGCGTTCGCGGCTGGCGTGATGTACTGCCTCTGGAAAGCACTGTCGTGACGTCGACGTCGACGCATCTGCACCCACTACCGCCGCCGGCTGGCTGTCAACCACCGATCAAGTGGGTCGGTGGCAAGCGCTGGCTCGTTCCGAAGATCGTTCCGGCGATCTATCAACGGATCGCAACGACGCGCGGTCGCTACATCGAACCGTTCCTGGGCGGGGGAGCTGTCGCGCTCGCGTTGGGCCTGCCTGGCATGATTCTTGGCGACACGTGCATGCCGCTCGTCGCGACCTACGCGACGATTCGCCGAACACCGGAAGCGGTAGCGTGGGCGCTGCAGACGCTCGTCGAGCGCGGCACCGATCGCGAGAGCTACCTAGCTGTCCGGGCATCTCGACCGACTAGCGTTGTATTTTCGGCGGCGCGTTTCATTTACCTTAACAGGTTTGGGTTCAACGGCCTCTACCGTGAAAACAGCCAAGGCAAGTTCAATGTGCCGTACGGCGGGAACCCGTCGGCTCCCGTTCCCGGCCGTGACGAACTGATCGCTGTCGCCGAAGCGCTGCGTGGTGCAGATCTGCGCGTCGCCGACTTTCGAACGACGATCGCACACGCGCAGTCAGGGGACGTGCTTTACGTCGATTCACCGTACTTCGAAACGTACAGTAACTACACCGCTGGGGGATTCACTGATGAAGACCACGCCGCCCTCGCGGTTGCGCTGCGCGCGGCGCATGCCCGTGGCGCGCTCTTCATCGCATCCAACAGCGATCACGAGCGCGTCCGTGAGCTGTACGACTGGGCAACCATCGTGCCGGTCACCGAACGTCACACCGTCGGTGCAGTCGGCGAGCGTCGAGGTGACAAGCCAGCGGTCTTGATTCTGTCAGACCCGACGATCTGGCCGTGACCGATCGACGGATATCAACGCTGCCGTGACCAGAAATGCGCGATGCCAGCCAGCGATGTTGGATCGAGTGCGCCACGCGACACGGCTTGTCGTACACCTTCCTCGGAGAGGCCGAACAGATCGGCCAGCTCGCGGTAGCCGTATGACCAACGGACGCGCCGGGTGTTTCGCACGCAGACGTCGACGGGCGTGATCAAGTTGTCAGGGTGGTTGTTCCACGGATTCCGATCGACGTGCTCGACCGCGCCACTGCCAGTGATCCCAAAGATGATGCAGCAGATGGGCGTGTACTCGCGGCCCGTCCACAGCGCGAAATGATCGTCGACGATCTTTGCGAAGGGCCGCCGAGGCCCGCCATGGCCATCGCACAGCCCCGGCTCTAGCAGCGTCGACGTCGTGCAACCAGGAAATCCGCAGCGGTACAGATCGAAGCGCGGCCAGCGGCTTCGCCACTGCGCTCGTGACGTGCCGGGCAGCGCCTGCGTGGCTTGATCGTCGGTCAGTTGGGCTGACCGGCTGGCCAGCGCGTCGAGGATGTAGCGCGCCGCCGTTCGTGCGTCGGTCGTCGTACGCAGCTTTGATCGAGTCGTTGCCGGGGATTCGTCTGCTGCAGCGGCGAGGTCATCGAACGTGAACAGCCGACTCGGGCCACGCTCGCGGTGACGCTGTCTGAATACACGCCTTGGGTTCTCACCTGGCTTGAGAATGGGCATTGCGTTTGAACTGAAAGTGTACTTTCAAACCTGGTCCAAAGACGTTCGTAGTGTGACACTCGAACAGCGGCGCGCAGCTTGACGAGTGCGGATGTGCGTGAGATCGTTTTCCCACAATGCTGGGGAGGCAACTCGCCGCCCCGAGATCTCACTCTCAGCCACGAGGATGAACATGGATGACTTGGGCAACTTTGGTCGACGTCGACGGAGCCGTCGTCGTCGCCGCATGATCGCACTGGGCGCGCCGAGGCGTCGCAAGGGTCGCAAGGGTCGCAGGATCTGCATCCGGACCGCGACCGGCCGGAAGGTCTGCGGGACGCGCTGGCGTCGTCGCCGTCGGCGCTAACGTCCCAGCTGGGACTCGCTGGGCCACGTGCGATACAATCGCACGTGGCCCTTTGATTTCTGGGAGCTTTCAAGTGGCAAGACGATCCTGTCAGGACATGCTCGAAGACTTGCTCTACGAGACACTCGACGCATGCGCACAGAAGCGAAACGTCGATCCACGTCAGATCGGCGAATTCGTAAATCGGTGCGTGCGTACAAAATCGTTAGGTCTGGGTCGTGTCCACTTTCGGCCGGCGCGGCGCAAGCGCCGTCGGAGTCAGCGATGAAGCAAAAACCGATCGCATTCGAGAAGCTTCCTGTCGGCGCTTGCTTCGCGTACGAAGCCACCACCAAGCAAGCAACTCGACGCAAGGCTGGTGAGCGGCACACTGCATTCGTTCCGAACGGCAAGAAGCCGTTCCGCGTCGACGACGTCGAACAGCCCGTCTACGTACGGCCGTGCCCTGCCAGCTTCGCGGGTGCAGGCGGGCGCTATGTCGTCAGCGGCCCGCCCGGATGGCGACGGAGCCTGCACGCATCGAAGCAAGCGGCACTCGAACAGGCCAAGGCGTGCTCGAAGAAGCACCCCAACGCGGTCTGCAAGGTGGCTGAAGGTCTGCCAGGCTTGCAAAAGACCGTCGCCGAGTGCAACCGAAACGAATGCTGGTTGGTCGATGGCGCTCTCGGTAAGCGTCGTCGTCGTCGTCGTCGGAAAGCGAGGAAGTAACGATGCGTAAGCGTAAGCGCAAGTTTCTCGGCAGCCCAGCGGACGTACACACACGGCACGCCGAAAAGGCACTGCGGAGAATCGCTCAAGAGGCGGCGACGACGCTCGACGCCGCCAACCGTGGCCGTTGCAACGTCGCACAGGACGCTTTTGCGTGGATGCTCGCGGCGTACGGGGAATATCAAGCACACGTACAGTCGGGAGGCGAAGCGTCGGGAGTATCTACGCTCCGCGCGATGCGTGACGCGAGTCAAGCGTTCCACGAGCAGTGCGTGTGCGCTACACGACGGCGAAGCTAGCGAGCGATTCCGTGGCCGCGATCATTCCACACCTCGAAGTGCAGTCCGATGCACAGCCCATCGAGCGTGCCTACGACGTATGCGTAGGTTCGTTTGCAGGCCTCGGCAAAAGCGATCCGGCGTGTCCAGCGCCTCAGGCAGTCCTGGCCGATCTTCACGCCGGCCTGCTCGGTATGGTGTTCGTTCGCGATCCCGTGTTCGAGAGCCTTCTGGGTCGGCAGTTCGTCGTGCGACCCGGCGACGCGGAAGGCAAAAAGGCCAGCAACGTTTTTTTGATCCTCGATGAACCAATCGGATACGGGCCGCCGTGGGGTTCAATCGCGAGCCCAAACGTCCGGCAGTACCGGCTCCTGTCGTGGACGTCGAAGATGAACGCACCCTCGTGGTCGTTGCCCGCCGGGTCGCCACAGATCGGTGGATCGTGTCCAGGAGCTGTCGCTGGGCAAAGTGTCGTACCCGAAACGTCGCGCCGCGCCGCCGAACGCTTCGTCAACATCGGGCTTGGCCGTCCACCCAACACGCCTGTCGATCTTACGCAGGCGATCTGCCAGCGATGCTACGCGACAGGAGGTCAGTACTCGACGGGAAACGTGCAGGTTGCGCAGATCCTTCGGTACCTCTGGGCGCGACAGGCGATCGATTTTCACTTGCCGAACGGTTCGACGGCATTCATCGAAACGATGATCTACGCCATCGACCACGCAGACTACAAGCTCGACGGCGGGACCCTCGAAGCGGATCCTGAAACGGGCGAGCCTGCGCGAGGTCTGCCGCCAGAGCCGACGCGGCGGCGATTCTTCCGCATCCACGACAGTGGCGACTTCTTCAACGAAGAGTACCTGCGCCAGTGGAAAGTGATCGCGGATCGTCTTCCCGACATCACGTTCTGGGCACCGTCGCGGATCTGGGCGACGTCTTGGGGTGTCGAAGCCGTCAACGAGATCAACCGCAACCCGCGCAACTTGATCATCCGACCGAGCGCGTACGAAGTAAACGAGCCTGGGCCTGTCGATCTCGGACCGGGATGGGCCAGTCCGGCAACGGTGATCGCGCGCGCACAAGACCTCGGCATGACTGCCAGTCGCGAGCTGTACGTCGCGGAGCGCGAACACCGCCCGCCGCGTCCCAGCGGTCCCGACCCACGCTACACTTGGTCTTGCCGCGCCTACAGCACGAGCGACCAAAAGCACACCTGCCGCCGTGCCGTCGCGCCGCCGGGCCTTGGAGGCCCGGATGGCAAAGGTTGCCGCGCGTGTTGGATTGCGCCCGACGAGATCATCAACTACGCGCCGCACTAAAAGGGACTGATCATGGCCAAGAAACGACCGACCGCTAAGGGCATTGTCAGCGAGCATGCCGTCCCGTGTCTGCGCATCGCCGTCGGCGAAAAGCCAGGCGCGACCGGCCGGCGTGATGCGTCGGCATGTGCCATCGTCGGCGAGAGCCGTGGCGGTGTCACCAAGTTTGATCTCAAGAAGCACTACGGCGCGACGAGCAAGACCGTTGCGACGCCCAAGACCAACAAGCCATGCCTCGCCAAGCGTAAAGGCTGTCCTGTCCAGATCGCTTTCGATCGCGGCCAGCCGTTTCTACGGTTTTGCGTAGCGAGGAATAAGCCAGGATACCGCGTCGATGTCGACTCGCCCGCTGAGGCCATGGCTATCGCGAGTAAGGCCTGCGCGGCTTGGAAAGCCACGGGGAAGTTCGACTTTCCTGAGGGTACGCCGCTGGGGCGCGCCCGTACCAAACGACAGAGGAACCGATGACGAAGACAAGAACCGTCGGAGCAACGGCATTGCTTCTTGGATCGGTTAGTGTCATTGCTGCTATCTGGCAGCGCGGAATGCCCCATCATCGTCCTGCATTGGGAGCTGCCGCCATCCCACCGATCGCCCGAACCATTGCAGCCGAAGCGAAAACACCGGAAGAGTACGCTCGGCGCATCGAAGCGTGGAACTCCGCGCGCGCCAAACCGCTCTCGATCACGCTCCTGACCAAGATCTACCGTGGCGCGCCGCCCAGGGTAACAGCGCGTCTGATCCGCGAAGCGCGCGAGCACCGTCTAGAACAACGCGAACGGTTGTGGATGCACCTTTTGACCTATTTGCGCGGTCGTACGTGATAGACTGCCGACGAAGGAGCTGACAGTGCCGCACGTCTTCACGCTCGAAGGTCTGACCTCCGAACAGCTCGCGGGCTTGGGTACGTCACCGGTCGTGACATACCCGCCGGCAGGCGCTGCGCCTCTGTCGCCGCACGGGGTCAACATCGGCCCCGCGCGGCCGGCAACCTTCGTGTTCGGTCCCGGCGGTACGCCGGTCATGTACCGTCGGCGATACCCTGCACGCGGTTCCATCTGCGACTACTGCAGCGAGGACTCGGGGCGTGATGTCATCGTCGTGGACGGCGGCCAGCACGTGATCCCACCGCGTGATCAGTTCGGCTCCGGCGAGATCGTCGAGTTTTTGCGGGCGCGCCACCCGCTCGTAGCTGGCGCGATGGTCCTCGGCGGCTCACTCCTGACAGGTGCAGTTCTCGGCGGCCTGGCCGTGTGGCTGTACCGCAAAGCGGGCGGCACGCCCAAGAGGCCAGCCTGGGAAGAGTGGTAGCCCGTGCAGTCTGCGTACGTCGTCGGACCTCAATTCGGCAGCGCCGCGCCGGATCTGATGTCTTGGCTAGACAAGGCAAAGCAGATCTTGACGAAAGCAGGCCCGTACCTCGACACGGTCGTCGACGTCGTCCAGGATCCGGCGCTTCCGCAGCTCGTCACGAGGATCAAGACGCTCAAGGCGCTTCAGGCAAAAGCGCCCGAGACATCGACTGCACCAGCGAAGCCAGGCGTCGGACTCGACCGAGCCCTGCCGCTTCTGGACGCAGCGATCTTCTACACGAAATATCCGTGGGCACCGTGGGCGATCGGAGCCGGAGTCGTCGTCGTGCTCGGCGGTATCGGGTTCGGTATCGGCCGGGCGACCAAGCGTCGCCGTACTCGTTGATCACGCTCGCGTTCAGCGATAGCATTCTATCGAGGCAATACGACTAGGAGACTGACATGTCGCGCAAGGCTGGTGCTCTTCTTTGGAATCGCATGCAAATCACCGTTCCCCCTGCAGTCAACGGCGGCCCGCCAGGAACTCTCGATGTCGACACCGGTCTGACGCAGGTGAACAAGTCGTTCCCGGACATGTCGCCGGGCGAACCGAACTTCGGTAACCCGTCACGTATCCAGGTCATCCCGCTCGCGCCAACTCTTCCGTGGATGAACATCACCCACGGCGAGCCAACTTTCAACGCGACGACGAACACGATCCACGTCACGTTCTCGAACCCGCAGCCGGTGGCCGCTCAGCTCAACGTTCTCTTCTGGAACCCGCATTCGCTGGTCGGTCCCGGCGACGCCGATAACTACACGATCTTGTAGGCGTAAACTGCCACGTCACGTGCAGCAGCGAGCGGCGAGCAGTTGCTCGATGCTCGCTGCCGGCCAGCCAACGTCGATGTCGGGTGTCCAGATCGCTGGATGGAACCGATCGGGCCAGAGCTTCAGGGTGTGATTCTCGACGTGTCGTACGACTACGTAGTCTTTCTCGCCCGGAATGTCGACGATCCGATCGACGGGCTCCAGTCGCCAACGCCAGCAAGCGTTCGGGTCGATCGTCTCGTCCCACGGAATGCGCTCCCACAGCGAGCGACGGAACGCGAGCGTCGCGTCACCGAAGGTGCGCAGAGACAAACCGTGTAGCGTCGCCTTGCCGAGTTGGTGGAGCCGTCGCGCTTGCGCGTCGTACACCAGATAGGGACAGAAGATGCAGCCCTCGGCCGTGGGGTGTGCTTGCAGCGCGTCGATCTGCCGCGTGACCCGTTCCGGGCCTTGGTAGTCGTCGTCATCCCAGACGAAGAAGATCGCGTCTGGGTCGCGCGCGATGGCGGCGCGCATCATCGTGTTCCGCTTCGCTGGCAGCTTCGTAGCTGGCATGCCGACGACGGTGACGTCCTGGCTAGCGAGCGTCTTACACAGCGCAAGCGGCGTCGGTGAGTCGTCGTAGATAAGCAACGTCTTCGGGCCTTCGTAGCGCTGCTCGAAGAACAAGTGCGCAGCTCGGTGCGCCCACTCGGGACGGTCGCGAGTCGCCAAAAGGCCGATTGCACGTGGTCGAGTCATCCACTGATCTTGAAGCTGAAGTTTTGTGGCACGAACAGATCTTCGAGCGTGCGCGGATAGAGCACCTGAGGAATTTCACGGTACGCCAACTCAACGGCCGCTGCGCACGCCTGGCGCAGGCTACGGCACACGGGCACATGCGGATAGTTGAGAGCGTAGCGCCGCTGCAAGTACGGACCCCCTGTGAAACCGCGCTCGATGCCGACGACGAGCCGTGCCAGACCGAGACTCGACTTGACCGTCCACTCGCCAAGATCGAAGCGCATCTGCGCCGCGTAGCTACGATCGCAGCGGTGGCTCGTCTCTTTGGCGCACCAAAACAGAATCGCCCCGCCCTTTGCGGCGCGTGCCATGAATCGCTGCTCCCATGCCAGATGACGCTCGACGCCGCCTGCAAACCGCGTTGCGCGCGGCGACGCGACATGGACATCAGGAGCCAGCTCGTCGAGGATCGCGATGGCTTCGGCCTGCCAGTGAGAGGTACCCTGAATTGGCCCTGCGAGATAGATCAGCGGTCCTTCGAGGCGGTCGACGAGATCCATCTCGGGTGCGGTGATCACGCGGCGCGCCACGGTCGCTATGATAGCATTGCTGCGTGTTCGCGCTGGGCGCCGTCGAACCATACCAGCAGATCGAGCCCTACAGCTGCGGAGCAGCCGCGCTCAAGGCGGTTCTGCAACACTGGGGCGAACGTGTTCCCGAAAAGACGCTGATCCGCGAGGTCGGTATCGATCCGAAGACGGGCTCGACGGCTCCGCAGGTTGCCGGGGCCGCCCGCCGCCGTGGCTATCTCGCGCGCGCTCACTACTTCCGCTCGGTCGACGAACTGGCAACGTACACGAGCCGTGACGTGCCCGTGATCCTCGCCATTCGCAGCTTCACGCGACCGAATCAAGGCCATTTCGTGGTCGCGACGCGCGTCGGCAAAGACCTGGTCGAGATCATGGATCCGAATGTCCAAGGGAATCGTCGCTTGCTGTCGCGCCGCGAACTGGATCGCCGCTGGCAGTTTCGAGATCGCGTCGGTGTGATTGTCGTCCCCAAGCGTAGGCGCGACCCGTTCGGCGAAGCGCGCCTTCCGTCACGCGCTACGGTTGGACTCGCTGTTCTCATCGGGGCCGCTATCGCTGTCGGTGTGGCTTATTCAATGCGGGAGTTGCGCCGGTAGAACGACGCGCGTGTGTTAAGATCGTCGTGCCATGGCAATCGCGGCGATCTCGGAAGGGAACACGCTCCACATCGTGAAGTGGACGGGTCGAGTGCGGCTTCACGCCGAAGCTCAAACGTACTGCGCTCGAAAGTTCGACGCCGCCGAAGGGGTGCTGCAGGTGCCGGACGAGGTGTTCACGAAAACCCGCGCGTACGTGTCCGACGGACAGCCGAAGCTTCCGTGCGGTGGGTGCTGCATGGCGTATCGAGCGGCGCTGTGACTCCACCGCTACAGCGGCAGTGGCCGGTACTGCTCGACACCGTCACCGTACGGATACTGCCCGACGACGAAGATGACGTCCGTACCAGGCATGACGATGACCATCTTATGGTCCCACGCACCGCCGCCCGTGATGCGTGGGGTCCAGCCCGGGTTGTTGGTCCAGAACCACCAGCCCGGGGTGTTGATCATCTGGCGTGGATCGCGAGGCGTCCACAGGCCTGTGTTTTCGTCGTAGTGCTCGGTTGTGAGCACGGCGCCTCCGTACGGGAACGTGGACACCACGCCGCCCGAACGCTGCAGCGTTCCGTCGGCGAGTACTGAGAGCTGGACGCCGGTTGCTTGATCCGCAATCGGGTTTGCCGTTGCCCACGTATCGTTCACCGGATCATAGATCTCGACGACGTTGGTTGCAGGGCGATTGCCCGGATTGAGGTTGAAGCTCGCGGTCGCACCGCCGACGGTGATGATCTTGCCTGACGGCAAGAGTGCGCAGCGCATGTCGTTGCCCGAGCGCGGTGTGGGCATCGGCGTCTTCATCGACCACGTGTTGGTCGCGTAGTCGTAGCGTAGCGTGACACCATTCACCGCTGACAGACAGTCGCCGCCGAGCCACGCGATGATGTCACCGTTTGCGAGTTGGACGCCTGTGCAGTCGTAGACCTGGCCGTCGTTCCCGAACGTCGGAATCGTCGCGTACGATCCCGAGATGTTCGTCGTGACGTTGTAGATCTCGGACTGATTCGTGTTGTTACCGCCGTAGATCAGGATGTTGCCGTCGGGCAGCTCGAATGCGCAGAACGACAGGCGCGGAAAGAACCCGCCATAGAGCCCTCGCGGCTGAATGTTGCCGCCCATCGTCCACGTTCCCGTGACGGGATCGTAGATCTCGGTGGTCTGTGCGGGATTACCGAACGGTGCGTCACCCGCAACGGTCGTACCGCCGAACACGTAGACCTTGCCGTTGGAGTGCTTGACAGCTGCGAAGCACTCACGTGCCAGGTTCAAGCTGCCCGTCTGAGCCCATGTGAGTGTCGCTGGATCGAACAGAAAGCACTCTGGCGGATTCGGTCCTGCTTGACCGTTGATACCGCTGCCACCGAAGTACAGCACCTTGCCGTTATCGAGTAGCAGCGACCAGCCGTCGTTGCGCAGTAGGTCGCTCGCCGATACGCCAACGGGGGCGAGCGTGCGCCAGTGGCTGTAGATAAACGGCGTCGCGGGCGGTGTTGCGCCGCCGGGCTTGGTCGCGATCACCGTCGCGGGCCCGTACGGTTGACCTGACGGAAGCGGTCCGAGCGTCATGAGGTTGTCGTTGTTGACGACGAACGGCACCGAGACGCCGTTGACGGTGACGTTGGTCGTGCCGGTGAAGCTGTTACCGGTGATCTGCACCATGTCGCCACCGAGCACCGAGACTTGAAAGCTTGGATCGTTGTACTTCGGTGGGATTTGGATCGCGCCGTCGATGAAGTAGGTGATTCCAACGGGTGGTGCTGTTGCTTCGTCGACGTAGAACGCGATCTGGTCGCCTGCAACGAGATCACTGGACGGCAGCACAGTGAACTGCGTTGGCGTCATCGTCGCAGTCGGGATGTCGAACGTCATGTACGGGCCGTAACCCGGGTAGCCTTCCATCTGCGCCCACACCAAGTATGGCTGCGGCTGTGGCTGCGGCAGGTTTACGACGAAACCTGCGAAGGTTTCGGTGCCGTTGGCAACGTAGACGAACCGCTGGCCCGTGTTGCCGCCGCCACCACTCGCGACCACGAACGGCTGCGGCGTGAGGTTGTCGATATCGTTGCCGAGCTGGCGCGGCGTCGTGTGCTTCAGCTCCAGCCAGATGTTGGGGCTGGCAGGATTGGTGCCGGTGTTGGTCACTGACACTGTCGTCGCTGTCACGACGATCGTGAAGCCGCCGACGTCCGACGCGACGAAGTCTGGTTTCTTCGGGACTCCGTTGATGTTGATGTCGTGCGGTTGCACGACCGTCGCAGATGGCGCGACGTTCGTGAAGGGAACGATCTGCAAAAGCCGGGTCGCCACGCCTGTACGTTACCCGATCGTTCGCGCGATCACAATTCTTGCACGCTGTTCGGCGCACTGTGCTTGCGATATTGCTCTTGCTTTGTCGAATAACGACAAGTACCATCACGCGCATGAGCAAGCTCGAATTGTCGATCAACGTGCAGTACCTCCCGTCCTGGGGTGCCTGGGAAGGCATCCGTGAGCTGGTCCAGAACGGCAAGGATGCCGAAACCGAGTTCGACGCCCCGCTCAAGGTCACGCACTACAACGGCACGCTGCGCATCGAGAACGAGGGCGCGGTGCTGTCGCGCGAGGCACTCTTGTTCGGCACGACGAGCAAGGCCGATCGCGTCGACATGATCGGCAAGTTCGGCGAGGGCTTGAAGCTTGGGATCCTCGCGCTTGTGCGCGCCGGGCACAAGGTCCGGATCCGGACCGGCTCCGAGGTCTGGACCGCTTTCATCGCCAAGAGCGAGCGCTACGGCGCGGACGTGCTCTGGTTCGATTGCGTCGGTGGCCGCGAGGACAAACGGCGCGTGCGCGTCGAGATCGACAATGTCTCGGCACGGGAGTGGGAGCAGTTGCGCGAGCGGTTTCTGTTCCTCGGCGCGCCTGGCAAAGACGATCGCGTCGCCACCGATCGCGGCGAGCTTTTGCTCGACACGAAGCATCGTGGAAATGTCTTCGTCAAGGGTATCTTCGTTACCCACGACGCCCGCTTGAACGCAGGCTACAATTTCTTCCGCGCGGAGGTCGACCGCGACCGCAAGATGGTCGCGGCGTGGGATCAGCAGTGGTACTGCTCGCAGATCTGGATGGAAGCTGCCGCGAAGCGTCCAGACCTGCTGGATCCGCTGTTCCGTTTCGCGCTCGAAGGCAAGCCCGACGTACTAGGTTTGGAGCACAGCGCCCCAAACGCGCCAAAAGAAATCAAGGAAGCCGTCGCCGCAAAATTCGTCGCGCAGTTCGGCCGCGACGCGGTGCCGGTCGGGACGCTCGCCGAGTCAGCTCAGGTCGAACACCTGGGCCGGCGCGGGGTCGTCGTGTCTAAGCCGCTCGGCGCGCTCCTCGCAACGACCTTGGGCGACAAGGAAGCGCTGCAGAAGCGGCTCCGCGAAGAGGTCGTGCGAACGCTGTCATGGCACGACTTGACCTTCGATCAACGAAGCAACCTGACGGACAACATCGAATTGCTTGGCAAGGTCCGCGAGGGCTGCACGCTCGATCTCGTCGACGTCGTCGAATTTCGCGCCAGCGACCTCCGAGGACAGTACAAAGACGGTCGCATCCTGCTCGCGTCTCGCGTCGTCGCCGATCGCGACCAGTGCCTCGCGACGCTGATCCACGAGTTCGCGCATCGCAATGGCGGCGACGGTGAGAAAAGTCACGTCGCGGAGATCGAAGCGACCTGGCGCGATCTCGTCAAGTACCTGCGGGGAGGTGCGGCGTGCGGGTCCTCGTGATCGAAGACGACATGCTACTACAACGCGCGCTCGCGCGGACTGTTCGGAGTGCCTTCGATGGCGTTCCGGTCGCGGTCGACACGACCGACTCTTCGCAGGGTGCAATCGCGCTGCTTCAGGCGAACGTTTACGATTGCGTTCTGTCGGATTTTCTCGTGCGCGGGGGCCGAGCCAGCCAGGTGCCGGACTGGCTTCGGCTCCATCAACCGCACCTGGCCGAGCGCTTCGTGTATCTCTCGGGCGCGGTCGCGGACTTTCAACACGACAAAGTGATTTCCAAGGGCGTCGACATCGAAACGTTCGCTGCCCAGCTGCGCCATTTTCTGGGGATAGCGGTATGACGACAGCTCGGATCGTTCGTGCCCGCTGCCGCATTCCAGTGTCCGTACAGTCAGGTGCCTTCGTCGATTTCGACGAACAGGACATTCACGAATGGGCAACGGCCGCGCAGAAGCAAGGCCGGTGGCAGGTTGTCTGCTTTTCCGCTCTGATCGAATCCGTCGTGGTCGTGGCGTCACCGGACGGACGCGCTGCGGTTTGGTTTGGTTGTTTACCTTGCATGCACGCTGAAACAGAGGATTGTCTACAGCACGGGCGGTACGGGCGTGACCGTCAGCGCTTGCAAACTCCGTCCACGCGCACCGCAGCGGAAGCGGCACTGTTGCGAGAACCTGAGGGTAAAGCCGCCGCTCGATATTGGGGTGTCCGACGTTTGGGTAGCGCCGAGATCCGACCGCTTGCACTTGCCGCGCTACGAGTCCTTCATGCGCGCGCATTCGGCGATCCCTTGCAGCTGCGCGATCAGCTGCTCGCGTCATTCGCTCTTGCCGCGCCGAGGCCGACCACCAAGCGTCTTTTGCGCGCAACGGACGACGAACTACTTGCAGCCAACGCGCTGATCGGTATCAAAGACTTCGAAGGTGCCTGTGCGTTACTTCAGAAGGGAGCAAAACGTGGCGAAGTTTGATGGTTTGAAGGTGTTTTCAGCGACGCTGAACCACGAGCGCGCGGTCCTCGGTGAGAAAGTCACGGAATGGATCGCGAGCGAAAAAGACAACGTCGACATCGTCGACATCGAAGTTTTCCAGTCGTCGGATGCGGCGTTTCACTGCGTGACGATCATCGTGTACTACAAGCGCAAGGTCGCGCGTCGCGTCGGCAACGTCTAAACAGCAAGAGGATATATGACGAACATCACGGAACAGACGACCCTCGGTGAATTGGCGGTGCAGCGCGCCGCGCTTGGTGTCTCGGCGATGCTGTTGCTCATCGATCCAGACAGCAGTAAGCGGCGAGCCATCGTCTATTCCCGCTTTGGGTCCTTCGCGGGCGAGGGCGACACCGAAGCGCAAGCCATCGAAGCGGCATTCGCAGCGTTGCGCCGCGCGATGGGCCACGCCATTGGTTTCGGCCGCCAGCTGGAGCTGGACGTGTGAAGCCGCAATGTCCGTCCGTCGTTGATGGCGTGGGCGTCTTCACACACGAGGACTGCCAGACCGCGCACTGTTCCTGGTGGGCGAGGCGTTGTACGGCGGCCGATACGATCCCAGTTGACGAGTTGATGCGCGGTCGACCGCGTAAGAAGCGGCTTGACTGCGCACTCGCATCACGTTGTCGCTGGATGCTGCAGTCAACCGATGGTCTGTGTCCGCCGATGAAGCTAGGTGAGATCTGCGAGCATCAAGGCGGCGCGTTCGGCACGTTCAACACGTTGCTGATCGACGGTTACTCGATGTGATAGAGCGTATGATCCGTTTGGGAATCGGCTTGCCGGCGTACGGCAGCAAACTCGACGTCGGCCACGCCGCGATGTGGCTTGGCCTCGGCGCGGCGCTCTGCGAAGCCCGCGACAAGTTCACGCTTACCTGGTTCAGCGAGTACCACGTCAACGGCATCGATCTTTGCCGCAACACGATCGTCTACGATGCGATGGTAGCCGGCTGCGACTGGGTGTTCATGATCGATGCAGACACGTTTCACCGCTCGACGGGCACAGACGGAATCGCAGACGCAATCGGCGATGCCGGCGTCGACATTCTTCAGATGATTCGAGACGCCGATCGCCGACAGGTGCCCGTCGACACCGAGGATGGCTTCGTCTCGCACGCCATCGAGCTGCCAGCTGGCTGCAACGGGGTCGGCCTCGTCGGCGCGCCAGTTCGCGGTCGTGGCGGGGAGACGCAGGACGTGTGCGTCCAAGACACGAGCGGCCAGCTCGTGCCGCTTCGCGACCTGCGCGGTACGGTACGCGCCGTCGGGCGGATCGGCGGGGCCTGCATCGCAGTCAACCTCGGCTGGATCCGCCGCTTCTGGCCCACGGGACCGTGGTTCGTGATGACGCACGACTACACGAGCCGCCCACGGAACGCGCGCGGTGAAGACTACGCGATCTGCGACGGAATCCGAGAGCGTGGCGGGGCCGTGCTCTGCGATGGGCGGTTCGTACCGAGCCACGTCGATCGCCGACGGCTCGTTGGTGAATCTTGAAAACTAGGTCGTGACTTGGCGAGCAGCTCCGTCTATATTGCCAGACGACCGATGACGTTACTGACACAGCTCGAAGCAGCCGTTATCCGCAGCCGCAAGCTGCGGCCACGCACCCGCGAACTCTACCTCCACCACGCGCGCGCGTTCGCGGCATTCGTTGAGTCGAAGCCCGAGGCGTCGAGCGACCTCGTACACGTCGCCGCGTGGCGAGATTTCATGTTGAAAGAGCTCAGCCCGCGCAGCGTGAACGTCGCGCTCAACGCACTTCGCTACGCTGCCGAGCGCGCAAAGCTCGATTCGCTCGCAGAAGCAGCCCGCGCATGTCAGCTCAAGGTCAAGCCACCACCGCGCCGGCTCCGCGCCCTGACGTGGGATCAAGGTCGAGCGCTCGTCGAAGCCTGCGCCGGGTCGCGCGGGCGCGACATTCGCGACGCCGCCTTGATCACGCTCGGGCTACGGACTGGCATGTTGCGCTTCTCGATCTGCCAGATCAAAATCGCCGACGTCGATCTGGAAAAGTCAGAGCTGCGCTTCGTCAAGAAAGGCGGCCAGACGCACACTATCTCGCTCGATGACGAGACGCGCGCTGCGCTCGCAAAGTGGATCGACTGGCTGCGCAGCAACGGCGTGACCAGTGGGTTTCTGTTCCGGTCGCTCGGCCGGCCGCGCGTCGACCCGAGCGATCGGGCAATCGGACCTCAGCTGACGCCCGACGGCTTCTACCGCGTGCTACGTGCCCGCGGTCGGCGGGTTGGATTCAGAGGCATGCGCCCCCGAACGCTGGCCGTGACGTTTCTGGCTTGGGCCAAACAGGTTGGCGCGCAGCCTGATCAGATCACGGCGGTCACCGGCTATCGAGCCATGCGCTACGGCGATCGGGCGTCCGGCGGTCCTGCTTGGCCGCCGGCAAATCACCTCTTGCCGCCGTGGACGGCGCGGAAGCTCCCCGAGAAGGAGCCGAATCCGTCGTGACGATCGCGACGCTCGCCATTGCGCTCTATGCCGGCATCGTCGTCACTGCCCTCACATGGCACGTGCGCGATGTGATTCACGGAACTCGTGACACGCGACCGCGCGCACGAGTCGTTCGATACCGACTGAATCGAAACAGAGAACCAAGGAGGAAGCCATGCGAACGCTGATCGTGACGACTTTGCTGCTGCTGACTTCGGCCGCACGCGCCGAGAACTGGCGTGTGAAGATCTCAGCCCCGAGCCGGGGCGAGCTCGTTGCTTGGCCGACGAACCGTTGCGGACGTGACGTCGCCGATCACGTTCGGCGAGTCGTTCAGAAGCATCCCTACATCGAGGTCGTCGACGGTCAGATGGCCGCGCAGCTCGACGAAAAGAACCCTGTTCCTGCTCAACGCCAGGTGCTGGCCGACAGCGCCTACGTCGCCTTCTACGACGTCACGGAGACGCGGACGATCGCCTTTTCGATCCTGTGGAAGAAGGCTCGAAAGAACCAGGTTCCCGTCAAAGTCTCCGTGATCGCTTGGGACAAGCCGGGTGATCGTGAAGACCTGAGCCGGCGTCTCAAGGGTTGCCACGAGACGTGGCTTGGCGTCGGCGAGCGTATTTGAAAGACGGACGAGTGCTATGGGCGAACGCGAAGTTCGCCGGGAGGTTTGAGATGGGTAGCGATTTCGATTTCGATCAACGTAGCCGCAGTCACCAGTCGCGTAGCCATGATAGCCATGACCAAGCGACGGTCGGTTCCACACCTGGCAAGCAGACACTGGTGGATGATCCGCACTCGCCGGGGCAATGGCTAAACTACCTGGCAGGCACGCCAGGCAAGCGGACGCTGGTCGAGCAGGCTGCAGTTCAGTCGCGTTACGTCGACAACGATTACGTCCTCTACGGGACGGCGTGCGACGCGAATTCGGCGACTCCGGGATGCTTTCTGTCCGAGAGGGATCGCGATCGGTTCGCGGGCTGGGTCAGGGATCGCATCGCAGCGGCGCGCGAGAACTACAAGGACGCGATCGGAGACGTCAAGCTCCACCTTTTGACGAAGAAATCAGACGAGCTGCACTGGCTAGCCAATCTTGCTTTCGACTTGATTGGCGCGCATTTCTCGCTCGTTGCTGCCGCCGCGCTCAAGGGGCTTCGCGAGAAGGGACTTCGCAAGCTCTGGAGCTTGGGCGTCACCGACATGATGTACGGGGCGGATAGCAGCGAATGGCAACGCCGAGCGATGGCGGCGCTTCATGCCGCTACGTCCGTCCGGATCGACACTGCCGTGCGCGTAGCGACCGGCTTTGCTTTGCCACGGCTCAAAGAAGCTGCCAGGCAATATCAAAACACCGCCAGCACGGCAGAAGTGCGCACCGAGGAGGCGTATCTCAACAGCCTTCGCGATAGCTGCGATATTCACTTCGAGCAGTTTGCGATCAACGCGCTCGCCCGCGCATCCGATGCAGATCTGGTGGTTCTCTACGAGATGTTCGACCCGGCGCTTCACCAGACAAGCAAGTACGTCAACGAATTGAACGCCAAGCTGGCGCGCTTCAAGCAGTCTGGCGTACCCGAGATCGGCCACGGGCGCACGCAGCTTTTCGAGGGGCACCTCGAAACAACGACGCGCGTCATCTTGGTGCAGGACATCTACGGCAAGCAGAGGTCATGGTACGCCGTACAGGGTAGTTACTACGCGAACGGCCGCACCAACCACGGGGAATTGCAGCTCGACCGGCCCGTCCCCGACGAGTTCTGCGACGTTGCAATTGCCGTATCCGAAGCACGTTTTGGCAAAACACCGGTCATCGACGACGGCTACGTCGCGATGCTCAAGTCTGCAGGCGTCGATCCAGCTGTCATGCGCTCCAAGCTGCAAAGCGGAAAGTAGAGAAGGTCGATGCGTTGGTTTTGGCTATCTCTACTCGTGGCGCTCGTGTCGATCGCCGCGGTCAGAATTTACGTATCGCGCAAGGACTGCGATCCCGATCCTGACAAGCTGACGAAACGCGAGCGGTGGCTTTGCTTGGACCGAGCAGCACGTCTGAAAGACGCCCTCCTCGACGACGAGTCAACCGTAGACCGTCGAGAGTTGGCAGCGCACGTGCGCCACGGACATCTCTATTCCGGGATCTTGGATATTTGTTTGAACAAACATGCAAGCGATATCCCCGGCGAAGCTGAAGCAGACGCATGCTGGTTCAACACGAAAGCCGATAGCTGTTACATCGGCGTCGCGCGAACGCTGCTCGAAGAGTACAAGCGAAACTGGGCAAGATACCGGCCCAACTAGACCGATCCTCGTATCGCAAGCCACGACAGCCCAGCGGCACCAGCTAGCCCGACGATCGCGAGCAACGCTCTCGCGACCCGTCGGTTTTCGGACACGGGACAGATCGGTAGCGCGACGGGCGGGGCCTTGCGCGACGAGACGGCGGCAAGGCCTTGCGCGAGCAGCGCTGCACCGATCGGCGTCGAGGGTTCGATGTTCAGCTCGCGCGTGAGAAACGTCCGCCAATGATCGACGCCCGGAAGCGGTCCGACCCAGTAGCTACCCTGTGCGGCTTTCGCGCGCACGTACGCGGCCGGATCGGAAAACGTCTCTTTGTACTCCAACCCAACTTGATCGTCGGCACCGCGCGCGAAGTTGCCGCTGCGGTTCGACATGACCAAGTCAGCGAGTAGGAGCGTCAGCACCGTCGGATCTTTGGCCGTCGACGCCCAGCGGCCGAACGGCGCGCAAAACTTGGGTAGGCCACGCGCGGCGCAGCCCTCGGGCCGGTCATGAATCGGACCGTAGAATCCGTAGTTCGGGTGACCCGGCAGCTGGCGATACAAGAGCAGGTCGAGCACGCCGCGCCGCAGACGCTCGCGTCGCGCGCGGTTGACGGCGGCCTCACCGACCGCGACGCGCTCTTCGATCGTGCCGTCGCCGACCTCAGACTGCATGTAACGCGCGAGTGTGTAGGTTTCGAGCGAAAGGGGGCCTCGAAACAGCCTCGGTGCGATGCGCTGGAGCTGCGCTTCGGCCCGCGCGCGCATGACCTCGGGCGCGCACGCAACGTTGCCCAGAGCGTCGACGCCGCACCCTGAAAACACCGTGATCTGCGGTTCAGCAGCGAGCGGCGCGAAATCCGCGTGCCAGCGAGGGTAGCAGTCCGGAGCAGTGCCGAGTGCTTGCACGGATGAAGAGATACTACACGAGCTACCTGACCTTTACCTGACGAGATCCGCGAGCTTTGCTACCGTTGGCAAAGCGTGAGAAGAAACTACGTCACGGTCAACTACGTCCGAGCGCTGCGGCACCGGGCATCACAAGATAACCGCGCCTTCGTTTGGCTCGTCGAACCTGCGACGGAATGCTTGGTCATCTTGCTGTGAATCAGCGCCGCGCGAACTTCGCAAGTAACTAGTGAGAGCTTGTCGGAGTCATCTCCGTAGGCTATTCTTGCTCGCGGTCGTGAAGCGCCGCAGGTTCGGAGACGTACGTGTTGCGAAGATCAAGCTCGCGCCCTACGGGCTTGGTCGCGCCGTGGAGTGCGGGCCTGTGGCACCGGGCAAGGCGATTCGTGTTTGCGTCACCCGGCCAGAGAAACCTGGTGCTCAGCTTCGCGCTGCCAAAGATGCCTGCCGTATCTTGCGTGCGGCGGCACAGGCCGACCGCGAGAGCTTCTACGCAATCCATCTTGATGCGCAGAATCGCGTCCTTGGCGTCGAGGAAGTTGCCAAGGGCGGGATCGCCCACGTCGAAGTGCATCCGCGCGAGGTCTTCAAGAGCGCGATCCTGACCAACGCCGCTGCTCTGCTCATCGGCCACAACCATCCTTCCGGCAGCCCCAAGCCGAGTGAACAAGACCTGGAGATAACGCGAAGGCTCATCGGGGCAGGGAAGCTCCTCGGCATTCCGATCCGTGACCATGTGATCGTCGGTGCCGACAGTTGTACAGGACTGCGGGACCAGGGCCTCGTGATCGGCTTCGAAGGAGTGAAACGGCGTAGGCGTCGTTCGCGGTAGGCTGGGTGACCAAGAGATTCTCCAGTCCGAGCCGCGCTCTCACGATTTAGCCTTACCCAGCGACGGCAACACGGCGCTGACCGAGCCGCGCGTTCGCACGTGCGTGTAGATGTCCTCGATCGTCCGCTCGGTCTGGCCGGTGAGCTTGGACACCTCGGCCGGTGACAGGCCCGCTTCGCGTAGCCACGTCACGAGCGAGTGGCGCGCCAGGTGCGGGAACACGTGACGGATCCCAGCTTGTTGTGCGCGTCGTCGGAACACGTACCAGACGCGAAACGGCGATATCCGATCGCCAATTCGATTTCCCTGCACTTCACGAAAAACCGGACCCGTCGTCGCGCCGGAACGCTTCAGCACATCGAGCCAGGCGTCGAGCGCGGTGAAGGTTTCCTGGTCGGCTTCGAACGTGATCAGATCGCCGCCTTTCTTGAGCGTCGTGATCTTGGGCGGGTGAATCCCCTCGATGTCGAGCGCGACCAGGCCGCCTCGGCGCAGTCCTGTGCGCAGCGCGAGCGTGATCAGCGCGCGGTCGCGAATGTCGACCAGCGAGTCGGAGCTGCACGTCGCCAAAAGCCGTGCGGCCTCGTCGAACGAGAGCGGCTCGCGCGGCGCACCTGGCCTGGCCTTGTTGCAGGTTGCGGCAGCCGCGAAGTCCAAATCGGGCCGCCGTTCGAGCTGCGAGTAGCGACGCGAGGCGTGCCGGATCGCCTTGCGGTAGACACTCACGGTCTGCGGCTGCCGGCCGCCGCGCTCCAACTCGTCGAACCAGCTTTCGACGATCGACAGCGTGTACTTCGACGGGTCTGTGCCGGCCTTCGGGATGGCGTACGCGAGGAAGCTTTCGACGCACTCGCGGTAGAGGGTCTTCGTTCGAGCCGAGAGCTGGCGGTTGGAATCGATCGCGGATAGGAGAGGATGCTGCACGGGCTTCCGAGTCTACGCGGACCGGGGGTTCAACACTCGTCGAAGAGTGTTGAAGTCCCAGATCCCTGATTTCCTTAATGATTTCAAGCATTTATACAGTTTCCTCGACGGTGTGCGCGAGCCCTCGGGGGAGTGTTGACGCGCCCAAGTCCCGATGAGAAAAGGGAAACCATGGGTCGGCGCGGTCCTCTCCCCCGTTCGGGCGTCGTCTACGTCTGCCGCGACGGAACCGAGCTGGACGTCGTCGTCCGGGCGCACGGCGCACCCTACGTCCACTGGCCCGGACATCCGCTCGCCACGTCGAGCGGCCACGTGCCGGTCCTGCGCCTGGCAGCCAGCGAGGCAGGCCTGGGCCGACACGCCGACGGCTCGTTCTCGCCGTGGATCACGCGCGGGCAGGCTGTCACGCCGATCGACGGCGACCCGTGGAATTGGGATCGCAAGAACCTGCGCGTGCGACCGCTCGCGGCGAGCTTGCCACTCGCACGGAGATCGCCTCGCCAAGCGCCAACGGATCGGCGATGATTCTCCGGATGAAAGCCTTCCGTCGAAAGCGCAAGCAATCCGTACTCGGACGCGAGACTTGTCCAGTGATCACGTTTGAAAAAATGCGGGCGCGCGGCAGCGCGCTCATTCGCGCGTACGCTGGAGACGAATCCGTCGGCGAGGTGTTCCTCGAAAAGGATCCCGTCGGGAACGTGCCCTACGTAGCCAACATCCGCGTCAAGCCCGAGTTGCAGCGTTGTGGCGTGGGCACGCAGCTCTACGAACAAGCCGCTCAGTTCGCCTGCCGCGTGTTCCGCAAACCGCTGCACAGCGACATCTATCGATCCGAGATGACCGATCGCTTCTGGCAGAAACAAGTCCAGAAGGGACGCGCCGTCTGCGTCACCAAAGTGCCTCGGTCGATGGTCGAGAAGGGATTGCCACCGGACGCATTCGCGATCGGGCGCAGCGGCTGCAAGCGCTATCGCTTGATGTGCCCCGCGCCGCCGGTTCTCTCACGGGCTGATCGTCGTCATCGTTGACGATTCGAGCGAGATACGAAGCTCCGTTCGCAAGATGCGATGAAGATCTTGACAAGTAACGGGCTGGCCGGCACGGTTGGGACGTGCTGTCTTTTGCGCAAGCCAAACAAGCGCTCCTAGCCTGCATCGAAGCGAGAGTCACGCCGCTGCTCGTCGGTTCCCCGGGCCTGGGAAAGACCTCCCTCGTACGCGCCGTCGCACATGAACTCGATCGGCCATGCCACGAGCTGATCTGCAGCAACTGCGACGCCGTCGACATCGCCGGTCTGCCTTACGTCGTGAACGGCGAGCTGCGACGTGCCCTGTTGCCGCAGATCAAAGCCTGCGTCGACGCGCCGGGGGTTCTGTTTCTCGACGAACTAACCAGCGTACCCGTCTCCGTGCAAGCACCGTTGATGCGCCTTTTGCTCGAAGGCATCGCGGGAGACTCGATGTTGCATGCCGAAAGCTGCATCATTGGCGCAGCGAATCGTCCCGAGGAGTGTCCGAGCGGCGTCGAGCTGACGGCTGCGACCGTCAACCGAGTCATCAAGCTCGTAGACTATCAACCCACGCTCGAAGACGAGACGATCGGCGACGAGGGATCTCGCCTGCGCGAGGAGTTCCGTGACTTCTCGGCAACGCTCGCCGTCGCCCCCGACCTCATCGAAATGGTACCTCCACGCACCGCAATCGACGCTGGGGCGCCGTTCGCGAGCCCTCGCGCTTGGGAGCGCGGGTTGCGCGCTTACGCGGCCTACTGCGACCGCGCAGGAATTGGTGACGGTCGAGACGATGACGATGTCAGCTACGCAATCCTTGCGGGTGCGGTTGGGGAAGCGAAGGCCTCTGCTTTCCTCGGCATCCGCAAGATGCGCAAGTATCTACCCTCGATCGACGAGATCCTCCGCGATCCTCAAAAAGCGATCGTCCCCGAACAAAGAGATCGACAGATCGCAGCGGTCGGTCTGCTCACGCGCGTGGCCGAAAGAGATCTCTGGTGCGCGTGGATCTATGCAGATCGACTCGTGCCGGAGATTGGCGCTGCTTGCGCACGAGTGCTCCTGACGCGCATGCACAAACCGACAAGCCCGAGCCGGTGGTTGTCGCAGGGCAAGAAGGCGCAGACCAGTGTGCTCGCGCGAGTCCAGCGAGCGATGCTCCCTACGGAAGCGAGATAGCGGATCCGCAAGCACCCCAGGAGTGCGCGGCGTGATCGGCATTGCCGACCACAAGGAGGAAACATGAAGACCGTCGAGATCAAGAATCGCTGGACCGGCAACGTGATCTACGCGACACAAGTCGCGGACGACGATCCGTACCCGATCCGAACGGCGTTGGAGAAAGCGGTAGCCTCCGGCGCGTACCTCTATGGCGCGGACCTCGTCGGCACGAACCTCTCCGGCGCGTACCTCGTCGGCGCGTACCTCATCGACGCGGACCTCTCCGGCGCGAACCTCTCCAGCGCGAACCTCACCAGCGCGAACCTCATCGGCGCGAACCTCTCCAGCGCGAACCTCGTCAGTGCGCACCTCGTCGGCGCGAACCTCGTCGGTGCGAACCTCACCGGCACGAACCTCACCGGCACGAACCTCCGCGGCGTGAACCTCACCGGCGCGAACCTCGCCAGCGCAAAGTATGAAGGCGTGCCGGTTGTTCGAGGACTTGACGCCAAGATCCTCAAGCTGATCGAATCCGGAGACGGCCAGCTCAATATGACCGCCTGGCACACGTGCGAGACTACGCACTGTCGCGCAGGCTGGGCTGTGGTGTTGGCCGGTGACGCTGGCCGCAACCTCGAAGCAAAGATTGGGACGGCCGCTGCCGGTGCGCTCATCTACCATCGCTCGACGGGGCGCGTGCCGGACTTCTACGCGAGCAACAAGGATGCGCTCGCCGACATCGTCGCGTGTGCGCGCGACCAGGGAGGTACCCGATGAAGACCATCGAGATCAAGAACCGCTGGACCGGTGCCGTGATCTACGCGATGCAGGTCGCTGACGACGATCGATACCCGATCCGAACGGCCCTAGAGAAAGCGGTTACCGACGGCGTGAACCTCTCCGACGCGGACCTCACCAACGCGAACCTCTCCGGTGCAGACCTCACCTACGCGAACCTCGCCGGCATTTACCTTTGCTCCGCGAACCTCGTCGGCGCTTTCTTCGTCTGCGCGGACCTCTTCGGCGCGGACCTCTCCAACGCGAACCTCTCCGGCGCGGATCTCTTCGGCGCGGACCTCACCAACGCGAACCTCTCCGGCGCGGACCTCTCCGGCGTGAACCTCTGCGGTGTGAGGTACGTGGACGTGCCGGTTGTTCCGAGGCTCGATGCCCAGATCCTCGAACGAATTGAATCCGGCGAAGGCTCACTCCGCATGAACGTCTGGCACACGTGCGAGACAACACACTGTCGCGCAGGCTGGGCTGTGGTGCTGGCCGGTGACGCTGGCCGCAAGCTCGAAGCAAAGATCGGGACGGCCGCTGCCGGTGCGCTCATCTACCACCGCTCGACGGGGCGCGTGCCGGACTTCTACGCGAGCGACGAGGATGCGCTCGCCGACATCGTCGCGTGTGCGCACGACCAGGGAGGTGCCCAATGAAGACCATCGAGATCAAGAACCGATGAAGACCGTCGAGATCAAGAACCGCTGGACCGGTGCCGTGCTCTACGCGACGCAGGTCGCGGACGACGAGCCGGCGATCTGCACGGAGTGCGACCTGCGGATGCAGCGAAGGCATCATCACGGGAGCGGATTGACGAGGAGCCCCATGGCGAGGATCGAAATCACGAAAACCGAGCTAGTGTGGCCCGGCAAGTACAACGACGACGGCACGCTCAAGGAAGTGCCGCGCGTCAGCCTGCCCTTCCAGGTCATCGCGACCGTCAACGAGAGCCGCGCCACGCGCGAAGCGAAGAAGGGCGGCGTGCAGCAGTCGCTCTTCGACGTCTACGAGGGCAAGGAGGGTGACACCTTCGAGGAAGGCTGGCGGAACAAACTCATCTGGGGCGACAACCTGCTGGTGATGGGGTCGCTCTTAGAGAAGTTCGCCGGAAAGATCGACCTCATCTACATCGACCCGCCGTTTGCAACCGGGACGGATTTCAGTTTTCTTGCGCAGGTAGGGAATGAAGGATTTGAAATAGAGAAGGAACAATCAATCCTTGAAGAACTTGCGTATCGCGATACGTGGGGTGGCGGAACTTATTCTTATCTCTCAATGATCTTACCGCGGCTGCGAAGAATGTATGAATTGGTATCTCCAAGTGGCAGCCTCGTCGTACACGTGGACTACAGATTAGTTTCGCAGATCAGACTCTTGCTAGACGAAACTTTCGGCGCTGAACACTTTCGCAATGAGATTGTGTGGCACTACCACAGCGGAGGGATTTCACAAGAATTTTTTCCACGGAAGCATGACTCGCTACTTTGGTATTGCAAAGGTGATGTACCATATTTTGATAGCAAGAAAGCGTCAGTGCCTCGAAACGTTTGTCAAGAGTGTGGCACCACTCTTGACAAGTGGAACAACCTAAAGCGTTGCGTTGACAAGGATGGGCGAGTCTATCGAACTATCAAGTCTGCCGGGAAGGTGTACGTCTATTACGACGATGAGCCGGTCCTTGTCCCTGACGTATGGCTCGGAATCAATCACCTCCAGCAAAAAGACCCGGAGCGAACCGGATTCCCTACTCAAAAACCGGAAAAACTACTTCACAGAATTATAGGAGCTTTGTCACCTGAAAGCGGTTTGGTCGCCGACTTCTTCTGTGGCTCCGGCACCACGCTTGCCGTCGCCGAGAAGCTCGGCCGCCGCTGGATCGGCTGCGATCTGGGCCGCTGGGCGATCCATGTCACCCGCAAGCGGCTACTCGGCATCGAGAACTGCAAGCCCTTCGAGGTGCTGAACCTCGGCAAGTACGAGCGCCAGTACTGGCAGGGCGTGACGTTCGGTGACAAGAAGGACAAATCCGTCACTGAGCAGAAACTCTACGAGTACCTGGCGTTCATCCTCAAGCTTTACGGCGCGCAGCCGGTCGCGGGGATGGCCCACCTGCACGGCAAGAAGGGGAAGGCCATGGTCCACATCGGCGCGGTGGATGCGCCGGTGACCATCGCCGAGATCGACGCGGCGGTGGACGAGTGCGCGAAGCTCAAACAGGGCGAACTGCACGTGCTCTGCTGGGAGTGGGAGATGGGCCTGTACGACCTGATGGTCGAGGCGGCGAAGAAGAAGGGCGTGGAGCTCCGGCTCCTGCAGATCCCGCGCGAGGTGATGGAGCAGCAGGCCGCCGCGAAGGGCGACGTGCGTTTCTTCGAGCTGGCCTACCTCGAAGCCGAGATCAAGCAGCCGAAGAAGCTTACCGCGCAGGTGGCGCTCAAGGACTTCGTCATCCCCAACACCGAGCTGATTCCCGAGGACGTGCGCAGCAAGATCAAGAAGTGGTCGGACTACATCGACTACTGGGCAGTGGACTGGGACTTCCGGAACGACACCTTCATGCAGGGCTGGGTCGCCTACCGGACCCGCAAGGAGCGCAAGCTCCCGCTCGTCTCCGACCCGCACACCTACGAGAAGGCGGGCAAGTACCACATCCTCGTCAAGGTGATCGACATCTTCGGCAACGACACCTCGCAGGCCTTTGACGTGGAGGTGAAGTAGCTATGGCCAAGCCGGAGTCCGCTACCGGTGCGCTCATCTACCATCGCTCGACGGGGCGCGTGCTGGACACCGTCGACCAGGGAGGTACCCGATGAAGACCATCGAGATCAAGAACCGCTGGACCGGTGCCGTGCTCTACGCGACGCAGGTCGCTGACGACGATCCGTGCCCGATCCGAACGGCGTTGGAGAAAGCGGTTGCCTCCAGCGCGAACCTCTCCGGCGCGAACCTCTGCGGCGCGAACCTCGTCAGCGCGAACCTCTCCAGCGCGAACCTCTCCGCTGCAGATCTCTCCGGAGCACGCCTCACCGGCGCGAACCTCTCCAATGCGAACCTCGCCGACGCACGCCTCACCGGCGCGAACCTCGCCAGCGCGTACCTCGCCAGCGCGTACCTCGCCAGCGCGTACCTCTCCACCGCGAATCTCGCCAGCGCGTACCTCGCCAGCGCGAACCTCCGCAGCGCGTACCTCGTCGGTGCGAACCTCTCCGGCGCGCACCTCGTCGACGCGAACCTCTCTAGCGCGAACCTCGCCAGTGCGTACCTCGTCGGTGCGAACCTCTCCGACGCGAACCTCGCCGACGCGAACCTCTCCGAGGCGAACCTCGCCGACGCGAACCTCCGCAACGCGAACCTCTCCACCGCGGACCTCTCCACCGCGGACCTCGTCGGCGCGGACCTCTCCAACGCACGCTTCACCGGCGCGAACTTCTCCAATGCGAACCTCTCTGGCGCGCGCCTCACCGGCGCGAACCTCTCCGGCGCGAACCTCACCGGCGCGAACCTCACCGGCGCGAACCTCGGCGGCGCGAAGTACGACGACGACGTGCCGGTCGTTCGAGGACTTGACGCCAAGATCCTCAAGCTGATCGAATCCGGAGACGGCCAGCTCAATATGACCGCCTGGCACACGTGCGAGACAACACACTGTCGCGCAGGCTGGGCTGTGGTGCTGGCTGGCGAGGCTGGTCGCAAGCTCGAAGCAAAGATCGGGACGGCCGCTGCCGGTGCGCTCATCTACTACCGCTCGACGGGGCGCGTGCCGGACTTCTACGCGCGCAACGAGGACGCCCTCGCGGACATCGTCGCGTGTGCGCGCGACCAGAAACCCAACTACGACCATGACTGAAGCGCTCGTTCGTCGATGTTGGACGCTCGCGATGACGCTCGGCTGGCGGTCACCGTTCTTCTTTCCAGTGTTGGCGCACGTCGAGTTCATCGCGAGCGACGCCACGTCGACGGCATGTGTCGACGTGCGGGGGCGTATCCGCATCGCACCACGCTTCGCCGCTCAGCTTTCGGATCAAGAACTACAGTTCGTGATCGCGCACGAACTGATGCACCTGCTCATGCTGCACCACGATCGCAGAGGTGACCGCGATCCCGCGCGATGGAACACGGCAGCCGATCTCCTGATCAACTACACGCTGGTGGCTGTTGCCAGCAGCGGAACCTGTACGTTCGCGATGCCTCGGCATGGCATCATTGCCAACGAAAAACAGGCGAAAAAGACGACGGAACAGCTCTACGACGAACTCGAAGCGAGCAGCAGCGGCAGCGGCGGCGGCAGCAGAGGCAATAGCAATGAAGTGCAAGTTCAGACGGAAATTCCCGTCGGGGCCGGCTGCGGCGTTGTCGACGCCGGATCAGAACTAGAAACCCCCAGCGAAGCACAGCTCAAGCGGCAGTGGCGGGAGTGTGCTGCACAGAGTCAGCTGCTCGCTCGCCAGAGCGGCTCACGGACTGGAAACCTGCTCGCCGATTTCTTGGATGTTCCGGCAGCGAAAGTTCGCTGGTCGGCGTTGGTTCGTGGCGTACTTTCCCGCGCAACATCCGAAGCTGGGCGCGACGATGTCACGTGGACGCGACGATCGCGGCGAAGCACGCCCGAAATCATCTTGCCAGGACCGATCACACATCGCTGCCGCGCCGCCGTGGTGATCGATACGTCGGCGTCGATGTCCGACGATCAGCTCGCGCAAGCCGTCGCTGAAACTGCAACCATCGTCGAACATTGCCGCGTACCGGTGTTTCTCGTCGTGCATGACGTCGACGTCCACGCGGCGTGTTGGATCCGACCCGGTAGCAAAAACGCCGTTGCCACGCGCATCCAACGACAACTCAAGGGTCGAGGGGGCACGCTGTTTCAGCCCGCCTACAAACGAGTCGCTGCCGAGGGCAAGTTCAACGTCATGATTCACTTGACGGACGGCTGGATCGACTCTCCTTGGCCGGATCGTCCCGCAACGGTACGACGGCTCGTCGTGGCGTTGCTGAACACGGCCATTTCGACAGCGCCGATGCCGCCGCCGAAAGACGCTCGCGTCGTCGAAATCACTTTGTGAGGTTCTATGTCGTCATACGATCGCGTCGGATTCTCCAGTCTGGTGCCAGGAGTGTCATGACACACGGATCACCGACGTCTGCGAGGAGGTTCGCGGGGAGATTCTCAGCGAACTTCTCTTCTGGGCGCGCGAGCGTCACGAGTCCGAGGTCGGACCGGATCCGAGAAACATCCGCCGCCAAGCGCTATCGAGGCTATGCAAGGCGACAACGGGCAACCGTGATCACTCAGGCGCGAGCGAGGACTCGGTCGAACGGCTGAGATGGAGCCGCATCACCAGAGGGTTGCTCGCGTTCGGTCACGTACTCAGGTTGGAACGGCGGCTTCGTCACGTTCACCTCCGAACGCAGGTTGCGACTTGGTCCGCGAGCTTGTTGTAGAGCCGATCGGCGGCGTCAGTGACGAGCAGGCGCGCGGCGCTGGCGTCGCGGATCTGCTGTAGCACCTCGGGATAGTAGCCGACGGTTTCGTACGCTTCGAAATCTTCAATGTCGACCACCATCGCGAGCATCGGCGCGCCGTGCATCTGACTCGGGTTGGTTTCGACGCCGAGGTCGAGCGTCGGGATCTCAACCCACACGTGGCCAACAATCTCGCCGGTCACTGTTTGTCCGCGCCCGACGACAATAATGGCCTCGTAACCGAGCCGCTCGACAGCGCGTGCCGCAACGTGCGCGATCTCGGGACAGCCCTTGAAGTGCTGCGGAACGGGGCACGTCCGGATCGCGTTGCTAAGGCAACGGCCGAGGCGCGTCTCGATCTTGATCGGCGCGACGCGGTGACGTTTCCAGACGGAGGTTGTCACAACTACCGCCGCGCCAGAAACAAGGCCCCAAGGCTGAGCGCGATCACGCCAACGCCAATGGCGACACCGGGACGAGCTGACGATGTTGGCGCTTCACCCCACGAGTACCGATACCATGGATACGACCGACGATACGACGTCGGAAACATCTCGTAGAACGGGTCGAGCGCGAGCATGTCTTACAGTACCACGATCGCTCACGCGATCGTCTCACAGGCTCCCATAGGCGCGTTTCGCGACCTCGATCGTCGAGGCCCGCACTGCTCGCGACAATGGGCAACCGTGATCACTCCTACGAGTGCAAGGTTGCCGTGATACAATCCCGCGCATGGCGAAGACTTGGCCCAAAGGCGGCGCAACTACCGAGCGCTGGCGCAGGAAGCTCGAACGTATCGCGACGTGGGTTCCCGTCGACGCACTGCTTGCGTGGATCGACACGGAATCAGGCGGTCGTCCCGATGTCACGACCAGCCTCGGCGAGCGCGGTCTATTTCAGGTTCATCCCGATGAAGTCGAGATGCTCGGCCTCACACAGGACGAGTTCACGCGCCTTACGACAGATCCCGACCTCGCGTTGCGTGTCGGCGTCCGACAAGCCAAGCTGTACGCGCGCCAGGCCAAGTCCGACCTCGCGAAGGCTGGCGTCGAGTGGCACGGGCGCGACTTTTGGAAACTCGTGAAGCTCTACCATGGTGCGTACGCAATGCCACGCGCGGCGCTGCAAGCGTTCGCGCGTACCTATGGCCGAGGTCCGGACAGCTGGGCCGAGCTGTACGCTTTTACGTTGCGCGAAGCTGCAGCCGGCCGCGATCTGATCACGAATAACCCGCAGCTGTCCAAGACGCTGCGACAGCTCACCAACTTCGTCATGGCCAACGCCGAGAAGACCGGCGAGGCGTCAGAACTGCCCGTGTTTCGCTCAGACCGAGTTGCGCAAGTCGCGGACTTGCTGCGACGAGCTGGGATCATGATCTAGTCAGCCTGCGCAGTTTTCACAGAGATCATGCAAGCCTCGTCAGCTTGCCGATCTCGAACTGATCTTCGACGGGCCGCTGGAAGTGCTTGTCCCTTGGATCTTGGATCCGATACCGCAATCGGACAACGTAAGCCACGTCGCCGACCGCGAGCGCGCACGAATCGCGGCGGATCTCGGGTCGATACCCGGTCCACCGCTCGATCTGATTGGCCGTTGCGTCATAGCCGATTCGCGATTCGGCGTGCCGGACGATTTGCCTGAGATCATCGACGGTCGCCGGCTCGAACGCGTACGACCCGTAACAGCCCTCGGGGATAACCGCGGAGTTCATGAGCCAAGTCGTCATTTGTCAATTCCCCAAAAGCCAAGGTGGGGTCAGCTTCGCGTCGAGCGCGCCGATGTCGACGAGCCTATCGTCGACTGTATCGGGGATCGGCAGCCGGCACGACTCCGTGATGACCTCGCGTTGATGCCGCAGCGACCATTCGATCTGACGTGCGACTTCGGATCCGAAGCGCTGGCTGGCCCAGCGCGCGAACTCGGAAGGATCGACCCAGGAGTAGTGAAACAACACGCGCGAGATCGGCGCATCGATCGTCAGCAGGTAGCCGCGATAGTGCGGGTAGATCTGATGCACCGCGCGTGAGATGTACGATGTCGGCGACGCGAACCAGAGCGCGACGTCGCGATCTTCGGTCCACGACACGTAACGAAAGCCGGGGCCGAGCATGACCTTGGGGTCGAGCAACACGCCGCGATAGAGCGGCACCTCGGGCGGCTGGGGAAAGAGCGTGACCAGTTGCCGGATAACGTCGCTGTGTCGATCCAAGATCTCGTCGGCGACGTGGGCGAAGCCGCCGATCGCATGCGCCAAAAAATTGCCGTACAGATCAAAGGCATCGTACAGCACCTCTCGAACTTCGTTTGCATTCATGATCTTGTCCCTTCCGTGACGATCGTTTCGATCTCTTGGAGGGCGTCGAGCACGACGCGGAGATCCTGCATGATCTCTGGGCGCAAGACCCTTTCCAGCTCGATCCACCAGTCGCGCAGCGAACGGTCCGCACGCTCGCAGTGTAGGGCAATCTCTCGGATACTCGTCATTGTGCAACTCTCCTTTTCTTCGGTGGGTTGTAGTGCCTTGCGGTCACGGCCACGACGACGGCAAGGCGGCCCTCGTACGAGACGCGCGCGGAGATGTCCACACGCGCCGCCCGAGAACGTCGCCTCCAGTAGTGGTAGCCGCCGCCTTCGGTTTGCGCCGCCAGCGGCTGGTAGGCGTCGACGAGAAGCTCGGTGAGCTCTCGGCGCGCGTCTTCCAAAGACAGGCCGCGATGATCGGCGTACTCCTGCGCAGCACGTTGGGTCACGTACACGCTGCCGACGTCGCCCAAGTACTTGGGCTTGTGTTCAAGGTTCTCCATGTTCTCCATGTCCTTGTTGACTCTGCATTCTGATGACGCGAAGAGCGCCGGAGAGCACCGACCGTGTCGTGTGCATTTCAATCTGTGACTGTGAAGTTTTTGGCGTCGACAGATCGATCGCCGTCGTCGTCGCGGTCGATCGAATGGTCCGAGCGGGCAGCGGACATTCGACGAGTTGCCCGTTGGCGATCACCGGGAAGCGGTAGTCGATCCGCACCGGCACTCCGTACCGCTCGACGAGCGCGGGCGCGTAGTGCCGGACCGTCGCCGGCAGATCGATCTGTACGATCTCGACTGTCGTATCGTCTAGCGCCCGTACGATGCCATAGACTGGCATGACGTATTGTCGGACGATCGAGATATATTTTTTGATTTCGCCGGGTGCTGTCAGTGTCCACACGCCGGCCCGGCGCGCCGATAGCCAAGGATCGCAAAAGTCAGTCCAGTCCGAGTACTCAGCTTGCGTGACGAGCTTAGCTTCCCGTGTAAGCCACCACCCGCATGTGGCGAGCGTCCCAGCGACGAGTTCGACCGTGTCGACTGCGTCTCTGATCGCGGCGATGCCACGCCGCCACGCTGCGATGCGCAGCTCGCGAAGCTTCGCCGCTGGCGTTTTCGGCGGCGACACGCTGACCTTTGCCTGCCGTGCCTGCCGGACATTCGCACGACGCTCGATCTGGTCGTACAGATCATTGGGGCCACGTAGCACAACCCCGAGTCGCTTGCTGATCGCGGCAAGCAGCCTCTCCGCGGCATCTGGCGTACGTTCGATCCAGCCTTGGACGACCCCCAGGTTCGTCCAATGCTGCCAGTCAGTGGCCGGCACACGCGCGAGCATCAGCTCTTCGCGCGGCAGCCGCGTGTACTTGCGCAGTGCGCGAGCGATGCGCTGCCAGTCGATCCGGCCAGAATCGTCAACGAATATTGCACTGACACTGACGAGATATCGGAGCGCAGCCCGCGACAGTCGCGCGAGCCGCCGCAGATCGGCAGTCTTGATCTCCTCAGGGTAGATCGAGAATCCTACGCGAGCGACGCGCAAGAGCGCCAGGATCCGATCGCGCGATCCCCGCCAGGAAGCGGGGAGTCCGGAGAGTGCCGACCCGAGCGCCCGAACGCGCTCGGCCGGGATCCCGAGCCGCCACGCCCGCGCAACCGTCTCGGGCGTCGGGTTGTAGCACGACCCGACAGCGGGGCGGGGAGCCGCCTCGTGCCAATAGTCGATCCACTGCCGACCGAGGTCGGCGGGATCGATCCACGCTCTCGGCCGGATCGACGGCTTCCGCCACACAGCGGCGATCAGCCGGTCGTCCACACCATGTGTCCACGGCGCGACTCGACGGACGATCCAGACGTAGTCGCGAGCCGTTTCGATCTTCGACGGCGCGCTGGGCACCGTCGCGCGCAGGTACGCACGCGCGCCTTCCGCGCACGTGATATCGCAGCCGTAGTCAGCTACGATCTGCCGCGTTTCGTTCTCGGTCATTCCGCGCCTCCTTTCCGCCGAATGACGCGGGCTACGCTCGGCGTGGGCATGGGCGCAGGCGCGACCGCGCTCGGCGTAGGCACGGGCGCAGGCGCGACCGTGCTCGGCGCGTAGCCACGGATCACACGTCGCTCTTGCGTGCGCGGCGGGCGCAGCCGTGCCCATTCGGCGAGCCCGCGTGTTTCGGGCGCGTTCGGGCGGCGGTGCCGACCGGCGCGCAGTCGGCGGCGGACCTCGCGCGTGGGATAGATCTGTTGCGCACCGACCGCAACGCCCGTGACGATCCGCCGGCCAGCGCGCGCGTAGTACACGTGCGTCTTGCGCGTAGAGATCGCCCAGCCCTGAGCAGCTGCCGCTTCGGTCGCGCAGGCGATCACGCGATCGATGCACGCACGATCGTCGGACATGATCGACACCGTGAGGTCGTCGGCGTAGCGCGTGTAGCGATACGCGACGCCGAGCCGATCGAGCCGTGCGATCAGATCGACGTCGAGAGCGACACCAGCTAGGTTCGCAGCGACGGGACTCGTCGGCAGTCCCTGACGTGCGACGCCGTCGACCGTGACGCGCTCGGCGAGCGCCGGATCTTCACCGGCGGCGCGTAGCGCTGCGGCGATCTGATCGCAACGAACCGAATCGAACCATCCAGACAGATCCATCGAGACGGTCGCAAGCCACGCGCCGATGTGCGCTTCGGCGTTTGTCACGGGACTGCGCCCCGTGACGAATCCGTGCGCTACCTGCGCGACGCCGCGCAGTTCAGCGAGGCGTCGCTCCGCTGCCGCAAGTCGCGGCAGGAGCGCGCGGAGTCGTTTCTTTTCGTCCCGCGTCGGGCATACCACGACGCGGAACGAGCCATTCTTCTTGGGGATCTTCAGCTCACGCATGGATCCCCCTGGATCGCGTGTCGAGGGTTGCAGATGTAGCGAGGAAGGGCGGGGTAGCTTCCGAGCGGAATCCCCAACCCGCAAGACGCCCGATCTCCTCGATTGGGCCCACCTGTGGCCCCGTGGCCCGTCCGTACTCGACGACATCGCGCAAGCCTTCACCCCCGGAGGGGCCGTCCAGCTCGGCGATTCCATCGCGGTCCGTGCCGGTAGCCGCGCTGATCCCGGCGGTACGCCGGGGGCTCGGCGAGCCCGAGCCGATCCTGGCCTGTTGGCCGGGTGTCGAGAGGGAGTGACTCCCGCTATGTGATGCGCGGCAGGTCACTCCCCCTCCCGCACGACGACGCGCGCCTGCACGTCGTAGTACTCGGGCGCAAGGACGCGCTCCTGCGCGCGGCCGAGCGCCTGCTCGATCGGCGCGGAGATCTCGACGCACGAGGCCCCCGCGCCACACTCGACGGCCACGGTGCCCTGCGCGTCGACGCGCAGGACCGCACCGTCGGGATGGTAGATGCGGAGCGCGCCGTCCGCGCGCTCGCAGTACCATCCTTGCGCCTGGGCGGCGCGATACGCGACCTCGATCGCGTACTCCTCGCGGAGACGATCGAGGTCGGAAGCGCGCCCCCACGCGCCGTTGTAGTCATCGTAGGCGACCTGGTCGCCTGCGATGACGATCGGGTACCGCCAGTTGGGCAGCTGGATCGCGTACCCGGTGACGGGACCCTGATAGAGCTGGTGGGTCCCGTGGCCGAGCACGCGGGCACCCAGGCGCTCGGCCGCCGCTTTCAGCGCGTCGAGATCGCGGATCTCGACGCGCACAGTCACTGTGTGACTCATGACATCACCTCCTCCCGCGCGTCCCGCGCGCGGACGCGGATCACGCGCTGTGCGGCTTGGATCAGCGGTACGACGTCTCGCGACGTCTCGCCGTCGCGCCGGATTTCCCGGGCTTGCGCCCGGGCAGTCTCGACGATCTGCTCGACCTGCGCGGCGAGATCCGCCGGCAGGATCGCGACAAGGCCACGAGCGCGCGTCGCAGCCTCGCGGATCTGCGCGACGTCGCCCCGATCCGCCGCGCCCTGGAGATCGCCCAGGACGCTGCCCAGCTCTTGGGCGATTGCGCGAACCGTCTCGGCGGCCGATCCGTCGACCCGTCCGCACAGGACGCCCAGTTCGACGCGCGCGTGGCGCGCCTGACGGTTGTGCTCGTCGACGAGGCGGCGGGCCTCGTCGATTGCCTGGCGCAGCTCGGCCTCGTGCCTCAGTGGACACACGAGGCCGAACCGCGTTGGCACGCACACGCGGCGAATGAGATATCCCGCCGCGCTGCGCACGGACGACGCAGCCGCGAGTTCCGCCGCGTCGGTCACGATCTTGGTCGTCTCCCACCGGGAGACGACCCGCTGGCCGTCGACGATCTGATCGCCGCCGAGATCGCGGCGTTGATAGGTCACCCCGCCGTGCAGGCGGGTGTGCAGGGACACGAGGATCCCGTCAGGTACGCGACCGATCATGGCATCACCTCACTTTCGTTTGCCGCCGCCGCCGCGAGGCGGCGCTCGATCCAAGCGATCTCCGCTTGGATCACGTCCGCGCGGCGCTCGCCGCGCGCGATCACTTCTCCGGTCGCGCGATAGCGCGCGACCCACTCCTGCGCGAGCGCGTCGTACTCGACATCGCTCGCCCGTTCGATCTCCACGCGCCCGAGCGCGTGGAGAATGGGCATCCAGCGGTCGTCGTGGACGACCGCCAGCCGCTCGCCGTGGACGACCGCGCGCCGACTCACGGCACACCTCCAGCGCGGATGCGCCGCGCGGTCGGCGTCGCGGACTCGACGTCGACACCGCCAGCGGCGCGGAACCGATCGCGCGCCCACTCGCGCAGCCGCGCGATCTCCTCGGCGCGGGATCGGGACAGCGGCACGATCCCGCGCGCTGCTGCTTCGATCGTCGCGGCGTCGATCTGCCGCCGCGAGCGCCGGGCGGCCGAACGGACCAGCGCCTCGATCTCGGCACCGGTCCACCTGTCGCTGACCGACGCGATCACGTCGGCCAGCGGCGCGATGTCGATCCCCTGCGCCGCGTAGCGTCGCAGGTGGACCAGCGCGATCTCCCGGCGCTCGCTCGGCGTCGGGAGATCGACGAAGAACGCCGCGTCGAAGCGGCCCGCCCGGAGCAACTCGGGCGGTAGACCGTCGACCTCGTTTGCCGTGGCCACTGTGGTCACGGCCGACCGGTGCTCCTGGAGCCAGGTCAGTAGGTGCCCGACCAGGCCGAGGGTGACGCCGGAGTCGGTCGCCGCCGACGACCTGTATCCCCCGACGGCCTTTTCCAGTTCGTCGATCCACAGGACTGCCGGCGCGATGGCCTCGACCGTCGCGAGTGCGTCGCGGATGCGACGCTCGGACTCGCCGACCAGCGAGCCCTTGGTCGCCGCGAGATCCAGCCGGATCACCGGGCGGCGCAGCGCCGCTCCGAGCGCACGCGCGGCCAGCGACTTGCCGGTGCCGGGCACGCCGGCCAGCAGGATCCCCCGGATCGCGAGATCCGGATCTTGCGCGGCGGGGATCGCCTCGTCGGCGATCCACCGGCGCAGGTGTGCCAGGCCGCCGACGTCGCCCAGCGTGGCCGCCGGGGCGACCTCCAGGCACCCGCTCGCGCGGATGCGCGCGAGCTTTTCGCGCTCGATCGTCGTGCGATCGAGCGCGCCGTGTTCGGCGATGGCCAGAGCCATCGCTCCCTCGGCCTCGCCGAGCGTAAGGCCGGCCGCCGCGTCGAGCGCGGCGGTAAGAACGTCCTCGGCCGGCGAAGGCAGCCCGGCCGAGGACAAGCAGATCTCGGCGGCGCGCGTAAGTTGCGCGCGCGTGGGCAGTGCCCACGAGAGGACGGGGATTTCCCGCGCCAACTCCGGCGGGAGATCCCAACGCGGGGCGACGAGGACGACGTACGCCCCCATTGCGCGAATGCGCGGGAGTGCGTCCCGCAGCGGGCGGTAGCCCGCCGGAGCACGGGCGATGTGCTGGTAGTCGCAGGCCACCAGCACACCGTCGCGCTCACCGGCGATCCAGGTCCAGGCGTCCGGATAGGACGCCCGGGCCTCGACGGCCCGGGTGCGGAGGTCAAGCAGGCCCCCGACCGCTGCGATGCGGCGGACGGGACCTGCGACGGCCCCAAGGAGCGCGGCGGTCAGCCGCTCCTCCTCGGGGGTTTCGACCGCGACGCAGGCGTAGCCCGCGTCGCGGCGGCGTAGGATCTCTTGCACGGTTGTTCTCCTTTCGGGCCGTCGGCGAGTTTGCCGACGGCGATTGCTACGTTGACGGTAAGCGATCTCGATTATTCAAGTGTCAACCTCCTGCCATCGAAGAGTAAAATCACACCTCGCACAGCGCGACGCCGTCGCCGCGCCACACGACCCGACGCACCCGCTCCGTCGACGCCGAGCCGTCGCGCCGGGTCGCGCGGACGGTGTCTCCCGGCTGTGGATCACCATCGATCCGCAGCCCCCACGCGCCCGATCGCAGGCGCGCCCAGGTGCCGCGCCACTGCCGGGGCGCGGCCGGGGCCGGAGCCGGAGCCGGGGCTGGGGCCGGGGCCGGGGTCGGGGCCGGGGCCGGGGCCGGGGCCGGTGCCGGGGCCGGAGCCGGGGCTGGGGCCGGGGCTGGGGCCGGAGCCGGGGCCGGGGCCGAAGCCGGGGCCGGGGCCGGAGCCGGGGCCGGAGCCGCCAGGAGCGCACGCGCCAGCTCGACGACCTCGGTCGGGAGCTGGCGATGGTACTTGATCGCCAGCCTTGCGGCGAGGTAGGCCTCGCCGTCCGTGTAGGGCCGCGTGAGCGCGGCGAGCCGGTGGCCGATCGCGACGTCGACGCGGCCGAAGCCCGCGCCGTCGTGCAGGACGGCACCATCGCACCACCGGGCCAGGGTGCGCATCGCGCCCGCGAGCGTGGCGCGCTGCTCGTCCGTCGCGGCGGGGTACCGCCGCGCCGGACGCGCCGGGCGATCCTGGACGGTCGGCGCTTCGACCGCCGTCGCGCGGTCGAGGACGGAATCCGAAATCTCCTGCTTTTCCAGCAGGATGCGCGCCATGCGCGCATCCAACGACCCATCGAACACTAGGTGCTGGACGAGCACCGACGACGTCTGGCCAATTCGGTGGCACCGGTCCTCGGCTTGGGTCACATCCGCCGGGACCCAGGCCAGTTCGGCCATGACCACCGTCGACGCCGCCGTCAAGGTCAACCCGACGCCGGCCGCGGCGATCGACCCGACGAAAACGCGAGTGTTTTCGTCGGTTTGGAACTTATCGACCGCCGCCTGGCGATCGGCGGCGGACGTCTCGCCGGTCAGCACGACGACGCCGTGCCCAGCCGCGCGGAGTCCTGCCGAGATCTCCGCGATCACGTCGTGGTGGTGGGCAAATACCACGACTTTATTGGTGTTTTCGAGCACGTCGCAGACGTGCTCGACGACGTGCGGGACCTTGGCCAGCGCCACGCGGTGGCGCTGGGCCGAGATCTCGCCGAACGCGACGCGGTGCGCCGCGCGCAGCCGCGCGACGGCGGCTGCGTAGGCCTCGGCGTCGCCCGAGGCCTCGGCGATCTCGGCGTCGGCCTCGGCCTCGGCGACGGTGGCCTCGACACGCGCGTAGGCATCGGCCTCGGCGCGGACCGCCGCAGCTGCGCCGTTCGGGGCTAGCTCGACGATCTGCCGCCGCTTGGGCGGCAGATCGGTGAGCACGTCGGCTTTCAGCCGACGCACCATGCACGTCGACCGAAGGATCTCCTGCAATTCCGCGAGGTTAGTGGCACCGTCGAAGTGCCAAACCTCGCGCCCTCCGGGGATGCGCTCCTTGTGCGCGCCGCAGTAGCGGCGCGCAAAGTGCATGAAATTGTTGAACTTTTCTGGAGCGAGTACCCGCAAGAGCGGGTACAGCTCGACAGGGCGGTTGAGCACCGGGGTGCCCGTCAAAAAGACTAGCTTTTTCGCCCGGTTAACGAGCCCGGGCTCCCCGAGCTCGCCGCGCCGCCCCTCGCGCCCCAAGAGCGCGACCGTCTGCTGCGCCTTGGGGTTTTTGACGCGGTGCGCCTCGTCGGCGACGACGAGGTCCCACTCCCGCGCCATCAGCGCGGCGTGGCACGCGGGCCGCCGCGCCCGCTCGTACCCGACGATCAGGATGTCCGCGTCGGGGAGGACGTCTTCTTCGACGACCGCGACGCGGAGCGTCGCGGCGGGGCCGGTGAGCCACCGCTGGGCCTCGCGAGCCCAGTTGATCCGGAGGCTCGCGGGGCAGATGATCAGCGCGTTTTTGGCCTCGCCCCGCGAGGCTAAAACGTTAATGATTCCAAGAGCCTGGACGGTCTTGCCCAGGCCCATTTCGTCGGCGATTAGGGTCGCGGGCCGCCCGGCGGCGTACGCGATCCCGGCCCGCTGATAGCCTAGGTACGCCCGGCCCTCGGGGGCCGGGATCTCGATCTCTGCGTCGGTCGCGTGCGAGGCCGCGACCGTCGCGACGTGCGCGGCGAGCGCCGCGCGCGCGGCATCGTCCGCGTAGGCGGCGAGCCGCGCCGCGCACTCGGCGCGGTCGGTCCACCACACGCGGTGGTGGAGGCCGGCTGCGCAGGCGGCGCAGCCCGCGCGGCAGTCGCCGCCGTGCCAGCGTAGGCCGGCGGCCTTGGGGGCCGAGCGCTCGTCGTACGAGCACTCGGCCCACCAAACGTTATGGGCATGTCGTAGGATCATGTTGATCTCCTTTCGGTTTTCGGTCCGCCGGGCGCGGTGCCCGGCGGGGAATCGTGCGCCCGGGAGGCGGGGACGGGGACGGTGCTACGGGGACGGTGCTACGGGGACGGCGCCAATCCAGTACTGTCTCGGGTGATCAGGGTGATCAGTCCACCGGACGGTCTGATCGGCGTAGCCGCCGAGCCACTCGACGGCACGGTCGAGCGCGCGTCGCATCTCGGCGCCCCACGCAGTGTCCGTCTCGGCTGCCGCTAGGACAGCGGCCCTGAGGGCGGCCCTAGCGGCGGCCCTAGCGGCGGCCCATGCGACGTCTGCCGCAGCGGTCCATGCGGCGGCCCTAGCGGCGTCCTCCGACGCCGCGAGGGCCGCCGTCTCGGCGGCATAGAGGCGCGCACGCAGCTCGTCGTATTGCGCGAGCGCGCGCCCCAAAACATACATGCGCTCGTCGAGCGAGATGTCCTCGCAGGAGGCGAGATCGCGGAGCGTGATCATGTTGATATCCTTTCGGTTTTCGCCGGGCACCGCGCCCGGCGGGGAATCGTGCGCCCGGGAGGCGGCACCTCCCGTGCCCAGCCGTCGGGTGCCGCGCAGGTGTTCGCATTTTACCAGCATAACCGTCAGACCCTACCCTGATCCTGTTCACTTGTCGAGAGCTTTTTTCCAACTATTTTATAACTTCCGGAAATTCCTAGCATTTTCGCCTCTCGGCTGGAATGATCCGGACCGGTTCGCTCGATAGATTCGGTCTAACTATCGATAAATACAGGGCTTTTGCGCCGGGACCCCAGTCCAAGGGCGGGGCCCTGCCTAACTAGCGGTAAATACCGGGCTTTTCCAGCCGGAGGCCAGCCGGGGCCGGCCAGCCGGGGCCAGCCGGGGCCAGCCGGGGCCAGCCGGGGGCCGGCCAGCCGGGGCCAGCCGGGGCCAGCCGGGGCCAGCCGGGGCCAGCCGGGGCCAGCCGGGGGCCGGCCAGCCGGGGCCAGCCGGGGCCAGCCGGGGGCCGGCCAGCCGGGGCCAGCCGGGGGCCAGCCGGGGCCAGCCGGGGGCCGGCCAGCCGGGGGCCAGCCGGGGCCAGCCGGGGGCCGGCCAGCCGGGGCCAGCCGGGGGCCAGCCCGGGATCTCTACCGTCGACGTCCTGCTCTACCGTCGACGTCCTGCTCTACCGTCGACGTCCTGCTCTACCGTCGACGTCCTGCTACCGTCGACGTCCTGCTCTACCGTCGACGTCCTGCTCTACCGTCGACGTCCTGCTCTACCGTCGACGTCCTGCTCTACCTTCGGCGTACCGCCGGATCCCTTCCGGCATCCGCCGGATCTCTTCCGGCGAGAGTTCCCAGAGCTGTAATTTCGGCGGGAACTCCCAGAGCCACCAACCTGCCCCCATGTCCCGGGCGCGCAACGCACCTTCTGCGCGGAGCGCCTCGTCGGCTTCTTCTTCTGACAGTTCCTCGTCGAAGAATCCAAAATCGTCCGCCGCCCTCTCGATGAGGGCGAGGTGATCGAGGCGATTGAACGCTTCTTCCGCGTCCTCGACGGAGGAGAAGCTGCCTAGGTACACAGTGATCGGCCCCGTGTCCCAAGTCCAAGTCACTGCATAGTACACGCTTTGTAGATCGCGCCGGTGCGGCATTGCTATGGCCTATCCTAGGCCAGGCCGAGGCCCCGTCGCAAGGCATCGCGAGCAGCCGCGCGTGGCAGTCCGTCGAGCTTGCGTGCATCTGCCGTCGGCCAGTCGGAGCCTCTGCTTCTGCTCATAGTCACGACTTCGGCGGCTTGATACGTCGTCGGCGTCCGCCCGGCCTGGGGCAGTCTCGCGGTGCGTACACACCGTATCCCTCGCGAACCCTACGGATTCGGGCGACGCAGCCAGTGTCTTCGTAGAAGTCGGTCGCGACGCGGGACGCCGTCGCGAAGTCTTTCCAGTACACGTCCCAGAGTGGCGGATTGCGCCGGCGCGGCATGGCCCATCCTAGGCCAGGCCGAGGCCCCGTCGCAAGGCGTCACGAGCTGCGGCCGAGAAATTCGGCGCACGAGCGGCCGTGCGTGGCAGTCCGTCGAGCTTGCGTGCGTGAGCTTCGAGCGAGGCATACAGCGCTTCGTCGACGACCACGTGGACATGCCGTAGACGCAGCTTGGAGCGGCGAGGAGATTGCTTCTTGGCAGGCGGCATTGTTGGAATTCTAATCGCGCTTTGTCGCGAACGCGAGAGCCAGCCCTAGCCCGGCAGCGGGATCGAGAGGCGGCACCTCCTGTGTCCCAGCTTGACGGGGCGGCGCGGTCAGTCTTCCGGAAATGCTTTCTTGCAGAGAATACCGACGCTGTAGTCGTACTTCTGCTCCGCTTCAATGCAACGCTGACGGAGAGCCTCTCGCCCAGCACGCTCGGCCGCGAGCGCACGACGGCAGCGGCGCAAATTGCGCTCCAGCTCAGCGATCTGATCCCGCAGTTGTCTGATCGCGTCCCTGTACGCCTGACGGTCTGCACGGGTCGTGAGGGCCGGCATGCACACATCCGCTTCAGCGGAGATGCGCCGGGAGCCCCGATTGTATGCTGCTGCGCTCATGATCTCTTCCTCTTCTTACTGTGGCCTGGTCGCGAACGCGAGAGCCAGCGCGCCAACGGCGAGGACGGCCCCCGCGATGGCGATCTTGGAACCCCACGTCGACGTCGCTGTCGCGCCTAGCCCAGCAGGCACGCCAGGCTGCAGATACATATTCTGATCATACAGCGTGTGGTACCGCGAAGTCCGCGCCTTCGGATAGCGTCGCCCGATTACGCCTTGGTACTGACGGCTCTGATCGTAGTGCATCGGGCGAACGGGAGGTTCGTAGGCGTAGAGATCCGGAAAACCGTAGCGATACGCGGCGAGCATCACATACCTTTCAATCTTCGGTGACGTCCGAGAGCAGGCCCAAGCCGGATGGCGTCGAGCGCTGCTTTCTTCTTGCCAGCTGCAATCGCACCGACGGTCGTCACTCCCAACATGGCAGCCGTGCCGATGACGGCTCTGCCGAGCTTGACACGGGGTTCCTGCACGGCTTGCGGCACGACGTAGGGCAACGTGTCGGGATTGTCGACGGGTGTCTGCGCTGGAGTCTTCCGCGCTTCGTACGCGGAAATCAGCGCGTCGAAATCGCGACTGACGCCATCCAGGTAGCTGGCAATCTCTTTGGAGTACGCTGCCATCAGATCGGGCCGCGTGGGGTGCGCCCACACGTTCGTCACGGCGACGCCGTTTTTCACGTCTGGCGCATCCGTGCGTTTGAGAATGCCAGCGGCGGTCATGGCGTACGCGACGTGGTTTCGCGTGGACGGTCCGACGATCCCGTCGTAGCCCGTCTCCTTGGCGATCGGATCGCGCAGGTTGTCGATCGTGATGCTCATCTCCTCCTGCGTTCCGTCTTCGCGCGCGACGATCCCGCGCAACGCACGACCCTGCAGGCGCGACGTGACGAGATTGATGAATTGGTCGACGGCGCGCTGCATTTCACGAATCGGTGCTCGGCCCGCTTCGCCTGCTTTGTTCAGCTTGCACTGCTGATAGTTCTGCGGCTTGATCTTGCTGCAGTACACGGCACCGTCAGGCGACACGTACACGGCATCGAGGCCTCCAGAAGCGTAGGCGGCAAAGTCGTGTACGAGCTCTCCGAGTCCTCGGGACTGAGTGCGCAGCCGGGCACGCTCCTGGATGGCTTGGATGACGGCAAGCAGCGAGGGTTGGCCGAAACCGTAGAGAGCGAGCATCGCCCCTTGAGCCTATCACAGCCGCGTCTTTGCCCGTCGATAGTGCCGGTAGGCGATGACGCTGCCGGTTGCGATGCCAAAGACAGCCAGCGCGCCGATCGTCCAGCGCATCCAGAGCGGCAACCGGACAGCCGCACACAGCTCGCCGACGCCGGGGAGCTGAGCGTTTGGGGTCCCGCGAACGGTCTTGCACAACGCCTTGGCGTTCGTGCAAGTCGGGCTCGATCGGTCTTGGCGGCACGCCGTGACCGCCTGCTGCACGACCGACATGATCTCGGGTGGAGGCTCGGCGGGCGGCAACGCCAAAGACGCGAGCTGCGCGACGATCGCATCGGCATTCGCAGCGATCACCTCGCGCGAAGCGCTCGTCCACGGAAGTGCGCGCTCGCGCGAGATTCGCTGCACGGCGCTGACCGTGTTCGCACCGATGCGTCCGTCGACGACAAGCCCCGCGCCGTAAGCATTCAGCGTCTGTTGCAGCCGCCGAAACAGCGCGTCGCTGGTCGCGCCGATGCCGTAGCAGATGCTCGCGTTGCAGTTGAAGTCGACACCGAGCTTGAGCGGCACGGCAGCTCCTCAGTAAGGCACGTCGGCCTTGGGTTTGTTCAGCAGCGCGTAGCCGATCCCGCCAATCACGACCACGCCGACGGCACCGCCCGCGATCCAGACCCAGAGCGGGACCTTGGCAGGAGTAGGAGCGATCGAGGCGGAAGGTGCAGTCGTGGTCGGAGGTGCGGTCGTCGGAGCCATCGGAGCGGTGCTCGCGGTCCTAGACGGGATCTGTCCTGCAGCGGCAGCCTGCTGTGGCAGCGGCTGAGCTGTCGGCTGCGTGATGCTCGCGCCTTGGGATGCCGCGGTGCTCACCGGAACTGACGCGGGCGTTGGCTGCGACGTCACGATCGGTGACGGAGGCGCGCCGACACTGCCGAGGAAGTTCTGCAGACCGTACAGAAGAATCTGCGCATTGGCAGCGATTGCTTCCTTGGTCGATCCCGGATCAGGCAGGAGCGCGGCAGTAGCTGCTGCGCGTGCGGCGGCCGTGGTCGCGCTGCCGATGAAGCCGTCGACGACGAGCGGACTGCGAAACGCGGTCAGGCCCATGCGTGCGTACTGGTTCAGCGTCTGTTGCAGCTGCTGAAACAGCGCATGGTTTGCCGCACCGATGCCGTAACAGATGCTCGCGTTGCAGTTGAAGTCCTGTCCCTTGACGAGCAGCCGGCCCGTGGCTCCGAGGCCTGCATGGACACCTTCGACGGTCAGCACGGTCAGTAGCTCCTTTGCGCCCTGCGGCGGTAGAGAACGTAGCCGAGGCCGCCGACAGCGAGCGCCGCGACGAGCCCCAGGCCGATCCATCCCAGCTTGGATTTCGGCTGCGGCAGCGCAGCAGCTGGTAGCATGCCGGGCGGCAGCTCGGCCGTGATCGGTGGTGGTAGCGCGCTCGGTGGGGTAGCGGGCACGCCGGGAGGCCTGACTGGCGTACCGGGAGGCCTAAGCGGTGACGGCTGGCCGGACGCCTTCGCGACGGTTTCTTGGATGTTCGCGAGCCCGGTCAGAAGCTCGACGAGCGTGCGTGCGTTGGCGGCGACCGCCTCTTTCGTCGCGTACGGTGACGGATCGAAGCCGATCTTCTTCAGCGCTGCGAGAGCGGCGAGCGTTTCCCGTCCGATGAAACCGTCCACGCGGATCGGCGCGAACCCGGCCGCGCCCGACAGCGTGTTGAGCTTCATCTGCAACTGCTGAAACAGCGCATCGTTCGCCGCGCCGATGCCGTAGCAGATGCTGACGTTGCAGTTGAAGTCTTGCCCCTTGACGAGAGCAGGCGCGCCGAGGCCGCCGGGGACGAGCGAGAGCGACTGAACGAGCATGCCAAATGTCTATCACGACAGGGGGATTCCGCGTAAGATAGCGTCGACGCACGTGCCGCCCAACGACCTCGCTCGTACTGTCGTCGTACTGTTCACGATCTCGGGCTGTGAAGCTTGTGCTGAATACAAGCCGCGCTTCTGGCGAATCGCGCAGCGATATCGGCACGTCGTGCCGATCTACATGCTCGACGCCAACGACAAAAACCCCGAGGTCCAAAACCTCGCCAACCGCCTCGGAGTCATGCACGTACCGGTCACGTTCGTTCTGCGTCGGCCAACGGGCATGATCCGTGTCGAGGGCGCGGTCCCCGACAGCCAGATCGCGTGGCTACTCGACGTCGCGGCGCGCGAAGCTGTGTTTCGATATCGGTAAAGGAGAAAAAGAGAAAATGATGTACGCCAATCTTCGCGATCCCAACGGTCAGGTGCTCGGTACGGTTGCCGTCGATCCCACGAAGCCGGGTGGAATGCGCGGCGCGCTCGGCGACGCCGTGCAGAAACTGCAAGCCCAAGGACACAACCTGCCGATGGCCCCTCGGCCGCCTCAGCCGGGCATTCTGCCTCCGGGCGCGCACCAGTCGCAGCCCTACCCGCTGTCGCGCCCGTTCCTCGTGGAGCTGCGCTACCGGACCCGCCTGGCCGACGGGCGCATGACGTGGGCGGCGCAGACGATCACGGCTCCTCCTGGGGTGCCGCCGGGCGTCTACTACCTCGCGCCGGGCCGCTAGTTCCGAGCACTCGCGCGCGTGCTCGGAAACCTTCGCGCAGCTCGATAGAGTGCTGCGTAGAACGTGGCGCACGCGATGAAGTCGATCGTGACGATCGCGGCAACTGGCCAAGAACTGGGCAGCATGCTCGCGATGTAAGGCGGCACGTAGAGAGCCATGAGGATCAGCACGCAGATCGCGAAGCTGATCGGGTTACTACGTTCGCGCCAAGCGCGCAAAAAACGAATCAGGATCGGAAGCCACCCGAGAGCGGCGACGAGTGCTGTAAGGGGTACTGCCAACTGCACTTGCGGTCCTGTTCGCGATTACGCAGGACGGGTTCCGTTCACGGCTCGCGCGATGTCGGTGCTCGCGCGGCCAAACTTCTGCTGGTGTCGACGCTGCGCGATTTCGGCAGCCGCGTGGATATGCTGATCGACTTCGACAGCCACGCGCCGAGTACTGTAGCGGGTCCGCCATTGCCACAGCCCCAGCCCGAGCCCTAACACCACGAAGATCGCAACGGACGCAGCGAATGACCACACGGGATTCATGCCTCCTGGGTCTTGTTCTTTTCATCGACGGTGCCAACGGCCAGCGAGGCAGGCTCGGGGACGTCGAGCGTCTTTAGGATCACGGCGTTGACGACCGTGAGCTTCTGCAGTGTCAGGCGGATTTCCCGCAATTCCCGCGTGACGCCCATCATGAGCCACACGGCGAACCCGACGGGAAATCCCCACCGCTCGATGACCGTTTGCAGAAGATCCATTCGCTAGAGCACCTGGGGCATCGTGCGTGCGACGCAGCGCCGGAACTTCGCCAGCGACTGGCCCTTGCACATCTTGGCGGCGTCGGCGAGCTTGCGCTTGTACACCGCGAGATGGCGCGTCGAGGGCTTCTTCCGAGGCGGGCAGCCGGGGCCTTTCTTGCCGCGGAATTCGATCAGCTTGCCGCGCCTCGTCCGGAAGCTGATGGTTCCGACGCGGCAGCTGGCGGTCGTGCGCCCGCGCTTCTTGCCTCCACGCTTCTTGCCTCCGCGCTTCTTGGGGCGCGCACCGAACGAATCACCGAACGAGTCCTCGAACATCTTGTTCTCTCCTTAGCGCTTGACGAACGGGTGGGGGCGCGGCGCGGGGCGTAGCGCTGGACGCTGCGCCGGCTGAAGGTTGGGTACCGTGCGGACGCAGCAGTTCTTGCCAGTCTGCGGCACCTGCCGGACAGGAGCTTTGGGAACACGGCGACCGAACATGGCTTCTAACCTATCACGTAGACGTACTGGCACGCTAGGATGTCAGGCCGATGGCGCAGATCAACCCCCGTACGTTTGCCGATGCCAAGCAGCTCGCCGACGGCGTCTACGAGCTGATCCTGACCAACTGGGGCAACCGTGGCCAGGCGCAGGATCCGGACAACGGGTCGATCAGCTACCCGCCGGTCAAGAACCTGCCTGGGACGTCGACGGCGTTCTTGCCCAAGGGTGCGATTCCGATCGTCCCGTCGAACGGGGACTTCTTGTTGCCGCCGATACCGAGCCTCTCCGGTATCGCAATCGCGCCGCGCAGCGACGTTGACAAGTGCATTCTAAATTTTCCGGCGCTGCCACAGCAGCCCGCTGAGAATACACAGACTGCGGTCGGTCAAGGCGGTACGCTCGACGGTGCCACCGGAAAATCGATCACGATCCCACAAGGCTTCGTGAACTATGGTGGCGAACTGGAGACTGAACAAGAGCTATCCGTCCACGCGCCACTGATCGGTCAGCTAAACGGTCCAATTCTGATCCGCGCTCATTGGACGTCATACTTCGACGATTCATATACTCCAATCGAGCCGGGCGGAACGAGCAAATTCGGTACGCAACTTAACGCCCTGCCGAACAATGCGGGGCCCGGCTTTTTCAAGACGCCCGAGTTACGCTTGCTGCTCTACTTGACGAGCAGCGGCGTGCTACCGCCAAGGGAGCGCGCGCCTTACTACGACGCGGGCGTACTCAAGCCGTTCTATCCCGCTGGGGGCGCACCTCCAATCGTCTACCCATGCATGGGACGCCGAGCGATCCGCGTCAACGCACGCAACTTCAACAATGTTCCCGTGCGGCTTCGCGTCGAAGGCGTATGGCCGAAGGAGCGCGCCAACTTCGGCAGTAGCATCGCCTACATCGGCAACACAACAGAGCTTGAGCTGATCACGATCCCCGCCGCTGGCTCAGGCACGCTCAAAATTGACTATCCCGGAACCCCGTTTCTCACACTAACGGCGCTTGACGGTCCGATCTTCGGGTCGAGCATTCACTACCAAATCGCGATGTTCGACTAGAAACAGATCCCGTACGGCGGATCTGCCGGCGTCATGCCACGCACGCACTGTGGCGTCGCGCTCGGGCAGTCTGCGTCGGTGACGCAGAACTTCCGACAGTTGTGAAACAGTGAAAAACAGTCGAATCCGGGGGCACATTCGCTGTCGCTGACGCAGGCAGCGAGTACCATCTTCGTCCCGGCCATCGCGCAATATGACATGAGCGACGCGCTCTCTTGGTCGTGGTAACACGCCTCGCCCGCACCACAGCCCGTCTGCGCGATCGGATCACAGCATGTCGGACACGGTTTGTATGACGCATCGATAGCACCCGCACCGTCCGACGACGTGCCCATTCCAGCGTCGAGATCCGGATCGCTTGCATCCGGATCGCTTCCGGTGCTCGATCCGCTCTGGGTGCAGCTCGCGAGGCAAAGACTCGCGAGCACGACGACAACACGCATTGCTGGCTTCACAAGTACCTCTCGACTTGTTGTACACGAGATGGACGACGAGCGCAGCACCGTTGTTCACTCGGGCGTTACCCGAGCGATTTCAACGACTTAGAGCTATCAGGGCAGCGGGAACGCACCAGCGTACGTACCCAGAATCCGCCAGCCGGTGCCGTCGGACACGAACAGCGCGCCCGCGTTCTGACCGAGCGTCCGGTTTGCGACAGTCCCATCGATCGGCTGTCCGCCTATCGTGGCGACCGTCACGTTGCCCAGGACGTTGGCGTTCTTGATCCAGTACGCTTTCCCCTTTCGCGTCGTCGCGTCGGGCAGCGTCACGGTGATGGCGGCAGTCGCGAGGATCACCGCTGCAGCGCTATCGACGCCAGCGGTGAAGTTGACAGCAGTCGTGACGACTCCGTAGTGCAGGTACGGCGCGTTGATCAGCTGGTAGCGATCGTCCCATGTCTCGTCGAGCTTCACGGCATGGCCTTTCGGTTAAGAGATTGCGAGCGGGAACGCTTCCGAGGTGCTGACGGACAGAAGCCCACCGGTCGCCGCGCCCACACAGTAGAGTCCCTGCTGCGGAGCTGCAACGAACACCTGCGTCTGCCCGGGAAACAAGCGGAACGTTGCCGTCGACGGCAGGGGCGTCAGGTCCGTGGTCGTTCCCGCGATGAAGATCACGACGGGACCCGCGTTCATGACGAGCACGCGGAGAGGTACCTTGGCCGCCTTGACGATCGTCGTCGGCACCGCCGTTCCGACGGGCTGAACGGTCAGCGTCTCGAAGTGCGAATTCTGCATCAGCGCGTCTCGCTGGGCGGCCCGATGATGTCCAGGTAGCCCTGGAAGCTGACCTCGACGCGGACCAGCGTTACGGGCACGCGCTCGGGTTCGAGGTTCGAATCGAGAATGACGACCGCCGGAAAGTCGGCCGTGTCGACCTGCACCTGGAAGCCTTCGCTGCGCACGATCGTGTAGGGCTCTTCGAGATCCCACGACTGCGTGTTCTGCTGCAGGATCTGATTGACGAGCGTGGCGCTCTTGGTCAGGTTCTCGTTCTTCGAGAAGTCGGTGATGCGCAGACGTACGCGCTTCGCGAGCGTCGTCGGTTGCGGCTCCAGGATCGTCGGTGACGTGAAGCCTGCCGGCGTACCCTTGGCAGTCAAACTGATCCGGATGCGATGGATCTCGAACGGCTTGTCGACGTTGTGCAGGAAGCTGGCTTCCGGGAAGACGATGCCCGAAGCATTTGGGCCAGCGTCCAGATCGGCCGCAAGCGTGTAAGGGATCCTGAACGTGATGTCTTTACCGGCGAAAGCGAGAGGAAGCCTGCCCATCTGCGCGCACTCCTTTGCGGCTACCCTCGCGCAGCTGGCAGATCTCTGCAAGGTCGTTCGTGAATTTTTAGATACGAAGAGTTGTAACTTGTACGAGTGCCTAAACGAATCGTCCAGACGATCCTGCCAACTGACGGTGTGTTCCGCTTCGAGGCTACCGCCCGCGCCGAAGGCGATGGCGGATTGCGCGTTGCCGTTCCAGCAGCGATCGTTCGCGGCCTCGTCCACGTAGGCTGGAGCGGTCGCTGGCTCGACGTGAAGCTCGACGACGCGCGATTTCGTGCCGCCGTTCGTCCGCATCCGACGAGCGTGACGTTCGCATTGCCGCGACGTCATCGCGGCGAGTTGCGCGCAGGTGACCGCGTAACGCTCACGATCGCCGCCGCAAGCGGTCCACGTGCGCCACGGCAAAGGCGGATTCGCGGCGAGCTGCAGCCGGTAGCGGTTCCACTGACACTACCCTGGCTTGTCCCGACACGACGCCCTTAGTATCGTCTCATCGTGGCTCGTGTACACAGTCGCCGTTCACGCCGGCTCGCGCCGCCCAATCGTGTGTGGATCACACGTGCGCTCGACCCGACACGTCGTAGCGACGCCACTGAGCTGTCGGCGCGCGAGCAAGAGCTTACCGCGCCGATCTGCGAGTGCGCCGAGTCATCTTGGACGCCGGTCGCGGTCGGACTTAGCGTCGTTGCACTGATCGGCGTCATGGGTGTTGTCGTGTACTTGCTCGTGCGCCGCAAGGAAGACGGCAACACGGCTGTGCTCGGTGCCGTTGATCCTCGCTACTTGCCGCAAGCGGCGCCGCCGCCGCCACAGGTCTACTCGATCCGCACTGACAACGCGCAGCCGCAAGTCGTGCGTGCCGAGCCCATCGCGCCGTCTCGGGATCAAGACAAAGACAGTACACAAGCCGCGCTCGAACGGATCGAAGCTGGGATCGGTGCGCTCGTGAGCCACGAGCAGGTGCCGTACAGCCAGTCAACGCTGCGCACGTATCGGCTGCCGTGGCTCGCCGACGAAAGCACACCGGCTGTGCGCATCGGAGCGGCCGGAGACGCTTCGATGGAAGCTGTCGTGCGTGTTGTGTCGCCCCCGGGCGCGCTCGCGGCGTTTTCGTTCTCACCCAATGAACTGAACATCCCGCAGACGGTCGTAGCACCTGGGCTCTCCGCTGTACCGGCGGGCGACACGCTCGTGATCCCGGCCGGTCAGCAGCAACAGATTCACATGAACCCCAAGCAAGTGTTGTACGCCAAGGGGAACATGTCGCCGTCGAACCCAACAGGTCCCGTCGTCATATCGATCAGCACCGTTGACAACTACATCGCGCGATAAACCCGCGTGGTAGGCTAACACCGTGGACCCCGCACGGGCACTCGTTACATCGCCGACGATCCGGAACGACTCGCCGCCGGCTGTCGACGATTGGGCAATGGTCGTTCTGATCAAGAACGGCGGCATTCCCGCCGTCGTTTCGATCGCCGGCCCGACGACCGGTGTCACGACGACGCTTCCCGCGTCTGGTGTGCCGACCGTGTTCTTAGCGGCCAACCCGGCGCGACTCGGCGCGACGATCAACAACGACTCGACGAACCGCTTCCTGTACGTCAAGCTCGGGGCTGGTGTCGGCCTGTCGAGCTACTCGGTGCGGCTTGGCCCGCACAGCTACTACGAACTGCCATTTCCCGCGTACACGGGCGTGATCGAGGGTATCTGGGGACCCGGCGTTGGCGGCTTTGTGACGATCACCGAGCTGACGTAAAATAGCCGCATGCCCGTTCAAGCACTGATCCGGAACCTCACGCGCGCACAGGTCGAAAAGGCCGTCGCCGATTCGAAGCAGTCGCTACTGATCCAGGACTACCAGGGGACGATTCTTCTCGTCGTCGATCAGAAAGGCGAGACGCCGAACCCCGCTGCTTGTGCAGCACTGCAGAAGATCGCAGACACCGACGCGGCGATCACGTACGAACTCGCCGCGAAGCTCCAGGCCGAGAAGGGCTAGCTGCGCGGGATCGGTGGGATCCACGACGCGGCGTTCGGCCGCCGCGTGTGGTGCGAGGCTGCTTCGTGCGCCGCTTGCGTCGCGTGGGCGATTTCGACGGCGGCTCCGGTACGGTCTGATCGGGCCGTGCCTCAGCGGTAGCCGGCGTAGGCTGAGGGGGCGCTTCTGCGTTCGCGTTGAAGCGCGCGAGCGCGATGATCTGCTGAACGGTCGCGGCCAGCGGCCTGGGCGGATCCTCGGCGTCGTACCAACCGACGCTCTCCCAAAGCGGATCGTGCGCGACGGGATCGCCGCCTACGTACTGTGTAGCCATCACGAGCGTGATGAAATGCTGCCCAGCCTTGTCGACATACGTCGACACGTACGGCGCGTACTTCGAAACCGAAACGGTGCCGACGTCGAGCCCGGTTGCGACTTTGACGGCGCGCTGGACAGCGCTTTCGTTCGACTCGCCGACTTCGAGGGCAGCTTCCGGGAGCACGTATAGCCCGCTCTTCTTGAGCTTGCCGAGCAGCACTTTGCCTTCGTGGAGCATCAGTGCTGCAACGGCAACGCGCACGACCGGCCGATCCGTCGCGTCGATCTCGCTGATCTTGTAGCTCGACGACTCGACGTCAGCGTCGATCGGATCGGCGGGCCAGTGCGTCGTCGCGTAGTGGACGGCGTGAGATCGATCGGCAAATGTCGCGATCGGTTCCTGGCTATCGGGCGGCGCGAACACGGCATGGACGCGGCGTCCTCCGATCGCCAGCTCGGGAGGTCGCGCGCCCACCGTGATGTAGACGGTCCGATCATCTTGGCCGCGCCCCAAGATCAAGAGCGCATCGTCGTTCAGTTCAGCGCGGCGTTGCGCGTAGGCCTCGGCGAGCATCTGTATCGCCATCGCCGGAAGCTTCTCGGCTGCAACCCGCTCCGGCGTGTCGACAGCGTGTGGACTGATTCGGATGATCGTCTTCACGACGGAAGTGACACTAGCACAGCAGCGGTCTTGTCGTCGGCTAGACCGTGCGTCCAGTGACGCCCCAGAGCATCCAGTCGACGTACATCGTGTTCGACTGCGCCGCAGCGATCGATGCGAAGCGCACGAGCAGGTTCTGCGGGGCGTTGTTGTCAGGGATTGAGATCGCCCTCGCTCGGTCCCGCCTGCTCCGGCCAGCAGGTGGGTCCTTCTCGATCGAGCGTTTCACGCTCGATGTCCGAAAGATCCCACCAGAGACGCGCCATCTCCTGGAGAACCGGATCTTCGAGCGCAGAGCCGGGTGTGTTCTCCGAGCGTATGCGGCGAAGAACGTCTTCGAGTGCGCGATAGCGGCGCATCGGTTCGCTAAGCGGCATAGGCCACCTTCCAGTGGTTCTGCGTGACGGTGGCGCTTGCACCAACGTTAGGAAACGCGAGTACCTGAATGAGGCGCGTGGACACGACAGAAACATACCATCGGTAGACCCGATCGGGTGTGTTGACCGCGCCCGGACAAAAACAACAGCAGCAGCGGGAACCCGAGTTGCGTCTGACCGCTTGGACATTCTACGATCGGCTTGTTCGCCGACGCCGAAGTCTTGGGCGTAGACGGACAGGAGCATCCCATGTCGCTGACGAACGCCTTCACGGTCCTGTACAACTCCTCCGATGTCGAGGTGGGTACCGTATCAAACCCGCTTCGCGTCGATCCGACAGGTACGACCACGCAACCCGTGAGCGGTACCGTAACCGCCAACCAGGGTACCCCGGCTGCCGTCGCCAACGCCTGGCCGATTCTGGTCACGGACGGTACCGACACTGCCGAGGTCGTCAACTCGGCTCCGGGTGCAGGTGCGTTCGGTCTGGTGGTCCGTGTCGCCGGTTCGATCTCGACGACGTTCGCGCAACCGACCACAGGAACGCTCACGACGGTCAACGTGGCGGTCGCGACGACGACGATCCTGGCTGCCAACGCGAACCGGCTCGGTGCGATTCTCTACAACAGCAGCGGCACTACGTTTGTCGCGCTCGGTGCCGGCGCTTCTAGCTCGAACTTCACGGTTCGGCTGACCACCAATTCGTACTATGAAGTCCCGTTCCCGGTGTACACGGGCATCATCACCGGATCGGCCAGTGCGGGTACCAATATCGTTCGTGCGACCGAATTGACGTAAGATAGCGTCCGCGTGCCTGTCGACCTCAACGAAGAACACGTCATCCTCTTCGACTCGTCCGGGGTCGAAGTGGCCGTCCAGGGCGGCGTCGCGATTCCGGCAGGCACGCGCGGTGTCTTACAGGTTGGCTCCGACGGTACGACAGCGCGCTTCGTTACTGTCGATGCGTCCGGACGGCAGATTGCAGTCGGTGCAGCGGCGGCAGGGTCGCCCGTCGCCGGCAACCCTGTGCTCACGGCCGGTTCGGACGGCACCAACGTTCGGACGCACCTGGTCGATGCCGGCGGGCGCGGTGTCGTGGTCGGCGCGGCGGCAGCTGGCGGCGCGCCTGCAGGCAATCCGGTACTCGTCAGTGGATCGGACGGTTCCAGCGTCCGAACACTTCTGACCGATGCCGGCGGTCGGCCGGTCGCGGTAGGCGCAGCAGCTGCGGGATCGGCACCCGTCAGCAATCCAGTATATGTCGGGGGCACGGACGGCGCGGTCATTCGCGGTCAGCTACTCGACACGGCTGGCCGCAACATCGCTGTGGGTGCAGCAGCATCGGGAGCCGCTCCTGCAGGCAACCCTGTCCTCGTCAGTGGTTCGGACGGCACTGCCGTTCGGTCACTTCTGACCGACACGTCGGGTCGACAGATCGCAGTTGGCGCGGCGGCTAGCGGATCTCCTGTATCGGGAGCGCCTGTCCTGGTGAGCGGCAGCGACGGCACCGCCGTGCGAACGCTCCGGACGGACAGCACCGGACAGCTCTACGTACTCGGATCCGTTTCGCAAGGTGACCCGACATGGTCGGCTCTCGCAAACAGCGTCGCGGTCGGCAGTGACAAGTCCATGCTGTCGATCCTGAACGAGACAGGTGGGCCGCTGGTTGTCGTTCGCATACGCGAGGTCTGGGTCATCAACGCGCAGTTTGCAGCCGTCACGGGCATCATCGGCACGTTCGATTTGCTGCGCTTCACGGGGCATTCGGGAGGTACGCTCATCACGTCACAAACCTATGACACAGCGGACACTCTCGCTGCGAACGTGACAGTGCGAACCGGCGCGACCATCACAGGTGAAGCTGCCGTGCCGCTCATGCGCCGACGGTGGTCTACCGACGAGTGGGTAGCGGGAACATTGGACGCGGAGGTCTACCAGGAAGGTGTGCAGGCCAGTAGACCGTTCTGGTCGCGCTCGGATTCATCGATGAAAGCGATCACGCTGCGTACGGGTGAAGGCGTCCACGTAAAATTCACGACGGCTAGCACGGTCGGAACGTTCGACCTGGCCTTCGTCTTTACGGTAACGACAACTTAGGACGTTGTTGGGATCGAGCTGGATGCGATGCGACGTATCACGAGGATCTTCTCGTGTCGTCGGTTTTTGCCGAACGCTGCGATCCACCAAGTCAATACACGTTCGACCCGCGCGCCCACTTCACGCGCGTAGCGCTCGACGTCGGATGGAAGGTCGTAGACCTCGCGGTTATTCCGGATCGCCGCGACGTTCAGAATGACGATCGGGCTCACCGCCAAGGAGCGGTCGACGAGCCGACGAAGGAACTTCTCGGACCACTCCGAATAGCACGAGTATCTTGTCAGGCTTGCGCTGGCAGCCGCACCGTAGTCTTCGCGATCGTAGTACGGTGGACTCGTAAGAACGAGGTCGGCGCAGGGCCATGCGGCGTCGTCTTCGAGAGCCCCTCGCTGTTGATCGACGCGGTCAGCGGCACCGAGCATCCGTGCGAGCGCCCAGTTTCCATCAACGTTGCGTTGCTCGATGTCGCGACCGATGTATCGGACGTTTCTCACACTTGCCAGCGCGCCTAGCAACCGTCCACCGAAGCCGGAGCAGGGATCGAAAACCGACCCGCCGTCGGGTGCGTATACGTCGACCAGCCAGCGGGCCAGCACAGGCGGGAAGTTGAGCGGCGAACGGTGAAGGGCCGTGAGTGCCCGAACGATGCGGCGCGGAGTCACCGGATCGCCGTGACTGAGCTGGAATTGGATCGCACGTCGCAGCGCCTTTGCGTCGGCGAACGCCTCGGCGACGGAGAGTTGGCCTTGGTAGCGAGCTTCGAGCCGGTGCGCGTGTGCAGCCAGACAAGTCACTTGGCCTGCCTGCGAGACGCGGCAGATCTCGTCGTTTTCCGCGCGAACTTCTCCACGCTGAACCTTGGCGACCACGTCTTTCTCTCGGCGTGACCTGACGTCGTCCCAGGGAAAGCCCGAGAGGGCAAGTGACTCGGCAATCTCCTCGATCAACTTCTGTCTTTCAGGTTCCGTCAACGTAGGCCAGCGGGAAGTCGCTGGCTCAGGGGTCCACGCGCGCCGTACACCGACGGGACAGCGACCGAAGCCCTTCGGTGTACCGAGCGCCTCGACCAACGACCAACCGTATTTCAATCGGCGCTTTACGGTCACATAGTCGACGCCCGCACGTTCCGCCCAGTCGGCCAGCGGTCGCTTTTCACCGTGAAGCTCGTAGAGCTTCGTGCTCCGGCGGTTTCGGTTCTGTGCCGTAGGTGTTGCCCAGCGGACGTTGCCCGGCTCGTAGTGGCCGTTGTTGTCGATGCGATCGAGCAAGTAAGCATCCGGCGACGGCGGAAGACCGACATCGTTTCGAAAGTTCTCGAAGGACTCCCGCCAGCGATCACAGACACGTATGCCACGGCCACCGTAGTCCGCGTAACGTTCGTGGCGCGGATCCGTGCAACGAATGATCATCTGCTGCCAGCGGCCGTAGAGATCGTGCTCGTCGACGCTACGTGAAACGGGCGTCGAAACGGCTTCTTCGATCGTCCACTTCCATTTCGAGATGCGCTGGTAAATACGCTCACGTGGGACGCCCGTGCGCTCGGCGATCTCACCGAGCGTCAGCCACGTGCCCCGAAATTGGTAGCGCCGGGTCGTTCGTTGATTTCTAGCCTGCTCTTCTGGCGACGCCCAACGTACGTTGCCGGGTTCGTAGTTGCCTTCGTTGTTCGGCCAGCGGTCGATCGAGTGCCGTCGCGAAGGTCGGCGGCCGACGTCTGCTAGAAAGCGTGTGAAGTCGGATCGCCATTCGTCACAGACCGTGACGCCGCGTGCGCCGTACAGCTCGAAGGCGGCATGGTTGGGATCGTGGCAGCGCGCGATCATTGCCCGCCATGCCCTGTACTCCGGCGTCACTGCACCGTCGCGCGCGTCTCCGTGCTTGGCGTTTGCCTGATTGAACGTGCGTACGATATCGCTGTGGCGACAACCGCACGACGTCGTGGCACCACTGCGGAGACTCGTTGGCGCAACGTGGACGTAAGCGCCGCAGTCGCACTGGCAAGTGATCTGTTTCTGGCCATGGCGCGTGACGACGCCCGTGTACCCCAACGCGATCAGCCGTCCGAACCGCTGGCCCACGAGATCCGCCCACGTCTTCGGCGGCTCTTGCAGCGCTTCGATGGAAGTGAAACGCGCCGTTCTCACGCAGGCGAGAGTTGCCGAAGCCGCCGTCGGCAGTCAACAAGAATGGACTTGCTTTCGTGCTATAAGTACGGGCTGTTTTGGACAAAAACAAAGGCTTGTCGTTTCGACAAGCCTTTGTAAGGATTGGCCTAAACTACCGGCCTAGACTACCGTTCGCTTGATGAGACCGTACTTGTACAGCTTCACGTCGGCGAAGTTGAGCGCGGTCGCGCCGTCGGACGCCGCCTGTGCGATGCGCACGGGAGCCTCCGGCTGGAAGATGCCCTTGAAGCCGAGGTTCTCACGCTCGTGAACGGGGAGCACGAGCGCCACGCGATCACGCGGCGAGGGCATGCCGTTCTGCGCCAGCTCGAACGCGGTGTTCGTCGAGAACACGTTGTAGCCGTGTCCCTGCGGGTAGTCCTGGAGGACGCCCTGCGTGTAGAACTTCGCGTTGTACTCGTACTGGAAGAACGTGACGCGATCCATCTGGAACAGCGTCTGGAGCGTCGGCGGATCGCTCAGTGCGAACGGCGCGATACCAGCACCCGTGCCGGGGATGGTTGCGTTGAAGTCGTCCTTGAGCGTCGGCGCGAGCGGCGAAGTGTCCGGGCCGCGCATCACGCGCACGACCTTGACACCCCAGCCGTAGACGAGCATCTCCCAGTCCTTCGGCAGACCCGAGTCACCGTTGCGGGGGATGTTCGTGTCGACGCGCGTCTGCACACGGGTACCGCCGGGGATCGGCTGGCTGCGACCGGCCGAGAACGCTTCGAGCGGCGTGGTAAGGCCGTTCGAGAACTGCACCGAACCGTACAGCTTGTCGTCGATCCAGTCCGCGAGGGCGATGGTGCTGCCGTCCGGCAGCGTGAGGGTGGTGGTGGATGGCGCTACGCCAACTGCTCCAGCCATGTTCTTTTCCTTTCTTCCTTGTCGAGATGGAAACGGCTCAACGCCGTCTACTTGCGGTCGCGCCGCGAATTCGGCTGCCGACCGGGACCGCCAACCAGCGATCGACGAAACGACTCAGCGCGAAACTGAGTCGCTTCAGCGACTCTGGTCGAGAGCGTTAGTTGTGGCTGCCAAACAGCGTCGCACCGAAGTGCGCACCGATCGCCGACACGTTCGGACCGCCGAGCAGCTTGGTCTGCTGCACGCCCGGGTTGTCGTTCATGCCGTAGTCGCCTGCGCCCACGAGCGTCGGCGGGCCGACCAGCTCCGGACGATCCGCGCCGAATCCAGCGCTGCCGCCCGAGATCGAGCCGGGAACCGGATACGCCGGATCGATCGTCGCGGCACCAAAGCCGGCGCTCGGCACGCTGTAGCCCGGCTCGATCGTGTGGATGCCGAAGCCGCCGCCCGGCTGGATCACACCGGTCGGGTCGATCGTCACGCCTGCCATGCCAGCCGACTTGGACATGAGCGACTGCTCCAGCTGACGCAGACCGCTGGTCACGAGCGCCGTCGCGGCGGCGGCCCAACCCATGCGACGAGTGCCCGGGAACGCCATCATGATGCCGCCTGCCACTGCGCCCGCGAGCAGACCCGTCAGCTCCGAGTACTTGTGGAGCTTCGCGGTCGGATCCTTCGCGAGCGAACGCGCGAGAATGGCAGCGCCCGTGCTGACACCGCCACCGATGACCGCGCCCCACATCGAATCGGCACCGGCCGGATTGCCGAACTCGTCGAGGCCGAACATGTCGACCTCACCCATGCCGTAGTCGGACTCGCCAAGGTTTCCTGCGAGCGCGCCGCTGTTGAACTCGTTGTCCATGATCGTTTCGTCCTTTCCTTTCGTTCTTGTCGTGAAAGCTCGCCTGCGCGCTCAGCGCGGGCAGCGATATGAACCCTTCTTGAACTCCCAACCGGTCCGGCTCTTCTTGCCGGACTTGGTCGTCGCGCCGACGCCGACGTAGCAGAGCTGGATCTCGCAGCCCGTGCGGGGATTCTTCACGGTCTTGCAGTCGCCGACGACCGGTGCCGTACCGGCAAGCGTCTTCTCGCGTGCCTTGCGCTTTTCGCTCATGGATTCCACTCCGTCGATCGTGAAAATGCTCGGCATCGGGATCAGCGCTGCTCCGGACGAGCGTTGACGGTGACACTGCGCGGCCACACCGCTTCGGGATGCGGCCAGCGGCGCTGCGCCATCAATGGACGACTTGCCAGTGGCGCTTTGGCCTGCGCTTGTGCGTAGTGAATCGGCTGGTGACTCGCCGCGTGCATCTGCATGACGGGCTGCGGCACGAACCGACTCGCGAGCTTCGCTTGGAAGTTGCGGCGCGCCCAGACGTTATCGGTGTAGTTGAGCCGCTGGTACGCACGTGCGTAGTCGAAGTACGGAGTCGCCGGCACGTGGCCTGGTTTCGGTAGCGAGGGTTGGCCAAGGCCGCTCTTCCGCTGCTCCGGCCGTGCGGCGACACTCATCTGCGGCGGCGTCGACGGGGCAGTTTCCGTTTTGATGTTTGGGTTCGACGTCGTCACGGACGGTGCCGGACGGACTTCGGGCTCGCCGCGGCTCACGTTGACGATCAAGCGCCGGCCGCCGATCTCGATGGTCGCCGAACCGCTACGCGCCAGTTCCTGCGCCGCCTGCACGACCGTCCCGACGACGCCGCCCATCGGCGGCTGATCGGGACTGACCGTGATCTTCTCGGTGCCCAGGCAGAGAATGCCTTTGCGGCCTTGCGCGAACAGCTGTGCGAGCTGGCCTGCAGCGTAGGCGAGGCTCTCTGGCGAAGGCGCGGGCGATACACCTGGACCCGGCGCGCGCACGCTCGCAATGAAAGGATCGATCGTGTGCCGTGCCATGTCGACCGGCGACACCTGACGGATCCACATCGGTTCGATGACGCCCGTGCGTGTGATCGCATCCGGACGCCAGTGCAGCTGGGCGTGCATCTGGTGGGTCAGGTGGAGCATGGCACTACGGTAGAAGATCGTTCCGCCAACCGCAATATGAATCGCGTGGAATTACGAGTACTTAACTGCATCTTTTCGTGATCATCGTGGTGATCACGAAACGCCGCAATCAGCACGCAGTTCGCGATCGGTGTTAGATTGCAATCGTCGCTGATGAAACCGCGAAAACGCCGTCTCACCGCTACGTTGGGGCAATCGATGACTGCACCTACTGCGCCGCCCGTGAAGCTTCATCCAGCATGGAGTCGGCCCATGGCTCCACGTGACCTTGCCAAGTTCTTGCGCGTGAGCCCAGCGACGCTGCGCCGGCTTGTGCGCAGCGGCGAACTCCCACCGGCAATCTCCGTCGGAGGTAGCCCTCGCTACATGCCTGAAGAGGTCCTCAACCACCTGCGCCGGAAGAAATGACAGAGCCTGTCGTTTACTTTCTGCAGGCCGACACAAGTCACGAGCTGATCAAGATCGGCAAATCGGACGATTTCGCAACGAGATTCATCGGACTGTGCAACGACAACGCCTGCGCTCTGCGAGTCCTCGGCACTGTTGCGTGCGAGACATCGCAGGCGGCACAGGAACTAGAATCGACGCTGCACGATCGCTTCGCGGCATATCGCCACCATGGCAAGTGGTACTACCCGCGCGAGAGGCTCCTTCGATACATCGCCGAGCACGCCAGATCGGCACCGCACAGTACCAACACGCACAAGCTTCTGCTCGACGAGAAAACGCTCGACGAATGGCTCGCCGACGAACCCGTGGAACCGCTTTTGACGATTCGTGAAGTCGCAGAGCTCCTCGGCGTTCGTCCCATCACGATACGCCGGCAGGTCGATCGCAAGCTCTTGCCCTGCGTCCGCGTCGGCGAGAAGCTGATCCGTTTCTCTCGTCGCGATGTCTTGCAGAGTCCATTCGCGATGGCGCTCCAGCAAGCCAAGCTTCGAGCCGGATCGACTCGTTGATCGGTTACGCGGCGCGCCCGAGCCGACCTAGAATGCCTTCGAGGCTCTCGATCGCGGACAGCAGATCGATATAGTCGTTGACTTCGTCTTCGTCCTCCTCGTCGTACACAGCCGCGTTGGCCGCGTCACGTAGCTCGTCGAGGACGTTTTGCAGATTCCTGGGAGAGAAGTCACCGGACGTGAACCGGTAGCAGGGGCTCCATTGTCCACCGTGCCACAGCTTGCACGTCTCGCCGATGTCAGCAATGTCACCGAACCACACGCGAACCGTCCGACCGGTCCTGGAGTCTTCGTAGACCAAGTAGTCATCGACTCGGCGGTACTGAAAGTCGTACTCGGAGCCGGAAAACGACGTCGAATCGACATCGGCACAATCAGCCTCGAATCGAACCTCCCAAAGACCGGTTCCGTGATTCTTGATGTAGTAAGCCGAGAACCCGCGACGATTCAGCTTGGCAGCCGCAGCTTGCGCCGCGAACATGTCGGTGAAGCTGTCCCAGAGCACGCTGCAGTGACGACGACGACGACGACGAGACACTGGATTTTCCTTCGTTAAGCGACGAAATCGCGATGCTTCGCGTGAGGCGCTTCGCGTCCAAACATGTTGCCGGGCAGCGTCGTGTCGAGCGCTACCCAGCGTTGCGGGCCGGTCTTGGGCAAGCCTGCAAGCCCGTAAATGTGCGTCCATTCGCTGTTCTTGCTCGGTGCCGTGATCCGGAACTTTGCCGGGATGCCGTTCAACGCCAGGAGCGTTGCGTTCAGGACGCTGTGGTCATCGCAATCCCCGCCCCCGAACTCGGTTGTCCGCAGAGCGTTCTGGAACAGATCGACACCTTCAACGTCGCCGCCTGGCATCTTCACCGGAGCGACGTCACCCGTGTAGCGAATGTTCTGTTTCGTCCAGTTGTAGATTGCCTCGGCCTCGCAGAGTCCATCGCGCGCTGGACAGTTGGCGCCTTTCACACGAAACCGGCGTCGGCCCACCGTAACGTCGCGGACGCCGTTGCCCGTGATCGCGAGCGCGAGATCGCGCATCTGCGGGTTCTGTACACCTTTCCAGACGAGATCCTGCAAGATCCCGACGCGCTGTTCGATGGGCATCTCGGGATCGTAGTGATGCGTCAAAGTCATGCCGCCTCTGGACACTCGCGCCTGAACGCGCCCAAGCGTCTCGCGCAGCGCCTTGGTTCGACGCTTCGACGCGAGTCCGTAGGCGAGCGCCCCGCCGATGACGACGAGACTGCCAGTGATCATCGTCGCGATGGCAATCTTCTCGAACTTCGTCGTCTTGAATCCGTCAGCGTCTCCAAGTTCAGCGCGGCGGACGAGTGCGTGACTGGGCATGGTCGAAAAATATCACAGTCTTTGATAGCCTGGCCCCATGCTCATTCCTGAACGTCAGATGCCGGGCGCGGCGCTTGGAGACAGCTCGGAGATCGATCGTCTTCGAGAACTTGCTTGCACCATCGGTTCAGCCCCAAGCCACCGCATGCCTGCTGCGATGGGCGCGTACAGCACCTACGGTGCCCGCGCCGCCTGCGGCAGCTTCTCGCCGCAGCAGGAACAGCACACACCGACGATCATGGCCGTGCCGACACTCGGCACGGTGATGCTGCCGTCAGAGCCCGTGACTGCGCCGCCGCTGTCGAAGCTCTCTGCGCTTCGTCAGTCAGTTGTGGCAACCGACGTTGTTCGCACGATGGCGCCGCCACAACCATCGACGGAGCAGCCACCGCCGACCGAGCCGCCCGCCACCTCGAAGTATCCGACAGGATCGATCCAGTGGCGCAGCCGCAAGGATCTCATGTGGCACGTCGCTGCGCCCGCCACGGCAGCCTTCGGCGCTGGCGCACCTTACGTCGAGCGCGACGTGTTGCCTGAAGCTGCACCTGGTGTTCGGATCGTCGACGAGACAGAAGGTCAGAAAGCAACGGGCCAGCTGCCGTTCTACAAGAACTGGAAGTTCTGGGCGGCGGTCGGCGGCGTGGCCGCAGCGGGAACCGGAGCCGTCCTACTGTTCCGTCGTCGGCGCGCCGCGTAAGATGGCTTCATGCTCGTTCCCCTCAACGGAACAACGACAGCAGTTGGCGGTTACGTTGGCGTCAAGGAGCTGCAAAAGCAGCTGCAACGAATCGCCTCCGAGTTCCAGAAGCAGGACGTCGCGCCGGGTACATACGACGGCACGATGACGCTCGGAACGATCATCGCGCTGGCCAACGCTGTACCGATCGTCGGCGATAAGCTGCACGCAGGAATTGGTCAGGCGTTCGATGTCGTTAAGCTGATCAAAGCTCCCGTCGAGAAGCTGCCGTACGGCTCGACGATCATAAACTTCGTCTTGTCGCCGTGGATCATCGACAAGATCTACGAAGCGCTCCTGGGCATCATTCGGATCGCGCCGGGTGGCGGCAAGGTCGCCGGGGCGATCGACAAGGGCGTGGAAACTGCCAAGGCTGCCATCGCGAACGTGGCGGGAGGAATCGCGACCGCGTTGCGCGCCGTGAAGAAGACGTCGAGTGGACTCGGCCAGACGCAGCCCGGCTACTGTTGGATTCCCGCGACGGCGACGATGCCAGGACACTGGGTGCCACAGCGAGCCGGACAGCCGTGTCCGACCCAGACGACGGCGGCACCTCCGCGCGAGTGCTCGGCTGCCAATCCATCTGGTTGCCCGGGAGGCGTCTACGTCCCTTCAGGTTCGCGCGTCCTGCCGCCGCCCTCATCACCTCTGCCAGGCTCGATCGTCGTGCGAGATCGTCGGCCCTGGCCGGTCGGCAAAGAGATCGTGCCGTCGGAGTGGAGCCGAACCCACACGTACGACGGCATCGTGCCGTTTTCCAACTTGGCAAAAAGCGATCAGGACGCCTGGAAGGCGAAGCAAAAGTTCGGGCCGTTCGCCAACATCCAAATTCCCAGCAGCTTCAATTTCGGAGTGTCCGCATCGACGCTCGCACGATTAACGGTCGGACACGGAGCAATCGCATTCAAGACGTTCCAAGGTGCGGATGGCACGCGCATGGGCGCGTTCTGGGATGTCACGACGCAGCGCTTGAAGATCATCCCGGTTCCGAAGCCGTCCTCGTCGAAATATCCATGGGACTTCATGTCCGACGCGGTCAAAGCCACGGCAGATGCCGTTGGCGAAGCTGCAGGTGCGATCGGAGACGCCATCTCTGACATCGCACAGGACACGTGGAACTGGATCAAAGAGAACGCCGACGATGTCTATCGAGCCGTCAAGAAGTACGGTTGCGCGCTCGTGAACAACGACATCGTTGTGGCAGCCGCGGCAGCCGGGGCCAGCATCGTCGCGACGCCCGCTGCCGGCGCTGCTATCACGGGCGGTGCCGCGATTGGCAAGACGGCTTGTGCCGCACTCGACGTCGCCGAACTGCTGTACGCGATCTACAAGTTTTTGACGACGAAGGTCCCACCACCCCCACCGCTGACACCCGAACCGCCCGAGCCGTCGACTGCGCCGCCGTCGACTGCACCGCCACCAAAGCTTGCCCTTCCTGCGACGCCTCCTGTCGTGCCGCTCGCGAAGCCACGCTACCCGTCGGGGTCGATTGCAGCCTACGATCCGAAGCTGCACGCTTACCGAGTCGCGATCCCTGCAGGTTCGTCACTGTCAGACGCGCTCGGTGCCGCTGCACCCTTCGTCGAAGTCGACGTAGTCGCGAGCGCCCCAGAGACTGCAACGGTCATGCCGCTATCTGTGTATCAGCGCCAAACTGGAACGCTGCCGCTGTACAAGAACACGGCGTTTTGGATCGCCGTTGGCGTCGGCGCGCTCGCCGTCGCCGGTACGAGCTACACGGTCTACCGTCGGCGTCGTGATGCGGTTTGACAAGCCAACGGCGCGACGCGTAGCTTTGAGAAGTTCGATCGCAAGGAGCTGACGCGGATGCTCGCTATCCAATTTCAGGATTCGTTGGGTGCGCCTACTTTCCACGGCACCGGTCTTGGTGGCTACGACCCAGCGACGATCAAAGCGCTTCAGAATGCGCTGATAAAAGCTGGCAAGAACGTCAAGGTTAGTGGCGTCATGGATGGTGCCACCGCCGCCGCCATCTACGAGATCATCCGTGATCGAGGCGGCGCTTTCGCAAGCGCGATTGCAGCGCAAGCTTCGCAAACAGTCGCTTCGAGGATTCAGAGCGCATTCAAAGCACTGCAAGACATGGATGCGACGCTCGCCAAGGTTCCGGTTATCTCATTGAGCATTCCGGCTCTGCTACGAGATACGTCGAAGATTTCCTTGATTTCTTCGATAGTCGTCGAGGGCTTGTGCAGTTCGTATGCAAGTAAGCTGTATTCCAATGCCGGACCTGAAAGCGCCCTCTGCGCAAAGGTCAAATCCATTGCGAATACGATCCAGAACGCCATCAATACGTTTTTCAGAGAGTTGAGCGAGGCCGCACCAACGCTTCTGAAAGTCATCGGGATTCTGGTGCCGGGTTCCGTGTCTCCGTCAGATCTTGCGCCTCCGACGACGACGACGCCTCCAACGAAGTACGGCTTGACGGTCATCGGACCGGCCGAGTTCTTTCGGCCTCCGAGTACGCAACCTTTGAAGTATCCGGCAGGATCGATCCAGTGGCGCAGCCGCAAGGATCTCATGTGGCACGTCGCTGTGCCTGTCACAGCGGCGTTTGGTGAGGTGCTCGAAGCTGCAGCACCTTACGTCGAGCGCGACGTGTTGCCTGAAGCTGCACCTGGTGTTCGGATCGTCGACGAGACAGAAGGTCAGAAAGCGACGGGCCGGCTGCCGTTCTACAAGAACTGGAAGTTCTGGGCGGCGGTCGGCGGCGTGGCTGCTCTCGGTGGTGGAAGCTACTTCCTCATTCGCCGCAAACGGAGTGCGTAAATGCTGCAAGCGGTCATGACTCGAAACGGCGTCTCGACGACGTCGACAACATCGACGTTCACGCCGGCACCGCAGCCGATGCCAACTCCGCTGCCCGCGCCACAGCCGATGCCGGCTCCGCTGCCTGCGCCACAGCCGATGCCGACTCCGCTACCCGCGCCACGACCGATGCCGGCTCCGATGCCAGCTGCGCCGCCTTACGTGTGCGTCGCCAGCGTTTGCACGGCTGCATCTCCGGCAGCCGACTTCTCGTTCAAGACACTGCAGACGCTGATCAACTTCGGTATCCGGCGGCTCGTGCAGCTCGGCAAGGCCGCTGCTGCGCCACTGACCGTCGATGGCCGAATCGATCAACGCACACTGAACGCCTACTTGCCGATCGCGCGAGAAGCGGGCGGAAAACTCGCGATCATCGACTTTGTGCCGACGCCCGAATACCTCGCGCGCTACGCCGATGTGCTGGCGTACGAGATCGCGAAGTGGGCCAGGATCACCTGGGTCCCAGCGACGCCGACAGTTCCCGGACACTGGGAACCGCTCCGTGCGGGTCAAGCCGTCACGCTGCCGGTTTACCAACCTCGAACGGCCGCGCCCGTATGTCCTCCGGGAACTGTAGCTACTTCGGCAGGCTGCCTGCCGGTGACGGTGACGCCGACCGGAACGAAGGAACCGACGCCGACCGGAACGAAGGAACCGACGCCGACCGGAACGAAGGAACCGACGCCGACCGGAACGAAGGAACCGACGCCGACCGGAACGAAGGAACCGACGCCGACCGGAACGAAGGAACCGACCAGAACGAAGGAACCGACGCCGACCGGAACGAAGGAACCGACCGGAACGAAGGAACCGACGCCGACCGAACCAACGCCTTCGGATTTCGTACCGGAAGCGTCACCGCCCCCACCCTCGGCACAACCGCTCACTGAGCCCGTCAAAGAGGGACGTTACAAGGGCTGCATTGCCCGATTCAATCGGACGCGCAAGGTGTACTCGATCTACTGTCCTGTCGGATCCGTCGGCGCGCAGCCGGGGCGCGGGCTCGGCGAGCACAGCGAGTACTTTCGCTGCCTGCAGGAGAGTTGCATCGGACTCGGAGAATCCGATGTCACGCCCCCACCGCCATCGGGCTACGTGAAGGCGGCCGAGGTCACGACGTTGCCGGGAGCCGGTGAAGTGCCTGGCGGTGAAGAGCGCGACAAGTTCTTTCGGTGGAAGAACCCACTCATGTGGGCGGCGATCGTTGGTACGGTCGCTGTCGCGGGCGGCGGCTACGTGCTGTACCGTCGCCGTCGGAGAGCCGACAGGTGAAGACCTTTACGCGATCCGTGCGAGACGTGGCCCGTGTTGGCGTCGCGCCATCGACAACGACCATGCGCATCACAGCAAATCCGAATCCGACCGCTCACAGGAGGTGGTACGTGCCCTACACGACGATCGAAGATCTCCGTTCGCCAGTCGCTGGACTTGGCATCGTCAACGAATCCGACGCTTGGCTGACGGGCCGTCCCTACGGCTTGCCCGGCACGGCAGCGATCACGATCACACGAGATCCGCGTAGTGGACACTACGACGCCTCGCTGCGCGGCGCGGAGACGGACAGTACGCTCGTTTTCCAGCTGCAAGCTCTCGTCGAGCAGCAGAAAGCGCAGGAGTATCAACTGCGCCGGATCGCGTTCTGGCAGGCACTTGGTACCAGCGTCCTGCTCGGTGCCGTCGCACTGAACGTCCTTTCGGCCTTGCGAGGTCGCTAATGTACGTCAACGAAATCCAGCGGACAATCAATGGCTGGGGACAGCCGAGCCAAACGACACAGCAGTCGTTTCGCTACCACGACGAAGCGATCCGTCTCGCGCAGTCGAAGTTTGCGTCGTCGCCAAGCGCCGAGTTCGTACTGGTGACGTTCGAGGCATTCGGACGCAACCCTACCGTGACTGCGTTCGGAAACTCGACGCTGGCCAACGAGGCCTACAATGACGTCATCGACGCGCCTGGAGCGCGCGTGTACGCGGCGATCATCGATCGCAGTGGCGGCGTCTGGAACGAATGGTTCGGCGCGACCACGCAGGTCTTCGAGAGCTGGTTCACCAAAGAGAAACTGAAGACGCTCGCGCCCTGGATCCTCGGCGGCGCGGCGATCATTGCCGGCGCGATCATTTACGCTCGCCGAAAACGCTCCGATCGCACTCCTCAATCGGTACACTGGGCCTACCATCGATGATGAGCATCATTCCCTACGGCCACTGGCAGCCCCAGGCGCTCGGCGACGTGCCCAACGATTTCGAGGCGTCGGTTGATCTGCAGTACATTCCTGTCCGACAGGGCTGGTACTACGGGACGCCCATCGACGGACGAGGCTACCCCGGTTCGGGCCTCGGCGACGCCGCGTCAGACTCCGTACAGCAGCTCGCGAAGGCAACCAAGTTCCAGACGATCCTGCAAGTGATCTCGACGCTGTCGATCGCAACCATGGCGAGCCTCGCCGTTGCACGAGCGATCCAAACACGCCACGGCGGCCGAACCGGTCCTTTTCTCGGCAAGGAGTAGCTCCATGGCACGCAAACGTCGTCGTAAGATGCATGGGACCTTCTGCGAGGAGTCGATCGCGCCCAAGAGTCGGTTCGATCCGCGCAGCTTTCGTTGGACGCGCAGCGGACGTGCCTGGGTCCTGATCGGCTGTCCGAAGGGTCAGTGGGATCCGAATGGCTACGTGACCGTTCGGGGCGAGCGCAAGAAGGGCCGCTGCAAGGTCGGTACGCGCGCACATAAGCTGCTCGCGCCGGTCGCCAACGCACGTTGCCCGACCGGCACCAAGCGCGTCACCAAGTAGCCTGTGCCGCGAACGCTTGGTAATCCTCGGCTCGACGTGAGCTTGGTCGCGCCACGGCTGTTTGTCGGGGCGCGCCCATTGCCCGGCCGCTATCGCTGGTTCAACACGATCGTGCTCTGCGCCAAGGAATACCAGCCGCCGAGCTACGCATTCCCCGGCCTGACCGTGCTTCGGGTTCCACTCGTCGACGATCCGTGGCGACCTCTGCCGCAAGTCGACCGAGCGTTGACCGTCGCCACGGCACGGACCGTTGCTCGATACCTAGCCAACGGCGCTCGTGTGCTGGTGACTTGTTGGGCGGGAATCAACCGGTCGGCGCTCGTCGCCGCCGTCGCGATGCGGATTGCGTTCGACATGAGCGCCGACGAAGCGATCTCGCAGATCCGCGAGACGCGCTCGCCGCACGCGCTCTCGAACCCTCAGTTCGAGAAGTTTATCCGGCGTCTCCGGCTGTGACCTCGACGCGGCGGGCGCAGTCGAGCGTACGCTAGCGCGTGCGACCGTTTGAGCCGACGTGGCGACTGGCGCTCGACCGCCGTGTACGCGATCAGAAACAGCGACACGAACGTCGAGCTGAGCAGCGCTCCCGTGACGAGCCGGCGATCCCGAACGCCAGCGAGCGCGAGGCCCGGCATGATCAGCGCCGATCGCAACAGCCAATGTCCTAAGACCTTGGGAACTGCACCTGGCTTGCCGTCGAACAGTTCACATACGGATGCAGAAGAGGGAGCGGTCGGACAGCCTGCAGACACCGTCGAACTATATCATGCTATTTCACGGGTTTGCGAGTACTGACTGGTGACGGCTTGTTGTAAATTCGGAATAGTGAAGCGCCCGTTTGCCGTGAACGCCGCATGCGTCGACGCGCAAACCTTCAACGACGCGGTCAAGGGTTTGCGTTTGTACTTCCAGCGTTACGGACTCGAAGCCGACGAGCTGCCGTTCGTAGCCGCCCGCTACGAGTTCGTCTTGCGCCGTGTCCGGCCGTCCTTGAGTGAGATCATCTACGAGTGGCAGGTCGTTCCGCTCGGCGGCCAAGTGGAACGGGATGAGTACACGGGCGAGCCCAAAGCGAAACGCTTCCCGACACCGCGTGTGGATGTGGTCGAGGTCGTGCCGAACGACCCGCGCCTTGCCTACCGCGGGATGGCCTGGGAGGAGTGGCAGTTCATCCGTGAGAAGGGCTACATTGAGTCTTCCGGGTCATACAATCTAGATCAGCCGGGCTTGACCTTCTGCGGCGATGCCGCGATGGCCGAACACTACGCTTCCAGCTTCGCCCCGCTGGCTTACAAGCCCGCGTGGCGACGGCCAGGTGTCGTGATCGCGATTCCACGCGGGTTGGTCCTCCACCACGACGACGTACCCGACAAGATCCCGCCTGGCGAGTGCGCCGTGCGCGGGCGCCTGCCTGCGGATGTGATCGTTGCGGTCTGGTATCTGATCCCGACGCGGATCCGCTTCGGCCGTATCGAAGTCGTCGAGGTTCGCGGTCGCGGGATTCGTGAGGGCTCGCGTTCGAGTCCTTCCGTCAGCTACGTCGTGCTCCCCGCTGCACAGCCGAGGCCCCAGCGTTGAAATCAAACTCGGCTGCCTTCGTCGAGGCCTTCGTCGAGGTCTTCGTCGCCCTCTTCCGGATCGACCTGTTCGACTTCTTCGGTCAGGATGCGCACGCACTCGGCTTTGAACTCTGCCGGAGCGTTGGGGAGCATCACATCGATGAAATCGGCCCAGCGCTCCTGTTGGAAGAGCACGAACGCCGGAACGACGATTTGGTTTGCGACGATGTAGTCGACGCCTTTCAAGATCGCGTCGACGGCGCTGTCCGGTGTGAGTTTGCCGTCAGCTACACCCTGGCGAAGGTGTAGAACACTTTCGAGTGCGACACCGAACAGTTCTTCATCGCTCGGCGCGGCAGACTTCGTCGCTTTGCCGTTGCGACCGTTGCGACCGTTGCGTGTCGCTGAAGCTTCCGGCGACGACGCCGTAGCTGTCGGAGACGACGCCGAGGCCGCCGCCGGAGCTGCCGCCGCCGGAGCTGCCGCCGCCGGAGCTGCCGCCGCCGGAGCTGCCGCCGCCGGAGCTGCCGGCGACGACGATGCCGTAGCCGACGACTCAGTCGACATCGGTGCGACAGGCGGTGGCGGCTGCCAACCTGCCAGTCCTTGCCGGCCGGCGGCGAGCGCCTGTGCACGCAGCGCAGCCTCGGCCTGGATGCGCGTCTGGTCGCGCTGCGCCTCAGCCTGCTTGATCTTGGCCTCGCTGATCACCTGATCACGCTTGACGGCTAGAAACCGCTCGGCGACTTCGCTCGCACGCCCGATCCCTTCTTGGATCAACCGCGCCGCTGGAGGATCGCTCCCACCACCGGACATGTTCATGATGGTTTCGGCGGCGCTCTTGTAGAGATTGCCGATTTCACCAACCGACTGGATGATCCCCCGAACGACGCCGTCCGTGCTCGCCGAGCTATCCTTCATGATCTGCGCGAGCTGGGTGGGCGGCACCATGAACTGCGCCATGCGGTTCGTGGCTTCGGCCTGCATGCGCGCGAGTTCGCGCATGTTCTCGGCGCTGGTGCGCGCGTTCTCCTTCATCACTTCCACGATGGGATCCTGACGACCCAACGTAGCTTGCTGGATCTGCTCGATACGACGCTCGGCGGCCTCGCGCGCCTCTTTCAGTTCGCGTTGGAGCATCTCGTCGCGGCGCTGTTGCTCGAAGCGCTCGCGCTCGCGCTCGCGTTCGAGCCGCTCCATTTCCAGGCGGCGCTCCTGTTCCAGACGCTGACGCTCGAACTCGCGCGCCTGGCGCTCCTGCTCTTCGCGGAGCCGTCGAATCTCTTCGGACTCGCCCTTGGGCGTCTCGACGAGACGTGCGATTTCGGCGCGCAGCTGGAGCATCGCCTGCTCGTGCTGCTGCCTGATCGCGAGCAGCTGCTGCTGCATCAGCTCGCGCATGGCGTTCTCGCGCTCTTCGCGCAGACGCCGCACTTCGTCGTCTTCGGTCTTGTTGCGCATCTCGCTGAGACGGCGGATCTCCTCACGCATCGTCGCGAGCGCTTGTTCGTGGGCGAGCTGCTGGCGTTCGAGTTGCTGCTTGTACTCCAGCTCCTTGCGCTCGATTTCGGCTTGCTGCAGCCGTCGCTCCAGTTCGCGCTTCTCCTTGTCGTCATCGGCAACCGATCGAGCGCGACGCCAGCTGCGATCGTCATCGTCGAAGCCGCCGAAGCCGCCGAAGCGGGTGCGGTGTGGCGTCGGCGAGGCGTTCCACATCGGATCGTAGTAGCCCCAGGGGGGGTTCATGTAGGGTGCCATGACAGGTGCGTGAGGTGCAGTCGGAGTCGTCGCAACGGGCGGAACGGCAGCCGGAACAGGGGCAGGAGCCGCTGCTGGAGGCGTAGGCGTAGCCGATATCGGGGGCAACACCGGACCTGAATGAGGCGGGTTACCGTAGCCGAGCTGAGCGCCACTTGGCGGCCAGCCGGAGACGGGGTTAGCACCCAGCGGCTGAGCAGCTGGCGGAACGACAGCGGGGCCACCCACCTGTTGAGCGTTCACGGCGGCAGTTACGAGCGCGGCCTCGGCTGTGTTGGGCGGGACCCGCTCCGGGTAAATTCGCGGATCCCACACAGTTTGCCAGCGCATGACGTCTCCCTTGGCGTCCGTGATGATGAACTCGTAGTACCCGCCCCCAGCCCATTTGGTGAGAACGAAGTTCTCCAGCTGGAGCACTTCGTCGCGGGTCCAGTTTGTACCGGGAGGTGAATCTCCCTTAGGGGGAAGCTCGATAGGCTGCCGGACGTTGCCGCGAATCTTCTCGACCCTGCACGTCAGGGGCTCATGCATGTTCATGAGCTTGGCTTGGTCGAAACGCTGTTCGTCTTTTTTGGGTGGGGCCATTGTGCTTCGCTCGGTTTTGGTTAATCCGCGCCCGATAGCAAGTCAATGTTCTGGGTGCGGTCTTTTCTATTTTCGTGCAGATCGTCAATTGACGATGTGCGCGGCAGATCGTACGACTCATGGTCGTGAGTTCATCGATTTTGGCCCCAGAACGAACCTTCACGCGGGCGCGGCGGTGCGCTAACTGCACTGCTTTCGAGACGGGAGCCATGGCACACCAACAATGGGCCATTCACCGCAAAGCGAGGCAGAACGACTACTTACGGACGTTGCCGGTCGGTCGTCTCGGGGACATGGAACGACCCGATTGGTCGCCGAGCGAACTGAAGGATAGTCGCCTGCAGCAGCTCATGATGATGGACCGCATGATCGCAGACGGTGTGGCGGGGCTGTGCATGAAAGGCGCTCGGCCCAATGCCGCAGGCGGCCCTGAAGGCGACTTCGTCCATGCCGAGTTCCTCTGCGATCGGTGGGTCGGGCGGGACGGCCACGCGGAAGCGACGCGGGGCTTCAACGATCGGCTCAACGAGGAGCTGCACGAGATCGCCGAAGATCGCGCCAAGAAAGCGTAGGTCGACGTGTCGACGTTGCTTCTGTACGCGCTTCTGACGACGGCGGCCTACTACCTCGCCTATCGCGCGATGATCACGCAGTTTCTGTGGCGGCGCTACCCGCCCTGGTTGGACTACTACCTCGGGTGCGCTGCCTGTTCGGGGTTTCTCTACGGCGGCGTTTGCGCACTCGCGATCGGCTGGACTCAGGATCTGCCATTCCTGGGACTGGAAGGTCGCTCATGGCTCACTCCTATCGTCAGCGGGCTCGGGTCCATGATCTGGACGCCGATTCTAGCGGACTTGCACATCCGAGCGCTGCTCCAACTGGGAGTAGCCGACCGGCGTGCCCAACCCGAACCGGAGGTCGGCAGTGGCCAAACGTCGTGATGACCAAGCTCCCTACTGGCGGCAACTGCGCACGGCCGAACGTAGCATCATTGAATACGCACTCGGACACGGAAGATCGGTCATCAACACTGCAAATCTTCTAGGAGTTTCTCCCAACTACCTCCGTTTACGTATTCAGCGACTCGGGATTCCGCTTCCGACACGTCCCGGATTGAGGCCCGGCCCCAAGCCGGGGTTCCGACTGAAAAAGACGGAGTCGACGGAAGCTCTCGAAGCAGACAACGGAGTTGCCGAGGAAGCGTGGGAGGAAACCGAAGCGCTCGACGAGCACAACGAAGAGGCAGAGGAGGAGTGGGAAGCGAGCGAAGACGACGACGCTGACGAGTGGAACGAAGACGACGACGACGACGACGACGACGAGTGGGACGAAGAATTCGACGACGGCGACAGCGACGACAGCGACGACGACGGCAGCGACAACGACGACGACGACGACGACGACGACGACAACGACGACGACGACAGCGGCGACGACAGCAGCGGCGACGACAGCGACGACAACGACGACGACGCCCCGAAAAATGCGAAAACCGAAGCCGAAAGCGGTCCTACGACGACGGACTGAACACGCAGGATCGTTACGGGACCGATCGGCGACGACGCGACGTCCGATCACCGGACTTCTCGGACCGCGACAGACCGTTGTGCTCATGATCGACCCACCCATGCGCTCCGGCGAGCAACCAGTCGCGTTGACGCCGAACGCCGGGGACATTCTTTTGCTCGACGCGAGCCTCGATCGCGTGGCGGTGCAGAACCAGACCGATCGCGTGGTTGCTTACTTGGTACTGGTTGCTCCGAGTACGCTTGTCAAAGCTGCGACGGTACCGTGGAAACAGATCGCGAGCGACATCGGACAAGCCGTGCGGGAGAGCGGTGTGCTGCAGCGCTTGGCGCGCTTACTGCGTTGACTTATCATCCATCCATGGGCGCAATCACAGATCTCTGGAAATCAGAACGTGGAC